GTACGAGGTGCGGGATGTCCTGCCCGAGACGTGGCGGCAGGACGTTGCCGGCGATGGCTTCAGTGTCCTGGACTTCTGCGAGTCGTGCTTCCGTGATCTGGACAAACTGGAGCAGGAGGGCTGAGCGATGGACTGGGGAGAACGGTGTGCGTGGCTCCAGCAGCAGGTTGCCGACCGTGACCGCTGGATCGCAATCGACAGGTCGATCATCGCCCAGCGTGACGCCAGGATTGCTGAGTTAGCAGCCGAGAACGAGCGCCTCTCGGCCTGGGTCATCCGGGCTTACCCCTTCATCCAGGCGGCACCCTGCCGCTGCGGCGCTGCCGACGAGTGCACCGCTCACTCCCTGATCTTCGAGTATCAACAGGCGCTCGGCTGAGCCGGACATATTCACGCATAGGTCGGCCGCTTCCTGGAGGAGACGATGCCCCAGCGACGGACTGAGTGGGCGCATCCTGCGATCCACCCCGACCCTCACCCCGTGTATCACTGGGTCACGTTTGAGCCCGGCCCAACGACGAGACAGGAGGCCACGGCGGCGTGCGGATTGACGGGACGCTACTACCCGAAGATCGGCATCCGCACCAACGACGAGCACTGCCGTGCGTGCATTGACGCCTGCGCCGCCGCATGGTGACAACCCTATGCAGACGATAGGCCGGGGAGAAGGAGGTGCCCATGGGCGAGCCGATCGCGTTCATGCTGAGCCTGGGGACTGAGATCAACGGTGTCCAGACCGATCGCGTGTTCCACTGGATCGACAAGACGGAGTGGGGCCGTGGCCCGTGGGACGACGAGCCCGACAAGGTCCAGTGGGTCGATCGCTCGACCCTGCTTGACTGCCTCGTGGTCCGCCACTCGGAGTACGGGCATTTTTGCTTTTACGTGGGGGTGCCGGAGGGGCACCCCTGCTACGGTGTCGATCACGACAACCTGCCGAGCCTGGACGCCCACGGCGGCGTCACCTACGCGGCACCCTGCCAGGAGAACACGGACGACCCGGAGCTCATCGAGGTGCTGGGGGTCTGCCACGTCGCCCAGCCCGGGCGCCCCGAGAAGGTATGGTGGATCGGCGGCGATTGCGCCCACGCCTGGGACGTCCAGCCGGCCCGACGGCACCTGTTCGAGCAGCTTGGCATCCCGTCCAAGGTGCTCGACAGGCTGGAGTCGACCGACCCCTGGCGGGTCTACCGCGACGTCGGCTACGTGATGGGCGAGGCCAAGAAGCTGGCGCTCCAGCTTCTGGAACTGGAAGCCGAGGCATGACCCGCTGCGCGCATGACCCCCGCCAGTACCTGGGGATGCCGCTCGGCCAGTACCACTGTCCTGGCGACGCCCGCGCTGCGTGCGGCTGCATGGTGATCGCCGGGCTGGAGCATGGGCCCTGCGACCCTGAGTGCGAGCAGTTCGACGAGGCCGATCGGGCCGCCTGGGCGCGGATGGAGCAGAGCCTGGACTCACTGGAGGGAAGCCGTGGCGCGACAGAAGACAGCACGACAGAAGAAACGCCGAGAGGCTGAGGTCGACGGGTTCGAGCTCGGGCTCGATTTCGCCTGGGACCAGTTCAAGCAGGCGCTGGAGCTCGGGATCGCCAACGGCAAGCTGGCCGAGCACGCCGGCGTTGCGCACGCCGAGGCGCTGGCTCTGCTGCTCAAGGAGAACCCGGACATCGCGCGCTCGCTGTTCCAGTCCGGCTTCTTCGGCGCGCTCGCGATCATGCAGCAGACCGCGCAGATCATGTCGGCCGTCATCCCGCACGACTGCGACGAGCCGGGACATGCCCACGGCGCGGCCCAGACATCCAGGATCGGGCGGGCCTGAGGATGAACCTGACCAGCCTCTTCCTGGGCCTCGGTGGCGGGCTGCTCTGCGGCTACGGCATCTCCCGCGCCGTCCACGAGCACGCGGACGGCTGGCCATTCGCCTTGCTCGGCGTGGTCCTGATCGCGCTGGGCCTCACACACGGACAGTGGGGGGTCTGATGGACGAGGCCGCGTTCCAACGCGCGTATCACGAGTACGGCACCCTCGATCGAGCCGAGGCCGAGCGCGAGGCTCAGGCGGTCACCCTGTCGGACGGGTCCCACCCGGCCGTGGTCGCGCTGCCGTTCGGGGACCAGATCCACTATTGCTTGATGCTGCCGCAGGCGGCGGCGCTCCTGCGCGGGCTGTTCCCCGCGCTGCCCAAGGAGCCGACGGCATGACGGTCGTTCAGAGTTGTGATCACCATGACGAATCTGGAAGCATCCCGGACAACAGGTCACGGGTGCGGATGCTGGTGCAGCTTCGAGCAGCCACGGCGCTCGGGGATGCTCTGGCCACCCTGTTCCACGACGTCCGCTACAACACCCACCAGGGCAAGCCAGTCGCCTACGTCCCGATCGAGGCCGCGATCCCACTGATGCAGGCGTGGCTTCAGTGGCTCCAGGTGGCCCCGAGTGGCGACGACTGGGCGCCGGCCCAGGTCCCGCCGGCCGAGATCACGATCCCGAACATCCCGGACCCGCCAGCAGACGATCCTGGTGACCCGCCCGTGGGTAGCCCGGAGTAACCACCCGAAGGAGACCCTGATGCCGTACGTGCCAACCCGCAAGAAGTACCAGCGCCTCGTCGAGGCGTACAAGATGATGGCCGAGCTCAAGTACCGCCCGTCCGCGCCCGGCGACGGCCTCGGCAGCATCACGGTGCCGTACCAGGAGCTCGACCTCGACCAGGAGGCCCACGACTACGTCATGCGGTTCGTGGCGGAGGAGGATCGCGGCAGCTACGCCTGCGGCTCGACCGACTTCTCGTTCTGCCGGGCCGCCATCCTGGCGCTCGAAGCGTTTCGGATCATGAACAGCGGCTGGCTGGTCGCGTACGAGGACCCGGGCGCACCAGAGACGATCTCGCCGTCGGGCGCCGCGCTCGTGCCCAACCTGTTGCGCCGAGCGGCCGACGAGTACGAGCAGGTGATCCGAGACCACCAGTCCAAGCAGTAACACCCCCAGAGGAGACCCCATGCCGTTCACAGGTGGAGGAGACCCACTCCCGACCCAGCTTGGCTGCCGCTACTGCGCCTTCGTGACCGAGAAGCGGATGACCCACCTGCGCGCCCGCTACGACCTCGGGCGCCACGTCGAGGAGGCCCACCCCGACAAGTACCACGACGTCCTGGCCCGCGCCGGCCAGACGCCCGAGACGGATCCGCCCCTCACCCCCAAGCGGAGGCCACGCGTGCCGATCATCGCCGCCGTCCCACGCCACCCGCTGACCCCCGAGGAGCTCCCGCTGATCCGCGCCTGGGCGCAGTCCCGCGCCGCCTTCCGCCCCGACGCCGACCCCCCGGATGGCATCCCCGAGATCAACGGCGGCTACTCGTACGGGGGCCGCTTCCTCAGTCTCGACGAGCTCGTCGAGAAGTGGCGCTCGCTGGGCCGCCCCGAGCCGCGCGTCAAGCGGACCCGCCCGCAGACGTCGCCTCGGTATCGTGGCAAGCCGGGCGGCATCGGCGCAGCCCGTGGCGCCCGCCGCCGGATCGAGGGGGTCTGAGGTGCCACTGTTCTGGCTGTCGTTCGCATCAGACCAGGGCTTCCTGGGCGTCGCCCTGGTCGAGGTCCCCGGCCCAGAGCCGACCGACGAGGACGGCCGACGCTCAGCGCTCATCGCCGCGATCAAGCGGGCCCACGTCACGGGCTGCAACCCCGGCGGCGGCGTACAGAGCACGATGCTCGGCGCTGAGGCGCTCAACGCCATGAGCAACGAGCGCCGCGTCAGGCTGGCCCAGGCCCCCCGTGATACCCTCCTGAGCAAGGAAGAACTGCAACACTACGACCTGATGTGACCCAGTCTGACCGTTTCGTGACGCTGGTATTGACCGCTAGTCGGGAGTCCCGGCTACTATCAGAACAGGAGGCCCGTCCATGTCCAGTCCCGATCATCTGACCGTGCTGTCGTGCGCCCGCTGCGCCCGCTGCTGCGCTCCGACGGGGGCCCAGCCATGACGACGAAGGCCGAGGAGCGGCGCATCCGCCACTCGTTCGACAGAACGCGCGTCCGCCTGAAGGAGCGCCAGATCGAGCTTGAGGGTGCCGAGAAGAAGTTCGCCCGCGAGCGCGAGGCGGCCATGCAGGAGCGGGTCGACGCGATCGCGCTGCTCCAGCTTCTGGCCGAGGAGCTCGGCAGCGGCCCTGTCGATCCCGAGGCCAGCTTGGCCGAGACGATCGAGACCAAGCTGTGGGTGCCGATGGTGGCGCGGGTCCAGAAGCTGATTGCTGGCCCCGTAGCGGCCCCGCAGCCAGCCGCTGCGCCCGCAGCCCGCAGATCGCCCGCCGTGGCCCCAGCGCCCCCCAGGAGGCTCCAGGCGGTCCCGGACAGCGTCCACCGGGTCCTGGTGGTCGAGGCCGAGGACGCCTGGGTCGGCCGAGGCTACGCCTGCCGCTGCGTCTGCGCCTGGATCTCTAGAGTGGTGGTGACCCAGGCCGAGGCGTGGCGGCTGGCCCGTGACCACGAGGGCGGCGAGCAGGATCGCCGCGCCCAGGCAGCCCGCTGATGGGTACGCCAGACCTGCCCGAGCTCAAGCCCCCGACCGACGACCCGCTGTTGGCCACGCTGATGCAGCTTGCCCTGGCCGCCGCCTACGCCGTGGCCAAGGATGAGGAGCTCCGTGTGCCGACCCTGGTGGTGGCCGACGCCGACGGCGACATCGGTGCCTTCCAGCTTCTCACCCATGAGACCGAGCCGTCCGACATGGCCCGCGTGCTGGTCTACGCCACCAACGCCATCAAGGCAGCCGTCTGCTTCGAGTCGTGGATGGTCGAGCTCCCCGCCACGCCCGAGATGCTGGCCGCCGATGCGGACGGCCGTCCGATCCGCCCGCCGCCGCTTGAGGTGCGTCCCAGCCAGCACCCCGACCGCTTCGACACCCTGACGCTGCTCGGGGAGGTCAAGGGCGAGCCGCAGCGCTACCACTCCTGGCGGATCGACGTTGACCCGGAGTCCAGAGCCCGAACGTTCCGCCTCGATCGTTGGGAGGGCGATCGGGGGGTCAACCTGCCGTCGCGGTTCAACCCGCTCTTCGTCGACATGGCCACCGTCAGGCGGCTGGTCCGGGCGAACGCCGAGCTCCAGCGGCTGAGAGACGCCGCCTGCGCGCGGCGTAACTAGCAGGCGCAGCAGCCGGTACGCCCCGCCGTGCCGGCTGCTGCGTCACGACTGCGTCACGAGGTAGGATCCTCGGACGCCGACAGGGAGGTCACAGTCAGATGGATCTGTTCCTTGGACTCGTTCGTTCACCCGCCGTGCCCCAGGTCGAGACTGGCGCCATGATGGTCGGCCCGGACCTCGCCCGCCGCTGGCTCAACGAGTGCCAGTTCTCGGCCCAGCGCAGCCTGTACAGCCTGCGAGTTCGCCTGTACCAGAACGAGATGGCAGGCGGCCTCTGGCGGCTCTCAGAGCTCCGCTTTGCGCGCACCCCCGACGGCCACGCCTACCTCATGAATGGGTACACTCGCCTCACGGCGGTCATCCAGGGCGGGACCGAGGTACCGTTCATCGTCACCGTGGTCGACGTCGCCACGATGCAGGACGTCGCCAAAGAGTACAGCGTGATGGACGCGCACCGCGTCCGACAGACCAAGGACATGCTGCGGGGATTTGACCTGGAGGGGCAGCTTGGGTTCGGCCTCTCTGCCCAGGACACGGTCGCGCGGACGGCGCCGATCATCAGCGCCGGATTTCTATACCAACGGTATGGCCGACTGCCCAACACGATCCAGTTTCGCCTGCCGTTTCTGATGGACTGGGCCGAGCACGCGCGGGTCCTGTTCGCCGCCCTGCATACCGGCCACGAGCCAGACCCACCCGCCAAACGGTTGACCAACGCGCCGATCTTCTCGGTCGCCCTGGTGGCAGCGCGGTTCCAGCCGGAGCAGGCGGGCGCGTTCTATCGGTCGGTCGCCGCCAACGACGGCCTCAGACGCGGCCAGCCCGACTGGATCCTGCGGCAGTACCTGTCGGAGATGTCGACCTCGACGGTCCGAGACTACCCGGCGATGGAACGCAGAACGGCAGCCTGCTGGAACGCCTACTTCGAGGGGCGCGACATCTCGTTCGCACGGGCCGCGCCCACCCACCAGGGCGAGTGGGCCCCGATCAGGATCGCCGGCACCCCATACGACGGACGGAGCACCATCTTCCTGTATGGCAACGGCGCCCACATCCCGGGCTCGGAGCCCGAGGACCAGACGGCCGAGGCGATCTACGAACGAGCCACCCGGAGCGTGATGGCGCACGCCCGAGACGTCGAGGCGGTCGCCCCATAAGGGCGACCCACGCCCATGGCCCGCAGCAGCGGGTGCGGCGCGCAGCGTATGCTGCTGCGACGCGGAGAGGCCGAGCGGAGCGAGGAGAGGCTCCGCCGTTCGTGGAGGAGCCTATGGGTATCCGAGCGCGATCCTGGAAGCGCGGACGGGGCTGCGAGGCGATCGTCGAGCTTGGCCCTGGCAAGCTGTACGTGTGTGGCAAGTTTACAAGAGCGCGAGACGCCCGCTGCGACGAGCACCGCCGCCGCCGCGAGCCCGCAGAAAGAGGCCCGGCCCAACGGCGAGCCTCGTGAGAGTGAGGTGCCTTTGCGGAGAGCCACCATCATGCTGGCACTGGCGCTGGGGACTATGACGCCGAGGACGGCGGAAGCCGGCAGCTACTGTTACGCGGGGGTTGTCACAGGCTATGTGAGGACCGACCACTCCTCACGCACGTTCGATGGCACGTCGATCTACACCGACGAGGCGATCGCGGCTGCTGGCTGGGATATCCCGATCGACTCCCAGGTTGAGGTCGAGGGGTTCGGCAGCTATCGGATCGCGGATCGCGGACGGCTGGGCCCCGGCCACATCGACATCGCCGCCTGGACCCGGGGCGAGGCCCTGGCGATCACCGGCACGCGGCGGATCTGTGTCACGCCGCCGTGACGCGCGGGGGACCCGCTGATGGCTAGCCCACCACTCCTGTTGGACGGCTGCTGCGGGGCTGGCGGGGCGGCCCGTGGCTACATGGACGCTGGATTTGAGGTCTGGGGCGTCGACATCGTCCCGCAGCCCCGCTACCCCGGCGCCCGCTTCTTCCTGGCCGACGTGCGGGAGATCCTGACCGAGATCGCCTCGGGCGCGCTGCCGCGTCCAGCGGCCGTCCACGCCTCGCCGCCCTGCCAGACGTGGTCGGCCTACCGCCGCCGTGGCCAGGGGGTGGGCGAGGGCTACCCGGACCTGATCGGCCCGCTCAGAGAGACCCTGCTGGCGCTGGGCCTGCCCTACATCATCGAGAACGTGCCGAGATCTCCGCTGCGTGACCCGATCCAGTTGTGTGGATCGGCGTTCGACCTCGACGTCAGGCGGCACCGCTGGTTCGAGACAAGCTGGCCAACAGTGGCGCCGCCCTGCAACCATGCATGGCAACGGCCGCGCTTCCCCCAGGCCACCAACCGCACCAACCTCCGATCGACGGTCGAGATCGGCGTTCGCCGCATCCCGCTCAGCATCCAGCACCAAGCCATGGGCGGCCTGGACTGGATGACACGAGAGGAGCTCAGTCAGGCCGTGCCGCCGGCCTACACTCGCTACCTGGGCGCCCGACTCCAGGAGCACTTGGCTCAGAGAGGAGCACCTGATGAGTCGCCTTGATCGCCAGTTCGCCCAGATGCGGGCCCAGGCTATGGCCCACCCGCTGACCCGCGCCGACCGCTTCGTGCTGCCCGATGTCGAGCTCCCTGGTGGCATCCTTATCGGACTCAGTCTCAACAAGTGAAGTGACGCCATGCGTGGACGGCCCGTGTGGCTCGTCTCCATCAGCAGGCAATCTCCCCTCCGAGGTGGTAGGCTGGCGACGCCGCTCTGGACGTCGCAGACGATGGCTGAATCCTGGGCGTTGCTGCGACGCTGCCTGGGCCCGGCTGGAGATGCCTCCCGCGAGAGAATTTTCCGGATGAACGTCACGGTCTGCATGCATCGGGCCGTCTCGGACGAGGAGCTCGTCCAGCTTCCGGACTGGTTCCATGAGGCCCAGGCGACCGACCTTGCGGGCGGGCCCGTTGAGATCTTGTTCGAGACCGAGGACTCGGGACCCAGCACGAAGCCGTGCCACAACCCGGAGAAGATCCCGATCGACAGAACGAACCCGCTCCTGTGGTTCCCGGGCGACTGCCGGCAGTGTGAGCCGTGTCTGGCCCGAGCCGAGCACGATCGGCGGCTCGATGCGACGGGCCGTGAGCCGCTGTACATGGACGACGCGCTGGTCGCAGCGCTTGCTGGGAGCGGGCAGCATCCCCAGGAGGGCGAGCGCCTATGAGCCGTGAGGACGCAGCGATCCTGCTGCTCATCGCGGTCTTCTTCCTGGCGGCGACGTACGCCGTCACCGACGTCAAGTGGCGCAGCTTCAGACTCCGGGCTCGACAGAAGGGTGGGCAGGATGCCGACCAGACAGGACCGCGCCTGGGCCGACTACAGCGAGCGGTTCCGCGCTCGGGTGATGCCCCAGCTTCTGTCGTCGAGGGTGTTCCTGGCCCTCTACGAGCAGGGGAGTGGCGGCGCCCAGGAGGTCCAGTTCGCGACCTCGCTCGGGATGATGCTGCTCTACGAGAAGCCGATCGTCCTGGTGGCCCGGCCCGGCGTGCGGATCCCGCTGAAGCTCCGCCGGGTCGCTGACGTCGTGATCGACGAGGCCGAGCCGAGCGACCCCGAGACCCAGGAACGGCTGCTCGCCGCCTTCAAGCAGCTTGGCGTGACGTGAGCACGCGGGCGCGGCCTCCCCGGACCCCAGCCTCGGCCGAGTCGGTGCTGGAGGTGCTGGGTGGCTGCGAGTCCTGGGAGCCGTTTGTGGGTCCCACGGGCGCGCATCTCTGGCGGCTGCCGGCCTCGGGCGGCACGACCTACACCGTCAGCCGCATCTCCTGTACCTGCCCCTGGTCGACCTACAGCCAGGGCGAGCCGTGCAAACATCGCCGTGCGGTCACCATCTACCTCAGGATCGAGGCGCTCATCCTGAGGCATCAGCCGCCGCCACGGGATCCCATGACGGTCGGGTGCCCTTCGGGCGACCGTCATGGGGACCCACCACCACCCCCACCAGAGGAGACCCCCGACAGTGTCGTCTAAGCCGCACACCTACTACCCAGAGCCCTACGCGGGCGAGGCCACCGATCTGCCGATCGACCCCCAGGCCGACGTCGTGCTGGTGCATACCGAGCTCGGCGTCCCGATCTATTTCCGCCCGCTGACCGCCCAGTTCACGGCCCAGATCTCGGGCGTCGAGGGCAAGGGCTCGACCTCGGAGCTCAGATCTGCCGACTTCGCCTCGATCGTCGCCCGAGTCCGGGCCCGCGCCCTGGTGATCCCGGTCGAGGCGTGCCTGCTCTCGATCGACGAGCAGGCCGCCGACGACGAGGATCTCGTCGTGGTCATCCCCTGCACCGTCATCGAGCACCACCCCCGACGGGGCGAGCCGTTCGTGATCCGGGTCCCCGAGGAGGTCGCCCGCGCCACCACCAGCGCGCCGTACGGACGCCGTCCGTGGATCGTCCACCGGGTCCGCACCGCGACCGAGGTGTATCTCCCCACGCTGACCCAGCTTGAGCGGCTCCGTCAGGCGACCCAGGCTCTCCGAGACGAGCACGTCAGACACCGGGCCGAGGTCGATCGGCTGGGAGCCCGCCAGCGGGTAGCCCTGAACGCGGTCAGGAAGCTGGACGCGGAAGACTTGGCGCGGGTCCAGGAGACCGGGACCCAGCTTACCCAGTCTGTCGAGCACGCCCGTGAGCCCGACGAGCTCGACGGGCTGGTCTTCGAGCTCGTCGGGGACGACGACGCATGACGGGCCAGCGTCGCAACGGCACCATCCACGCCGCCGCCCGAGACGCCCAGGAGACGTCTCCGTCGTGGCCCGAGACGCGCACACGGGAGCTCCGCGACCTGATGCTGCGGCACCTCAAGCTGACGGGTGCCACCCGCCGCCGCGCGCTCATCATGATGATCTGGGCGGTCACCTGGAGCCTGCTCTGGGTCTGGTTCGACGCCAACCAGCCGTGGGTCCTGGGCGCAACCTGCTTCATCGCCGGGGTGGCTGGCGGCTTCTGCCTGATCACGTACCGTGAGGCCGGGCGGAGCGCCGAGTCCACCCGCCGCGACCTGAAGAAGCTGGACGAGGAGGGAGCGTGAGGTGGCGCCGTACGTCGAGTACATCGTAGCGGTCACGTTCCTGGACAAGCCGGAGCCCGACGACCCGAGGAGCCTGGACGAGCAGGCCGACGAGCAGATCGAGGCGCTTGGCGTCTTCCTGGAGGACATCGGGGCCCACCTTGAGGTGCTCAAGAAGATTGCAAGCTCGCACGCCGGCGCACGCTAGCGCACGCCAGCGGACGAGACCGCAGACTGTTGCAGCCTGCCGGGGATGACTTCTGGGGTCATGTGCTGGGGGGGTATGGACTCACCGGCACGTCCTGGTCATGATAATGCTGATTAGCACGACCTCTCGTGCTCGTCATAAGGCTCCACTCCTAGAGGAGGACGCCCGTGACCACGACCCGGCAGCTTATCAGCAAGCGGTTCGAGGACCGCTTCGAGCCGCTTGACGACTTCACCTTACCGGGCATCGCGGCCGACATCACGGCCGACATCCGAGCCGACAAGCTGCTCCTGGACGCCTACGTGACCGAGACGCTGTACACCCTGGTCTACAGCGAAGGGATGCAGGTGCTCGGCCGCCAGCGGCTCCGATCCCAGCAGGCCAAGGCCGCAGCGACGGCTGCGGCGGCCCCGCCGTCACCTGCGCCCTGGTCGATCCGCGAGCAGATGCGGCGAGGCCGGCTGGGCCAGCAGAACCGCCTGCGCTGGCTCAACCACACCGAGTACGTCGACGGCCGCCACGTCAAGCTGATGGCGCTGACCAAGGAGCAGATCCCGCTGGCGATCGCCGCGCGGATGACGCGTCGGGACGCCGAGGAGCGCCGCATCAGGCTGCTCCGCGAGTGTGACACGATCATGCAGGCCGGCGAGCAGATCGGGGACCGCCACAGTGCCGACCGCCTGGAGGAGATGTTCCAGGCGATCTGCGCCAACCAGCCGATCCCGCCGCAGCAGGACGGCGACGACGGCGCTCAGCAGGTTGCAGGCTGAGGACCACATGCCACCTCGTGTCGCCGCGTCACGCCGCCGCCCTCGCCCGAGCGACGTTCCAGGTCGGACCGCATCGTTCCAGGCTGCCCCTGCCCCACCCCAGCCGAGCCGGACCACGCCGACCCCCCCAGCCAAGACAGACTCGGCCACCCCTCGCCATGCCACCTCGACAGGCCGGGCCGGTACACCCTCAATCCTCCCGGGCCAGCCCCGACCAGTCCAAGGAGCCGATCATGCAGCGCGGTATCTTTGACGACCAGCCGTCGGAGCTCTTCTCGTACTACGTCGCCACCCTGGAGTTTCGCGACCGCCTCGTCGCTGGCATCCCCTCGGACGCACGCCTCATCGAGCAGTGGCTGATGCGCAACCTGGGGGTCTCCCGCCAGCAGGAGATCTACGACCTCGGCCTGACCACCCTCAAGGAGATCGGGGTCGATGTCGACGAGCTCTTCCCCGGCGAGGAGCGGACCTTCAAGAGCCTGCGCGAGGCGGCCGAGGCGATCGCCGCCAAGTCCCAGACGACCGTCTTCAAGCGCGACCCCCGCTTCGGCATCTACATCGAGTCGCGGCAGGTCAAGGCGATGCTGCGCGAGTCGTGCAACATCCTCTGGCCGTGGGACAACATCGGCTGGGGCGGCAAGACCACCACCGACAAGAAGACGGGCGAGACCAAGCAGACCCGAGGCAAGTCCCCCAGGTCGTACCTGATCGAGACGATCTCGATCGAGCCCTTGAACATCCCGCTCGGGATGAGCGAGCCGACCGGCATCGACCTGTCGGTCCAGCACGTCGTCGGCCCGCAGGGCCCCCGCTCGGCGCTCGGGTACTACGAGTATTCCGAGCGGCCGACCGTGACGTTCGTGGTGATGGCGCTCCGAGACCGCCTGGGGCACGACAAGTGGATCGACCTCTGGCGGTACGCCCAGCAGCACGGGCTCGGCGCCAAGCGCAGCCAGGACTTCGGGCGCTTCTTCATGCGGCGCTGGGAGAAGATCGACGCGGCGACGTTCGATCGCGTGATCGAGGAGACCACCTCACGGGTCCCGACCCCGCCGACCAGCCCGTCGTCCAACGGCACGGGCGCACCCGTGCAGCGCCTCGCTCCGACGACGGCGCGGGCCCGCGCACCCATCGACACGGAGGCGTCTCCGATCCTTGACCCAACCCGGGGTACCCACCAGCGGGGTGGCTCGCCCATGACCATGAGACGGCGTCGCTAAGGATCCCATGAAGATCCAGGCTTCGCCTGACACGATCTTCATGGGGACCCGCTAACAGGGAGGCTGTCGTGCGGCGGGACTACGGCGACTACAAGCCGGCGATGGAGCGACTGATCACCCGCGTCGAGGCCGGGGCGTGGCGGCACGGCATCAAGACCAAGGCCGCCCAGAAGGAGCTCGCCAAGTACGCGCGGCTGCCGTCAGAGCCGAACGACATGTTCCAGCCCGCCTACCGCAAACGGGTCGGCCAGATCCTCGACCAGGGGCTGTACTACTACGTCCAGTCCAGCTTCAAGAACCGACGCTGGCTGCTGATCGGGCAGTCCGGCGAGAAGCTGCGGCTGCGACGGATCTTCTGCGTCGAGCACGGCGCAGCCGATGGCGAGGTCGACCAGTACGGCCTGCCCGTCAGCCCCGATCGCGAGGGTCTCTGGCTCAGAGTCGAGGACCTCAACAAGAAGGACGTCCAACTGGTCCGTGAGATGTACCGAGGGCGCGAGGTCGACTCGGCGCTGCACAAGCGGTTCTTCGAGCTTGCCGAGCGGAAGCTGGCGCCGCTGCCGGACGACGCGGTGGTCGGGGACGTGCTCGACGACATCCTGGACGATATGTAGATGAGGCTGGTGTGGGCGCACTGGTACCACGGGCGTAGCGACAGATGACCCTTGCCCGTCGCCACGCCCACCGGCACACTGAACCGGGAGAGAGCGCGCCGCGCCCATCGGCCGCAGTGCCGGGTGTGGCGGTCCCACCGTGCGGTAGCCCGAGTCTGGAGGCGCCCCATGTCCAGCCCCGCTGTGAGCATGCGCCGTGACCAAAAGAACGCGAGGTTTGCCACGTCCGCCGTGCGCATGCAACTCAAGCGCGAGCTCCCCGAGATCCCCCGCGAGCTTGCCGACGAGGCCGACATGCTGACCCTGACCTTCCTGGCGGCCGTGCTGATGGGACCGTGCGAGTATGACTGCCAGGGTGCCCACTGACGGGCTGTCCGAGAGCGATCAGGCGTTCGCCCAGCGACTCGCCTGGACGAACGTCCAGCTTGATCGGCTCTCCACCACGCTGCGCACGCTGGCCGAGGACCTCGACGGCGAGGAGCCGCTCGACCCCGACTGGCTGATCGACATGGCCCGTCGGCAGGCGCTCGCCAGTATCCGCGACGACGTGCTCAGCGCCTGCCACGACATCGAGGGTGCCCGCATCGGCATCCTCAGAGCCCGCCCCCAGGTCAGCCCCCCGAGGGCTCCCAGAGGGACCGGGTACCCTTCGGGTGGTCCCTCTGGGGACCCGAGGAGGCCGCCATGACGCAGCCCGTCGCGTTCTCGACCGTGGCTCGGCTGGCCCGCGCAGCGCCAGACCCCGCCGCGATGGTGCGCCGGTACCGGGTCGAGCTCGGCCTGTCCCAGAACCAGCTTGCGATTCGAGCACGGGTCGATCCGGCCTACATCAACAGGATCGAGCGGCGGCTCGGGAGCCACTCGCCGTCCCGCACCGTCGTGCTGCGGCTGGCCGCCGCCCTGGAGCTCGACCTCGACCAGGGCGATCGGCTGCTCCACGCCTTCGGCCTCGCCGGACGGATCGACTGGCAGGTCGCCTTCGAGCAGCTTGCGGCCGACCTGCCGGCTGCGGTCTCGGCCGCGACCCACCGCGCGATGGCCGACGTCCTGCGGCAAGCCCTGGCGACCACTGAGCCGACCGAGCCCGAGCCTTGAGCGAGCCCGACACGCTGGGCTCGTTCATGGCCCGCCACCGCACCCGGCTGGGCCTGTCCCCGAACCAGCTTGCCCACCGCACCTCCTCGAAGTCGTCGACCGACGTCCGAGATATCGAGGCCGGCCTCATCACCCAGCTACGGCCGAGGCCGGCCCTCCAGCTAGCCCGCGCCCTGGAGCTCGACGACCTAGAGACCGACCGCTTCCTGTACCTCTGCGGATCCGCACCGCTGCTCGACTGGCAGCGACTGGCCGAGGAGATCATGGGCACGGTCGGGCTGCTGGAGCTCCTGCACGCGCGTGCGGCTTCGCAGTATGCTCTGCGGCGAGACCCATCCACCCCCACGCCGAGGAGACCCCGCCATGGTGAGTGAGCGCCTGCGTTTCCAGGGCCAGCCCGAGCGGCTGCCGCCCCACAACCTGGAGGCCGAAGCGGCCGTCCTGGGATCGGTCCTGCTGGACCGCGCCGTCATCCTGCGCGTCCGCGACCTCGTCCGCCCGACCGACTTCTACCTCGAACGGAACGAGATCATCTTCCGCGCGATGGTCGCGCTCGACGACCGAGGCGAGCCCGTCGACTACCTGACCCTGATCGACGAGCTTGACCGCAGCCGCGCGCTTCTGGCCGCAGGCGGCACCACCTACGTGGCCGATTTCCTGGGGGCGGTCCCGACCCCGATCCACGCCGAGAGCTACGCCCGCCTGATCGCCGTGATGGCGGCAGCCAGACAGATCATGTCGATCGGCGGCACGATCGCCACGATGGGCTTCGCCAACCAGCTTGAGATCGAGCAGATGCTGGAGCGGGCCGAGCAGCTTCTGTCCGAGGTCCGTGCGCCCCTGGCGGGCGATCGGCTGGTCTCGCAGGAGCAAGCCTTGCAGGCCGAGCTCGAACGGCTGGGCGCCCAGATCTCGCCCGAGCGGCGCTCGCTGACCGAGAGCGGCATCCTGCCGACCACCTTCAAGGACCTGGACCGTCTGCTCGACGGCGGCTTTACAAGAGGCGAGCTCGTCTACCTCGCGGGCCGCCCGGGATCCGGCAAGTCGAGTCTGGTGCTGAGCCTGATCACCGACAGCCTGCTCGCGTTCGGGGACCTCAAGGCCGCCTTCTTCTCGCTGGAGATGTCGACGGGAGCGATGCTGCGCCGCCAGCTTAGCGGACAGAGTGGGGTGCCCCTGACGAAGTTCCGCCAGGGTGGCCTGTCCGAGGCGCAGAGCCAGTCGCTGGGACGGGCGCTGGGCCAGCTTGCCAACCTCCAGATCTGGTGGGACGACAGCCGCACCCAGACGGTCGCCTCGATCAAGTCCCGCGCCAGACGCCTGTCGGCCACCGTCGGCGGGCTGGACTTCGTGGTGATCGACCACATCCAGCGGATGACGGGCCTGGGCGAGAACGCGGTCGCCCGGATGAGCGCGATCTCGAACGGCCTCGCAGCCTTAGCAGCCGAGCTCAACGTGGTGGTGATCGCGCTCTGCCAGTTGAACCGTTCCGTCGAGCAGCGGGCCGACAAGCGGCTCTTGATGTCGGACCTCCGGGAGTCGGGCACGCTTGAGCAGGACGCCGACGTCATCCTGATGCTCTCCCGAGAGAAGATGTACAAGCCGGACACCGAGAAGGGTGACCTCGCTGACCTCCAGGTCGAGAAGAACCGCAACGGCCAGACCGGCGACATCACGTTACCCTGGAACCCGGAGACCACCCGCTTCCGAGGCGTGGAGTTCTACCTCGATGGACGCATCTGAGCCGACCTTCAACCCTGACGCCCGCGTCGAGGTCATCGCGATCTATGGCCAGAACACCAAGCGCGGTCTCGTCGTGATGTCCTCGACCGACGGCCAGGGCAACACGATGGTCACCCAGCACACCCCGGCCAAGGCCCGTGAGATCGCCGCGTTCCTGGTCGAGGCGGCCGGGGCCGCCGAGGGCGACGAGGCGCTGATGCTGGTGCTCGACGAGATGGACGCCGACGATCAGATGAAGGGCGGCTTCCTGGGCATGCTCAGAGAGAAGCGGGCGCTGATCGACCAGCGCTCGCGCGCGGAGGCCCGTCGCGCCGTGGCGTTCGACCAGGGGGATCCCGAGGAGCCGTCATGACCGACACCCTGCCGAAGATCTACGCCGGCTACGACATCGCACGACGCCGAGGCGAGGTCCAGTGTGTGCTGCCGACCGGCATCGCCATCTTCACCCCAACCGAAGCCAGGGAACTGGCGAGCCTGCTCTCCTGGGCGGCCGTCGAGGCCGCAGGCCAGGAGGCCGCATTCGAGACCACCCCGAGGGAGACCCATGACCTGGACCGATCTGCCCCCTGAGCATCAGCTACCCGTGCCCACCCGCTACGACGACGACGCAGGTGGCACGCTCTTCCGCGCCATCTTCATGCTGCTGGTCGGCTTCCCGATCTGTTTGATGCTGCTCGCAGCGGTCCTGTTGGGGATCGCAGACCTCACGGGCTGGGCCGGGCCGGCCTACTTCGCCCAGGGCATTGGGTGGCTGCTTGGCCCCTGGCTCTGGGTGTACGGCGCGCTCTTCCGTTGACGCAGCAGGACCGAGGCGAGCTAGCGCGTAACTAGATCGAAATTACTTCTTGCCCATGTTCGGGTATTTCCTACGAACCGCCGAGCGAACCTTCGCTTTTTCTGCCGACGATCCATGCTGCGATACCCTGGCCAACGCATTGGCCGCATGAGATCGATCGTGAATTGGATAGCGACGTCCAGGCAGCGCGAAATTACTGCCCTTGATCTTCTTCCTGGCTTTGCTCGTCAGGCGTGTCATGACGTCCTCCCTCAGCCGGGGTCGAGCCCCATCGCGTCGTCGAGCAGGCTGGGCCCGTCGAGCTCGACCGCCACGTAGCTGCCCCGTCTGGCTAGATGCTTGACCAGGGCGACCAGGACACCGCCCAGCGGGCTGTCCACGATCTGCTCGACCTCGGCCGAGCGGACCTCCAGGCCGAGCGCGTACATCGCCTCCTCGACGTGCTCTCTGGGCGGCGGGCTCGGGGTGGGATCGACGTACATGTCCAGCCGCCAGCGCTTGCTCACTCTGGCCATCAGGACAGCACCTCCTCGTCGGTCAGGCTGCTGGCCGCCGCGCAGCCGATGCAGAGCAGGCGCTGGTCTCGAGCTCGGAACAGCAGCACCTCGCCCTCACCGAACCGCCGGGCACACACGCTGCACGGGGGCCAGTGCCCGTAGGCGACACCCAGCCGCCAGCCATCGCCCCGCGCCCGCGAGACGAGCTCCGTCCGCACCAGACGACGGGCGCCCACGCTCATGGAGACGTCTCCTGTCCCGTTGTGTCCACTTGTGGCCCTGGTGTGGTCGCCAGGGCGTCTGGCAGCGCCTGCATCTGGGCCGCGATCCGCATGAGCCCGACGTCACGATCCTCCAGCATCGCCACCATGTGGCCCTGCCAGCGCTCCATCGCCTGCCCGTACTCGACGTGCTCGGCCTTGACCGCCGAGTCGGCCGGTCTGGCCACGATCGGCATCGCCGCGTTCAGCTTGGCGCGCTCCAGATCGATCTGCCCGGCGAGCTCACCGACCCGAGCCATCGCCTCCTCGTAGCGCTCTTTCCACATCGCCTCGTCGCTTTCTGTCGTTGCCTGTCGTAGCTGGGCGTCGGTGAAGACCCGTCGGTACCGCCTGACCGCACCCTGGACGTGCGCCCGTGTCCCGACCCCCAGCCCGACCCGGCTATCGAGGACCAGATCTGGACGCTCGGTCACGATCGCGATGTGGGCGTAGCCGGCCCCGCCACGGGACGGGTCGCCGTACTGGTACAGCACGAGGTCGCCCGGACGGGCAGCCTCCGGGCCGATCGGCTGCGACCAGCCGGCGATCGCGTCGGGGTCGATCGGCAGGTCGGTGCCGGAGGCCGTCAGGTAGGCCCAGGCAACCAGCCCGCCCGAGTCGAACCCGGCCGGACGGGCGCCGCCAAGCTGATACGGCTGCCCGACCATCGCCTGGGCCCGTGCGTAGACGCCCGCCAGGGCCGGCTGATCGAGCTCGGCCGCCTCGTCGCCCTGGCGATCGATCATCGCCCAGAGGCGCTGCACGGCCCCCAGGAACGCCGCGTACCCGTTCAGGCCCGGGTCGATCGTTCGCCTGACGGCGGCGTAGTCGCCTCTCGCTGCTGCCGCCCACAGGTCGTTCGCCTCGAACAGGGCGCAAGCTACCGCCATCGCGATCGCCGGCTCCCGCAGGAGGTCCGGGTCTGCAACGAGGTCGAACCCGAGCAGGTCGCCGTACCGCTCGTAGGCGGCCCGTCCACGGATCGGCACCAGCCCACGGGCCCGGAACCGATGGCCGTCGCCATGGTGGCGGTTGCCCAGCATCAGGCCGGTCTGGGTCCCTCGGCCGTACAGGCGCTCGCAGCGATCGTAGCGGCCGTCCTCGGCTGAGGGACGAAAGGTCCCGTCGGTGCCGACCCAGATCGCCGCCACCAGGGCCACGGCGGGGGACGGCTCGCGGTCGACGTCGTAGAGCGCGAGGTGGGGGCCGGCCTCGGGCCAGACAGCGACGATGCTGTCGACCTCCAGCACCCCGCCGGCGGGCGGCCCCAGCGCCCGTCCGATCTCCTCGGGCGAGAGGGCCAGACTCCGTGGCCAGGGCAGGTCTTCATCGGGCTCATCGGGCTCGTCGGACACCGGCTCTGGCTGGAGGCCCACCAGCGGGCTGCCGGGGGAGGCTTCGGATCCCGGGCCGACCAGTCGCTTGGCTATCTCGAAGACGCTCGCGACGGCCGGCTTGGCGCGGTCCTGGGCGTCGAACAGGCCGTAGCCGTCCTGGGTCAGGTCGGAGTCGCAGCAGACGAAGCAGGCCGCGACGTCGCCACGCTGGGCAAGCTCCGGGAGGACTCGCGCGTACCAGTCAGCGATCGCGCCCCGTCTGAGGACGTGGTCCGATCGGCCGAGCTCCCCGATCCCGATCGAGACCCGTCCCGTGAGGCCCTGGGCCGCGATCTCCGAGGCGACGCCGTCGAGCAGGGCCCCCAGGTCCTGCTCGGCGTACGGGTGGATCAGCACGCCGTCGACCGCCGCGAGATCCAGCCGGGATAGCCACTCGGGACGGCCCGAGACCAGCCCACCCAGCAAGAGCGGCACCCGCTGGCCAAGCTGCTCACGGGCCCGGTGGACGAGCTCGCCCAGGTCGGCGGTCGACAGCACCCAGGAGCCGACCCCGCCGCGCGGCAGCACCAGCGGGTCGTCGCTCATCGGGTCGCCCGGCCAGCCGTCGTCCGGCTCGTAGCCCAGCGCGACCTGGGTGACCAGCCCCTCCGCGACGAGCCCGGAGAGCCGACCGAGCGCGGCCCTGGCCGAGGCCCGCCAGTCGCCGGGCTCGACGATCGCCCGTGGCCCCAGGACCGCCAGGACGTCGTGGCCCTTCCCTCGGAACCACTCCAGGTACCCGGCCACCTCCTCGTCGGGCGGCCCGAGCGGGAACGAGACGGCCGTCCCGCCCAGCGCCTCGACGCGCCAGTCCGGCGTCAGGACGGACCCGCCGATACAGACGCCCAGCCTCATGGCATGCCTCGCCAGTCCGGATTCTTGGCCAGGGCGACGGCCTCGCCGTTGTCGACCAGCAGCTTGTTGAGGTCGCTCAGCGGCAGCCGCGCGCAGCCTCGGAAGTCGCGGCGGCCCGGCCTCGTCGACCAGCCGCCCCAGTCGGGCCCACGGCTGTTCTGGAGCAGCACCGTGTCAGTCAGCAGGTCGTAGCCGAAGGCGAACACGGCGTGCTCACCAGCCGGCCGCCCCCAGGCGCGGATCAGGCCCTGCTCGTCGGGCTGGTCCATCATCTCGTACCAGTCCAGGCCCAGGGTAATCCCACGGCCAGAGAGCAGCCAGTCCCTGACCTCGGACGCTTCGTAGCTCCAGGCGTAGCCCGTGATCAGGCCCAGCCGCTTGAGCGCCTTGCAGCCCGATCGCACGGTCACCGACGGGCCAGTGGCCCCCTCGATCTCGCGGATCAGGCGGTCGAGGATCTCGACCGTCGGGGTTCTTGGCACGCCGATCTTCCGTGGCGAGGCGTGCAGGTTGGCCAGGAGCGCGCAGGAGACCGCCCATGGATGGCTGCCCTGGTCGTAGACGGGGCCACGGAGGACCCGCCCACGGGTAGCCGGGGGCTGCGTGAAGACGACCCGCCCACGGGTAGCCAGCGGCTGCGTGAAGACCTCAGGCGCCTGATCGGCCAGCAGGTACCAGAGGTCGCGGGAGTCGACGATCACCCGGCGCCCCAGGTGGGTGGCATGACGGTCGGTCATGATCGCCATCCCACTCACTCCGGCCGGTACCGGAAGCCCTGGTTGGTCGTCGAGACCGTCCAGTTGTAGGTGACCCCGTTCTGGCCCATCACCGACTCGACGTCGGCGGGCGAGGTCCCAAGCGGGAGCCACGTACTCTTGGAAGAGGCCGGCAGCGTACCGTCGACCTCCATCATGTCTAAGATCCCGGAGCCGATCAGGCCCCGCCACGGCAGGTAGGGGTCTTCAGGAGACGGCCCCTGGCCGGGCTTGCCGAGGGCCTGGAGGTCCTGGAGGCTGCCGTTGAACCAGTTGCCGTCGACCCCGCCAGAGACCCCCGGGACCGTGGCCGAGTCGGTAAACTGCCACATCGAGATCGTGTCCCAGGGGGCAGCGGGGGCCGGCATCGTCGACTGGTAGGCGGCCTGCCAGAGCAGGTACCGCTTCAGGTCGGGGACCTGAGCGAAGCCGTGCTGGTCGGTGAACCACGCCCCCGAGTAGAGCATCGGGGCGAAGCCGACCAGCTTCTCGACCTGCTCGCACCACTGGAGCGCCCAGCGCGCGACGTCGCCTGCGCCCTCTTCGATGTCCAGGCACAACATGTCGCCCTGGCTCAGGCCGAGCGGGGCCACGGTGTCCAGGAAGTAGGAGGCTTCCGCCTCGGGGCCCGGGCCTGGGAACGGCTGGCCAGACGGCTCGAACGCGTAGTGGTAGGCGCCCTTCTTCAGGCCGGCCGCTTGCATGCCGGCCCAGTTGGCGGAGAAGGTCGGGTTCTTGTACCACGCCCCGCCCGTGGCCTTGCTCCAGCCGAAGGCCGCGCCGGCGTTGCGGACGGCCGTCCAGTCGACGTAGCCCTGGTGCGAGCTTACGTCGATCCCCCCAGGCAAGGTGCTGGGAACCACTCCGCCGCCGCTCTCGGCCTCGGGGTGGGTGACCCGCAACATCGAAAATCCGCCCAGGTTCTCGAACTCCTGGCGGGTCATCGTCTGGTAGATGCCCTTGTACCCGGGGGCTGGGTTCGCAAGAATGAGACGGTCCATCACCGGGTCGTAGCCACGCACCCCGACCCAGTGGTAAAAGGCGCGCCCGCCCATGGCCAGCGGGTGCTTGTGGGTCCGCGCCTCGGCCATGACGGCGTCGAAGGAGACCGTCGGCTCGTTCGAGGCCAGATACCCGTACTCGCCATACTGGTCGTTGACCCACTGAGCCAAGCCAGCACCCGTCGCGTCGAGACAGCCGGCCTCGGGCGAGATCACCCCAGCCGCGATCATCGACGACTCCATCCAGGCGTCGTCTGGCGTCCTCCCGTAGGCGAACAGGCACCATCGTGTCGATTCTTCGCTACAATCCCAGTCGTGATTCTGGAGGATCGACGGGTAGGTCCAGTCGTAGTGGGGCGGGGCGCCCGAGACGACGGGGGTGCTGGTCATCAGCGCTTTCACGGAGACGTCTCCCCCCGTGCGGCGGCGATGTTTGGGAGCAGCCGCATCACGAGCTCGTCGCGCTGGGTCTCCAGCGCCGAGATCCGGGCCTCGTCGGCCACGAGGCGCCGTTCCAGGGCAGCTAAGCGGGCCTCGTACAGCTTGAAGACCCGATCGAGCGTCGCCCCGACGAACTTCCAGAGGATCACCGTGGCGACGGCCAGCATCGCGACCGGCAACGTGAACTTCTCCACCCAGCCGGGCCAGTCGATCATCGGGCTGCATCCCTCATGGCCTGACCATCCCGTTCACGGGCTGCCCGTCGGCGGGCAGCCCATCCTCGTCGAGGTCCAGCACCGGCATCCGCGTGATCGCGGCCGTGTCGGGATCGATCAGGTCGGTCTTGGGGTCGAGGCCGTACTTCTCACACAGGTGGTCGACGAACGACTCGTGCGCCCCGTACAGCGCGACCGCCGTCCGCCGCAGCGTCCCGGCCCGCTGTTCGAGCTCGGCCGCCTGCTGCTCGATCCGGGCCGCCTCCTGGGTCTGGGCTCGGACCCGCCGCAGGTAGGCCGCTTCGGACGGCTCGATCTGCGCAGCCAGCGCCGTCCGCTCCCGCCGTCGTTTCGCCTCGCCCACGGATCCTCCAAGCCTGAGATGCAGGCACTTAGACGGCGTGCAGGCCCAGCTTGTAGAAGCTTCCGCCCACCCGGATCTGCATGTAGGTCACGATCGCCCCGCCCGACGCGGACAGGCAGGTGTTGCCCCAGATGTCGAAGACCATCGACTGCGAGCCGGGGATCGTGAAGCTGATGTAGGCCGTCGTGAACAGCCGCGCGTCGATGTTGACGTCGCCGCTGGCCGTGATCGACATCCGACGGGAGCTCGCGACCCCGAAGTGCAGCGCCCCGGCCGTCGCGGTGTAGATCGACAGGTCGCCGTACCCGCCCATGTACTGGCCGGCCCCGGCCCCGAGCCCGATCACGGCCTGCACGCCGGCGTTGTAGCCCCACAACTGGATCTCCTGGCGCTCGCCGGGCACCACCCCGCTGATGATCTGGGAGACGGCGCTGGCCGAGACCTGCTGGTAGAAGCGGTTGCCGTTGGTCCTGAGCGAGCCGCCGAAGCTGCCGCCGCCGGTAACATCCAGGGCCGAGGCCCCGCTCGACGTGAGCGTGGCGCTCAGCGCGCTCAGGCTGTTGGCGAGGACCTGACTGCCGACATTCATGCTGTTGTCGATCTGGAGGGCGTACCCAGCCCCCGTCAGTCGCACGACGCCGCCGAGCGTCGCGCCCAGCCCGCCGACGGTCAGCCCGGCGACCGAGATGCTGGTGCCGGCGTTGATGTCGCTCCCGAGGATCGTGCCGTCCTGGATCTCGTTGGTCGTGACCGTGTTGCCCTGGAGGCGGTTGCCGTGGACGCCGCCGACGGCGATCTCGTTCGACCCAAGCGTGCCGACGACAAGCTGGGTACCCACCAGCGTGCGGGCCTGGATCACGTTGCCGTTCAGGCCGCCGGCCGGGATCGAGAGCCCGCCCGCTGGCAGCGTGATCCCGCCGTTCGCGGAGAGCATGCCGGTGACCCGCAGCGTGCCGCCGAGCACGGCGTTGCCGTTCGGGATCGACAGGGCCGTCTGATTGACCGCCTGATTGAGCGTCAACTGGCCTGTGACCGAGCCGGCCCCGGCCACCACGAGGTCGCGGTCGGCGCGGACGTCGCGGACGGCGTGGAGGTCCCGACGGGTGGTCAAGTCGCCGTCGCCCGTGAGGGTCAGGTCGGTCGTGAGTGCCCCGCCCGTCGAGCCGTACAGGCGCCAGCCGTACTTGCCCGTCTCCTGGCGGTAGAGCGCGAGCCGCCCGCGAAGCTGGGTCCCCTCGAAGCTATCGAGCGCCGTCTCCTGGCCGTCGTCGGTGGTCGGGTTGGCGCGAGCAAACGCCAGCGGGGCGACGTTGCCGGCCCCGGGGGCGTTCGAGCGCACGATCGTGCCCTGCTCGGCCACCTCGACGGCGCGGAACCTGTTGACGCCCAGTCCCAGCCGCGCGGGCGCCACCCGATAGAGGCCCAGCCGCTCGCCGCCCAGCCGCAGGGCCGGGTTCTCCAGCGTCCCCTTCGGCAGCGCCAGGGTCGTCCCACGGGTGGCGTACGGCGTCGCGCCACGGCTCATGGGACCGGGTCGCCCGTGATGCGGATGCCGTGGCCGTTGAAGTTGGCGCCCACGACGTCGGTGAAGACGGCGATCTTGTCGCCGCTCCGCAGCACGCAGTTGGGCATCTCCCAGGGCTCGCTCTGCGTGGCGTCGGCCTCGATCAGCTTGCGGCTGACGATCTCGGTGTACGGCGGGGGCGCGGACGGCTCGGACCAGCCGACCTCGGCGGCCGGGATCAGGAAGACCGAGACGTGCAGGTCGCCGGTGGTGGTGTTGGCCACGCCCATCCCGAAGTAGGCTGCGGAGGTGGCGGTGTAGTACAGCTTGTAGGCGTTGGCGGCTGGCCGACGGGAAAGCTCGTTGTCACACAGACGGTCTGGAAACTCAGGCATCTCAGCCGCCCCCCATCCAGAACGCGTAGCGGGCGGACGGGCCGGGCGCCTCCCCGATCGGGATCTCGAACGGGTCGTCTACGCCGTCGAGCTTGAACCAGAGACGGTCGCCCTGGTAGTACATCCGCAGCGTGTCTGAGCCCGCCGCCGGGCAGCCGGCGCCGACGCCTGCTCCAGCAGGTCGATGTAGCCGCCGACCCGCATCGACGAGATGCCGTCGTTCGAGATCGACAGGATCGGCGGCGGCAGCGGGTGGCCCGGCGGGGTCAGGTAGAAGTCCCACGGCAGGATGTTCAAGACCGGGCCGCCGGGGGTCCTGTTCGCCAGCGTCAACGTCGCCTTGTCGGGCGAGCTCCAGCGGGTCAGCCTGACGTCCCAGGCGACCCGCCCGATCGTCAGGTCGTAGAGCGTCGCAACACTGACCGCGAACGCGACGTCCCCTTCTCTGGGCTGGACCGGCTCGGCCATCGTCCCCCTCCGCAGCAGCCAGCGCTGCGCACCTGCGGGGACCCTGCCAGATTGCCGGACGACAAGCTACCGCCACAAACGAAGAACCCGTCGGCCGCACAACCGACGGGTCCCAGGTGCGTGAGGAGGCGGTGGGGAGTCCGTACGACCCACCCCTCACCCTCATGGTAGCCGCATGTCACATCACTCCGTCGGCGGTGGCGGGCCCATCGTCGGGCCGCCGCCGCTCCAAACGATCTCGCCACCCCACCTGTACCCGGCGCCCCAGAAGAACCCTCTTCTGACGACCCGACAGGTGAACGTGACGACGACGGTCGGCTCGCCCGTGCTCGGCTCCGTGGTGTCTTCGTAGCTCATGGTCGGCTCGACATCGACCACCAGCGGCAGCCGGTACTGATCGCTGAGCGAGACCGGGTCGGCCCACTGCAAGGCCCACATCTCGTTCATGATCGACAAGATCTCGCGGTGGTCCTGGCCCTGGTTGGCCTTGCGGGAGCGCCCGAACGTCACCCGGTACTGCCGCCGCTCGCTCTGCTCAATCATCGGGGTGCCGCGCAATTTCGCCCCGTAGAACGCAAACGGGTGGTTCGGCTCGCAGTGGCCCCTGAGCATCAGGGCCGCCTTGAGGCCCGACTGGATCGTTTTGCCGGGGACCATCGAGATCCGATCCCCTTCGTCGAACCGCCCGACCCCCGTCCAGAGAGTCGGGCGCAGCGGGTCGTAGCCGTCCTCCCCGTCGGAGAGCGCGCGGTCGTAGAACAGGCCATGGCCGCCCGTGTTCGCCATGTAGGCGTCCACCCAGCAGGCGTACCGCTCCAGGTAGTCGGCCGAGAGATCCAACCTGTTGAAGACTTTTCTGACGCTGGCCCAGCCGCCGAACGGCCCGCCGCGCTCATCGCCCCAGTCCTGCCTCGGAAAGTAGAGCCAGCTTGACGGCTGGAAGCGGTGTGGACCGCCGACGAGCCAGTCTTCCAGCGGCGTCCCGAGCTTCGGCAGGCTGACGTGCGAGAGTCCGGGTGTCCCGTCGGGCCGCTGCCAGCCAACGAACAGCAGCGGGCGCTCGCTTGTCCCAGAGCCCAGCACCACCACCTCAAGCTGGGTCACCTGCTTGCCCCAGAACGTCCCCTCGGACCCGTGCCAGTTCAACGCCTGGGGCGAGGCAATGTTGATCATCGCGACCCGCTCGGTGATCTCCACCGGGCGGGCGTAGAAGGTGTACGAGTCGCGCCCGTTCCACTGGGCGATCACGATCCACTCGCCGTCGAGCGTGATCGCCGTCACCAGCCCGGTCGATGGCACCACCCGTGGCAGGTTGACGCCGGGCCCACAGGCGTTGGTTTGCCATTGGACTTGGAGGTTGGCCACGTCCACACGGACCAGCCCCCAGCGGAAGTTGGAGGCGTACATCCCACCGTAGGCGAACTTGAAGACCTGCCCATTGGTGCGGTGCTGGGAGTCCGACCAGTCGACGATGCGGGCGGCCCGTCCGTCCGGGCCGACGTGGTAGACGCCATCGGTCTTGGCGAAGAAGACGACCAGCGGGGAGCCACCGATGTTGGTGATCGGGGCCGAGGTGTCCCCGACCTGATAGCCGTTGGTGCCGGCCGGGCCGACCCAGTTGGACCCATCGAGCAGGAAGTCGATCATCGTGACCGAGCCCGGCGGGTCCGTGGCCGCGATGAACTTGAACGTGAAGAGGGTGTTGTTGCCGACCAGTCGAGAGGACCCGAGGTCGTCGATCACCTGATACGTCTTGTAGAGGTGCTGGGCGATCGTGGTGCCGGAGGCCAGCGCGGTCCCGTCCCAGATGTACAGGTGGCCGGGCTGGCCCGAGAGGGTGTTGGTCGTGCCGATGCACAACAGGCCCTGGAACTCGACCATGTCGCAGACGACCTCGTTCGGGTTCGCCAGCACCCCGAGCGGGATCGCGACGTCGAGCTCGTCGGGGCCAACCCCGTAGATGACCCGCCCCGCCCCGACCAGCAGCACCCCTCGAAACGGCAGCAGCCCGGTGATCGTGCCGGGTGGCACGAGGTCGAAGGGAGCGAGCGGCGGCAGGTCGGTGATGTACCCTGACGGCGTCCAGGCCCGTCCGAACCGCGTACAGCCGTCGATCGCTAATGGGTAGGTGTTCGGGACCTGCCGCTCGACCGCACCCACCCCGCCGTCCAGGCGATCCAGGACGACCGCCTGCTCAAGCGCGCCGGGGTTGCGCATCTGCTCCGACGGTCCGAACTTGCCGCCCAGCACGGCCGGCCGCTTGCCATCGCGGAACAGATTGAGGCCAATCCTTCCGTCGATGGTCATGTCATATCCATCTAATGCAACTCGTCTCACGAACTACGGGCCCCCTCGCTTCGCTCGCTCCCGTGTCACGGCAGCCAGAACCCCCGGCTGCCGTCGAGGGGCGGCCACGATGGGCCCAGCGTCGAGTAGCCGTGCCGAAGCTGCTTGCCGTAGACCACGCGGGCGGCGGCATGCATCGCCTGCTTCTGGGCCAGGGCCTCCCAGCGGGCGGCCTCGCCGGCCGGCGAGACGTTGGCCAGCGCCATGCAGGCGTAGCGCAGCGCGGCCGGGGCGACCACCTCGACGGGCGGGCGGGCCTGATCGAGGTCGTGGACCAGCCCCGAGACCGACTCGACCCAGTAGGTGCCGGGGATCGGCTCCTTACTCTGGTCGGGGCTGCCGTCCGCCTTGTACGGGTAGGTCTGGGGGCAGATGCGGGTCGACGACGGACGGCGGCAGCCGACGAACCAGGACTGATCGGCCGGGTAGCCGGGATCGCTGAACGTGTCGGCCTCGAAGTCGCCCATGTAGGACGGCGCGATCGAGGTCGGGTACGGATCGTGGAGCCGCTCCGAGGAGTAGCCGACGATCGCCCCCGAGGATGCCAGGAAGGTCGCCTGATGGTGCATCGTCTGCCAGATCAGGTCGAACTGGGGGGAGAGGCCCTGCGGCTCGACCCGGATCCGCCCGATCGCGCCGACCGAGGCAAGCTGGGCCTCGATCTCGGCGCCCGTGGCGTTGTAGGCGAGCGGGGTCGGGGTCGGTGACCACTCGATCGCGGTCACGGGCTGGAGCAGGTAGGTGCCGCTTGACGGCGGGCGGAAGCAGGTCACCGAGACGTGGTCGGTCGGGGCGAAGAAGCCCGTCACCATGTCCGCTTCCAGCCAGGGCGCGAGGTCTCTCAGCCTGACGACCGACGGACGCTGGGTCGACGGGTACGGCGAGACCACCGGCAAGAGATCCGGCTCGCGGATGTCGGACAGGGCCAGATTGATGCACTGATGCAAGCCGAGGAGCTCATCCTCGGTCTCGAACGGCATCCTGGGCGAGAGCAGGATCCGTGTACCCCTGGTCAGCGCCTGCGAGAAGTCGCGGTTGACCAGGGCGATCCCGACGCCGCCCTGAGCGACCATCCGCCCGGCCGTGGCGCCGACCCCGACGCGGAAGTCGAGGTGCAGGAGCAGGCCCAGCGGGTCCTCCTCGACGTCGACCCCCGAGAGGTCCGGGTCCAGCCGCCTGATCTCCTGCTCGACCGCTCTGGGGGCGGTCGCGTGCGGCATCTCGCGGGTCTGGCCGTAGCCGTAGAACTGGAGGCGGTACGATCCCGAGTCCGGCGGGCTGTAGATCGAGGCGTAGCGCACGCGGTAGCCGCGCTGGAGCGTCCGCCGCTGGTCGGACCACCTGGGGACCCAGACGTACTGGCTGCCGTAGGCGCCCGACAGCTTCTCATCGTCGTAGAGACGGGCGGAGATCACCGATCGGGCGGCGTCGCGGTCGGTCAGGTCGGGGTCGAGCGTGACGGTCGTCTGGAGGACCCCGAGGACGCCGCCCTCCTCCTCCAGTGTTCTTCTTCGATATTCGTCCAAGGTGGGCAAATCAGTACCCCCCTGCTACGATGGACGCAGAAATCCCCGGCGCCACTTGGGATGGCCCGGGGGTGTCACCACGAAGCCTTGGGAGGGGTCGCGGTGCCTGTCCAGTGTATCTGTTCACGGTGCGGAAAACCCGTTCGCCGCCAGCCCGCCAAGCTCTACAAGCGTGCCTACTGCTCGCGGGACTGTCAGTTCCTGGATCAGCCACAGAAGGTCGCCGGCGCCGACTGGCCCTGCAACGACTGCGGCCTGCTCAAGCCGCTGACCCGTGAGCACTGGATCCCCAGCACGGACCTGAAGCGGCACTCGTCCGGCTTCCTGTCCATCTGTCGCGCCTGCCGTAGCGAGCGGAAGCGCCAGTTCCACCAGCACGACAAGCTGCGTTGCCTGACGGCCTACGGCGGCGATCCACCGCGCTGCGCCTGCTGCGACGAGCGCATCCTCGGGTTCCTGACGCTCGACCACGTCAACGACGACGGTGGGGAGCACCGTAAGCGGGTGAACGGTGGAAACTTCCAGGGCGGCGCCGTCATGTACGGCTGGCTGCGCAGGCATGGGTACCCCACCGACCTGGGCATCCGCGTGCTCTGCTTCAACTGCAATGCCGGCCGTCACTGGAACCACGGTATCTGTCCTCACCTAACCGCGTAGGAGGGTCTGGGCCCGGGTGGGTGGACTGGGGAGGGGCGCTGCGGCGCCCGCCCACCCGGGGCACCAGTTCAGGCGTACAGCCCGCCGTGGATCGGGATCGACGAGCGGTTGTTCAACGGCATGCCGTCCCAGTTGCTGGGGCGGCTGAAGTCGGGCTGCTGGGGCACGTTCAGTGGCTCGACCGTGCCGACACCTTGCATCGCTGCGATATCCACGCAGTTGCCATGGCCGTTTTTGGCCCAGTCGACGCCCGTCCCGAGCGAGACGATCATGATCTGGCCACGGCGGGCCCGAAGCTCGCGCCCGTTGACCCAGCCACGGAACATCGTCTGGCGCGGGTTGTACGGATCCTCCTTTGGAATAAATGCAACCATTCGTGGCTGTCTAGGCTGGACGATAGCCTCGGGGGCCGGCTGTGGCCAGGGGCTGGTGGCCGGGGCCACGGGGATCCTGGTCTGTTCCGGCTGGGTGTAGGTCGGCTGCTGGAAGACCACGGCGGGCGGGTACTCGCCGGGCCGGGCGGCCATCTCGGCCGGCGCGGTTGCGACCCCGTTCGGGACCGGGAGCTCCGCTCGGATGGCCGAGACTCGGCGGTCGAGCTCGGCCAGCATGGTGGCGTCGCGCTGGTCCATAAGCTGGGTGAAGAACGCCGCCATCTGCTCCATGGTCGGGGTCATGCCACTGGCCTGGGCCGGGGCCTCGACGGGGGCGGCTGCGGCTGCCTGCGGGGCAGCAGCCGCTGCCGCCCCCGCGACCACGGCGGCGGCTGCGCCCAGGAAGCCTCGCCTGGACGTGCCCCCGTGCGGCGGGTTGGGCGGAGGGAGCTCCACGTCGTCCTGGTCGTCGTCGTCCTGGTCGGTGTCGGGGCTCCCCGTCGGCGGGTAGCCGGGGGGAGCCTGCTCGGCTGGGGCCTCGGCCGCCGCCAGCAGGCTCCCGAGCGGGCTGGCAGTCTGGTCCTTCGATGCTTGCTTGCTTGGCATGGGTTACCTGCTTAGCTGCTGCTGGTCGAGCTCGTGGTGGTGCTGCCGGACTTGCTGGTGGTGCTGGTGGCCGCCTTCGGGGCTGAGGCTGCGGCTGGTGCGGTCTCGCCGCCGTCCGGGCCGCTCGCTGCCTGGGCCTGCTCGATCGCCTCGGCGTACGACGCCTGGACGGCCGGGCTGGCGTTGACGGCGTCCTGGAGCCCCTGCGAGAGGCGCTCGTTGTTGAGTTGGGCGGCGGCGACCCGCAGGTTGTTCTTGCGGACCTCGTTGCCGCCCAAGAGCGCCAGGGCCTGGGCCAGGGCGTCGGGGTCGTTCGGGTCGATCGGGTCCTCGGTTGAGCTTGCGGTCGCGCCCGATGCCGCGAGCTCGGCCATGGTCGCGGCGATGAGATCCGGGTGGCGGGCGGTGACCTCGGACGACCAGCCGCGCTCGGTCAGCCCGGGCGGCGGGACCACGGTCGCCATCTCGGCCGGGCGGGCCTGGATCAGGGCGCTCTCGGCCGCCACCGTGTAGGCGACCTCGGCGGTGGTCGGGGGCGGCAGGGCCTCGGCGGCCGGGGTGACGCCCTCCTCGGCCAGCAGGGCGCCGTGGCTCTGGCCAAGCCGATGCGCCGCGCTGACCTTCAGCATGTTCTCGACGGCGCCCATGACGTCGCCGTTCGGGCCGCTCTCGCCAGTCGTCGGGGTGGTGCTGGGGCTTGCCATCTCACTCCTCCAGAGAGGCCCGCAGCGGTCACCGCTGCGGGCCAGCAGACGGTTACGCCGAGGCGGCAGTGACGACCTTCATCACTTGCACTGGGTCGAATACGACTCCCGCGAATGCGACTTTCGCGGAGACGAAGCCAAGCTGGCCGAGCGGATCGCTCTTGTCGGGCTGGTTGACGGGCTGGGTGTAGACCGAGATGCCTCGGTTCGTGCGTGGATCAATGCGACGCACGGCCATACCAGCGAGATCCAGCATGCCGAACCCATTGGGTCCGTAGGCGTACGCATGATACGTCTTGATGCCACCTGCGCCCGCACCAGTGAGAAGCTCATTGGCTTCCTTGAAGCGCATCCCCCAGCCCTTGCCGAGCTCGCCCGTCAGCAGGTTGGGGCCGCCCTGGGCTGCGACACCGCCCGTGTACTTGGCGATGTCGGTGAAGTTCGGGTCCGACATCAGGTCGTGTCCCTGATACGGATCGATCAGCATGTGGTAGAAGCCGTCAGGGAAGCGGGCGGCGTTATTCCGCTTCATCGTCCGCACGATCTTGCGGATCATGTCGGGGTCGAGCTTCATAGTGGAGGTGACTTCGATGTCGGTGTCGATCGGCACCGCCGCCGGGTTGGTCGGGTTCGGCGTGAAGAACGGGGTCGCCGTGGTGACGTTGCCGCCCGTCCCCCACCAGGAATTGGTGGTAGCCTCAAGCGCATAAAGCATAACCCTATGCAGCTTCTGGCCCTCGTACTCGCCCAGCGCTTCTGCTGCATGAACGAGAATCCCGTCCACAGAAGCGGTCTCGGAGAGGTCCGACACCTTGATCCAGTCGCCGTACTGCTTGAGGCCGGCGTTGACCTCGGTGATCTCCAGGTCCTTGGCGTCGGGGGGCACACCCTCGACCAGGGCGGTCGGCTCGGCGGTCCCGTCCACGGCCGGGTCCCACAACGCCGAGACCTTCCGGAACGAGATCTGTCCGTTCGTACCAAAGCCACCAGAGTTCTTAGGAATGGTGGTCATCTGGGCGTCCTCAAAGAGGACGAGGTACGGCACGGCGCGCTTGGTCAGCGTCAAAATAAAGAACTTCTGTTGCGCCGCAGTGCCAAGGAAGTTGTGGGTGGTGGGCGCCGAGTCGGTGATCAGCGCCTGGATCTTGCTGGCCATCTCACTCCTCGCGTTCGCGCAGCAGGAGGTGCTGCGGTCTACTGGTCAAGGCCGAGATCTCGCAGGGTGATCTCGCCGTCGCGAAGCTGTTGCAGCACCCTGTCGGTCGGCATCGGCACCTGGGTGTCGACCCCGAGCCCACGGTCGTAGCCCATCGCCCGCCGGAGCGGGTCGACCGTGGCGACCCGCCCGTTGGCCCGCCGCCCGTTGGCCGAGGCCATCGAGTCGCGGCCGAACCGTCCGTTCCGGACCACCCGCTCGTCGGCTACCCCGCCACGGGTGGCGGCTGCCCGACGCAGGCGGTCCATCTCGGCCTGCGTCCGTCTGCGCTCGGCCAGGATCGCCTCGCGGGCCACATGGGCCATCGTGTTGGCCTCGTCGCCGGCGTGGACGATCTGGGGGTCAAGCTGGATCTGGTACTTGGCCAGATGGGTGATCGCCTCGCCCCGCCGCTGGGCCTTCTCCTGGCGGTCGGCCGCCAGCAGTGCCGTGCGGTAGGTCCTGACGTACTTCTCGTTCGACACGTACCTGTTGAGGGTCGCCGCCGCTCTGTTTCTCTGCTCCAGCGGTGCCCGTGGGTTGTTGACGATCTGTTGCAGCCGATCCCGCTCGTCCTGGGTGCCGATCGCCCGCACCAGCGTGTCGATCGCCTCGGCTTCGACCTGTTGGGTCTGGGCCTGGGCAACCCGAAGCTGGTCGCGCTCCTCGATCACCTTCGCGACGCGCTGCTCGACCCGACGGTCGATCTCGCGCTGCATCTCCCGGGAGACCCGCCGCCTCCCGCTCCGCTCCCGACGGTCCTCGCCCTCGTCCTCGTCGTCGCCCGCCCGCCTTCGCCCTTCCGGCTCGACGTCGTCTTCTTCGACGTCTACCTCCTCAGGCTCGGCATAGCGGCGCCCGTCCGCCTGGACCTCGTCCTCGTCATCGTCGAGGTCGTCGTCCTCATCGGCGTCGGTATCCGCGCGACTCGGCAGGAACCTGCCATCGGGCCCCCGTTCGGGGGCGCCATCCCGCGCACGGCTGCGTGCCGTCCGCTGCGCGGTGGTGTCTTGCTCTTCCTGATCGGCCTCGTCCAGGATGACGTTGGCCGCTTCTGGCTGGGTATCGGCCCGGGCTGCCCGCCGACGGGTACTCCGACGACGGGGCTCGTCCTGGGCGTCGTCCTGGTCGTCGCGGCGGGCTGGCCGCTCACGGCGCTGAGGCGGGGCGTCGCGGACCACCTCGTGCGGCGAGACGCCAGAGCCCTGCTCCTGGAGCTCCTGGAACGTCTCGTTCATCGCCGCGTCAAGCTGGGCCATCGGGTCTTTGCCCGTGCCGCTCTGGTTGTTCACGCCGCCCTCCGGGGGAACAAAAAAGGCCAGTCCGCGTACTGCGGATCTGGCCTCTTGGGCTGCTATCTGGTTGTGAGGGGCAGAGACGGAAGAGCTACGCCACCGTCGACTGGGAGGTCGAGCCGACGTAGCTCCCCGTGCAGGTGAGACCGATGCCCAGCGATCTCACCTGCAAGGCTAGGACACAGCCGTGGTCTCGGGCAACCGGCACGACGATTCGCCGGGCGCGATCGACACGATCCGCCCGTCCACCGCCGCGAAGACGTGGTCGGTGTGGCAGTTCCGACACCTGATCACCAGCCGCGAGCCGGCCGGGCGGGCGATCGGCGTGTCGCACTCCAGGCCCTGGCCCCGCCTCCTGGGGACCGCGCACCTGAAGACGTTCTTGCTATCAAGCCGCAGCAGTGGTGCGCTCATCACTCTTCCGGGTACTCGGGGTCGTCGTCGTCGTCATCATCGTCATCGTCGTCGTCGTCATCATCGTCGTCATCGTCGTCGTCACCGGGGGTGTCGTCGTCGTCGTCGTCATCGTCGTCGCCGGGCGGCTCACCACCACCACCCTCATCGGGCGGCTCACCACCACCACCCTCATCGGGCGGCTCACCACCACCACCCTCATCGGGCGGCTCACCACCACCACCCTCATCGGGCGGCTCACCGCCACCGCCACCACCCTCCTCGGGCGGCTCGGGCTCGGGCACGATCGGCTCCGGCAGGCCGTCGTCATCGTCATCGCCATCATCACGGCGCCGCTCTTCGTCCTGCTCCTCGTCCCGCCGCCGCCGCTCTTCGCGCGCATCGGCATCGGCGCCGACGTCCTCTTCGCGGAGCGGGATGACCTCCCGCTCGCGCGGCCGATCCTCGTCCCCGGGCAGGATGTCGCCCAGCGCGGCTCTGACCTGATCCTCGGTCAGCGGCCCGCCCGTCATCCCGACGTCGGAGGTCCGCCCGCCTGGGCCGAACGCCAGCAGGTCGCGGTACGCCCGCTGGCTCTCGTTCAGCGCCACGTTCCGCTGCTCGACCTCCTCGGGTGCGACCTGTCCGTCGGTCGGGGGCGCGACGTCGGGCACCCCGGCCGCCGCTCTATCGGCCTCCTGTTGGGCGATCTCGTCGATCTGCTCCTGGGTGAGCTCCCCGCCGCCGTAGCCAGCCCTGGTCGCCGCGTCGGCGTCGTACGCCTCCTGCTGGGCGTTGGCGGCCTGGATCAACGCGTCGTCGCTGGCGCCCTCGGCCAGATTCTTCTCCCGCAGGTCGAGCGTCTGGGTCCGTCCTTCGGCGTCGGTGACCACCGCCATCGGCTCGCCGCCGGGGCCGTTGAACCGCCGCACCTCTGGCTGGGCCGCAGCCTCGCCCGGGGCCTCGCCCGGCGGGGCGATCGTCTGGACCGCGCTCGCCGGCGGCGTCGCGTCGACCGCGCGCGTCCCGGGCCCGGCCAGCGGCGTCAGGTCCGGCGGCTTGCCCTGGTTGCGCTGGTCGGTGTACCAGCCCTTCCAGGAGGCGACGTACTCCGGGGTCGGGCCGTCCCGTCCCAGGTCGGCGTCAGACAGCCGTCGGCCGGGCACCCCCTCAGGCAGCCCCGAGGCGAGGTCGGCGTCGCGGTCTCTGGTCCAGACCTCGCGGGCCACCCGATCCCAGACGTCCTGGGGGGTCTCGTCGGTCAACTGCCCGCCCGGCTGGGTCACGCTCTCGAACGAGGCTGCTGGCTGGGCTGGCTGGGCCCCGGCCAGCGCTGCTGTCTGGGGGACCTGGGTCAGCGGGCCCGGGGCACCCGCTGGTGGGGCCCCCGTGAAGGGCAGGCCGGTGACCCGCGTGAGCTCGTTCCGCAGCGCGTCGCCGTTCGGGCCGCCCTGGCCGTTCGCTGACGCCCGCAGCCACGTCTCGGAGTAGCGGTGGATGGGCGAGTTGGGGTCGTTGGCCATCGCCCCGACGAGCTCGAAGTACGCCTGCTTCTTGCCGGCGCTGTTGAGGTCCAGGAACTCCTTGCCGGTCTGGGCGTTCCGTCCGATCAGGCCCCTGGACTCTAAGAGCGCCCGCTCCTGGGGCGAGGCCCGGCTGACGTCGCGCTGGATGTCGTGGGCCCAGGTCAGGTTGCCGGCGTGGCGGAGCACGTCGTGCGCCCGCACCTCGGCCGGGTTGTCGGGCGAGGGGCTCGCCTGCGGCTTCTTCATGAGCGCGGCGACGTCGCGGGCGACCGCGTTGTACTCCTCGTCCGACAGCTTGGTGTCCGGCAGGCCCTGCTTGCGGCGCTGGTCGTTGTTCGCGATGTCGGCCGCCCGTCGCAGCACGCCGGCCGCCTCGGCGTTGATCGCGGCGATCCGCTGGGCGTCGGCCGCCTGGGCGTTCCGGGCCGCCTGCGACAGTTGCGGCTGGGCCCCCGGCCTGCCCGTCGCCGCCCCGGCCCCCGTCGCTGCCCTGGCTCCAGCCGCCCCGCCCGTGGGTGGTCGCGCACCACCAGCCGCCGCGCCGCCACCCGCGCCGCCGCTCGGCTTCCTGGCCGCCCCACCACCGCCGCCGCTCGCCTTGCTGCCGCCGCCCGACGCCTTGCCCTCGTCCTTGTTCAGGACCTCGTTCAGGCGTTCGAGCCGCTGCTGGACGTCGGCCGGGACCGCGACCCCCCGCCGACGGCTGTACTCGCCCTCGACCTGATCCTCCCAGGCGGAGAGCAGCCGCTGCTCGTCGCCCGTGAGCGTCTGGTTGGTGTTCTGCTTGGCCAGAATCCCCCGGATCTGGTCGTTCATCATCTCTTCGCGGACCTGATTGCGCAGCGCGATCAGGTACTCGAAGCTGCTGCCACCGCTCGATGACGGCGGGTTGGTCGGGATGCCCGAGCCGAGGCCGATGCTCGGGAACTGACCCTGGCCCGGCGGTGGGATCAGGAGCGGCGGCAGGCTCACGCGTACACCTCGTAGTCCTCGTAGCTGGGCTGCTCGTCGTAGACGGGCTCGGACTCGGCCACCACGTCCTCATAGCTGGGCTGCTCTTCGTCGTAGACGGGCTCTTCGTCGTAGTAGCTGGGCTGCTCGTCGTAGGCGTAGCTGGGCTGCTCGATGTACTGGCTGTCGTCGACCGGGCCCTCGCCCTCCTCGATCGGGACGTCCTCGGGCGCGCCCAGCACGATCACAGGCGGCGGAGGCGTCTCCTCGGGCACGATCTGGCCGTCGGGCGGAGGCGTCTCCTCGCCGCTGTACGGGATCACCCGCTGCTGCTCCGGCGCCCGCAGACGGATCATCTCCTCTTCCGTGACCGCCCCGGATCCCGACAGGTCGATCGGGATCGGCTCGACCCGTCCCTGGCCCACATCGAGCGGGATCGGCTCGACCGCCGTCGGCGGCTCGCCCGGCGTGGACCTGGGGCCCGTCTGGCTGGACGGGGTGTACTCTCTTGGGACCCCGCCGGCGTCGGTCACGTTGGTGACGCCCGTCGGTGGTGCCTGTCCCGGGGCGACCCCGCTGCCGCCACCCGTCACGCTGGCCGGCGTGTACTCGCGGGGGACCCCGCCGCGATCGGTGGTGTTGGAGATGCCCGACCCTGGCTCGAACTGTGGCGGTGCAGCAGCAGGCGCTGCTCGCGGCACCCCGCGCGGCGCGGCCACGCCGTAGGGGCCAAGCTCGCCCACAAACTCGGCGGAGTCCGGGACCACCTCGCCGTTCCTGACCGCCCCGATCCAGCTTTCCCGATAGTTCCTGAACGGCGAGTCGGGGTCGAGGATCTTGGTGTAGAGCGAGTGCGGGTCCTTCTGGTAGGCGGCTCGTTCTCGCGGGTCCAGGGTGTTCGGCGCCTCCTTGTACTGCCGCTCCCAGGCCGCAGCCGCCTCCTGCGCCAGCGTCCGCCAGCCGCCCGTATCGCCCCGCCAGCCGCCCTGGTCACCCGGGCGGAAGACGTCCCCGATCTCACGGGCGACCCGCTCGACGACAGGACGGGTCGGACGGACCCGACCCTCGCCGGCCCTGGCGATCGCCCTGGTCAGCCGTCCTTCTGGCAGCACGGCGCCCGTCTCGTCGCGCTCGAACGGCAGCGGCGGCGCGATGCTGGCTGGGGGTGGGGCCGCCTTGGGCGCGGCGGCGGGCGGCTTCGGGGTCGGGCGAGCCGTCGCGATCGGCGGGGTCGGGTGGGTCTGGGCCGGCGGCCGTCGATTCGGCGCCTCGTCCTGGAACGGCGCTTCGAGCGGCGTCTGGGGCGGCAGCTTGATCGACGGGGCCTTCGTCGCGGGCGCGGCCGGCGCTGCGGGCGGCACCACGGGCGCAGCCGGGGCGGCTGCGGCAGCCGCCACGGGTGGCGGCTCGGCCGCTCGGGGCAGCGGCGGGACCGTCAGGTCACGGGTGCCGGCCGGCTCGACGTTGACGATCCGCAGCGTCCCCTGGTACGACGGGTCCTGGGCGTCGTATTGACCGCGCGTCATCTGGAGCGTGTTGCCCCAGTCGTCGGTGACGGTAAGCTGGTCGTCGGGCGAGACGGCCGACCGCGCGGCCGACGGCACGTCGAGGTCGCCCGGGGCCGGGTTGGCCGTGAACGGCGGCGGCGGCTCCAGGCTCGGGACCAGCGGCAGCCCGGAGATCGGGTGCGTCGGCGGCGAGGTCGGCGTCGGCGGCACCGTCGGCGTGGCGGTCGGCTCCGGGGTGCCCGTTGGCGTCGGGGTACCCGCTGGCGTGGCGCCCAGGTCGGCCGGCGTCGGGGTCCCTGTGGGACCCGGGGTGCCGCCGGGCTCGGGGGAGCCATCCAGAGACGGTCGCGGATCGTTGAAGCCGTGGCCGCCCTGCCACCAGCGGATCTCCGACTCCATGATCATGTTCGCGTCTTCGAGCGCCTGCCGATCGTCGTCGCTGAGCGGGTCGCCGCGATCCTGCTTCCGCTTGGCGGCCTCGGCTCGCGGATCGGCCCAGACCACCCCGTTGATCTGGGTCCACCGCGCCGGCGGCATGTCGTACGGCTTGGTTGAGCGGATCGGCTTCGGGGTGGGCTCGGCCTTCGGAGTCGCGGTCGCCCTCGGCGTCGGCGTCGCGGTCGGCTCCCTGGTCTGGGTGGGCACCCTGGTCGGCGTCGGCTCGCGGGTGGGCGTCGGCTCGCGGGTGGGCGTCTGGGTCGGGCGCGGGGTCGGCGTGTTCCTGGGGGTCGGGTCCGGCCGTGGCGTCTGGGTCGGGCGCGGCGTCGCTGGTGGCCTCGTGGGCGTCGGGTAATAGCCCGGGATGATGTCGCTCGGGTCGCCGTATGGACCAGTGCGCGGGACCGACATCGTGCCTCACCCCGTCCAGGTGAGACAGCTATACCCGAGATGCCGTCAACAACCAACCGCCACAACACGGGGAGGCCCGGCTATGCAGGGAGGGGCCCCGTCGTTCGTACAAAGCGCGGCTGCGATGCGGCTCCGGGTGCAGCCGCATCGCAGCCGTCCCCCGCGACCATTAGGGAGAATGGATCGCGTCCCGCGCGTCCAGGGGAGGAACGTTCGGTGCCCCAGCATACCGTGGGGGAGGGGCCCCATGGTAGGCGTGTACCTACGGCAGGGGCGGCAGCCCAACGGCCCGTCGCGACCTGTTCACCGCTTCCTTCTGATCAGTCGCCGCCGGGGCTGCGGGCGCCTGGGTCGCTGACGGCGTCCTGACGGGCGCTGGCGTCGTCGGGGTACCCGCTGGTGGAGTGGCAGGGGCGGTCACGGGTGCCTGTTGACCAGGAGGCAAGTCTGGCAGCCCGACGGCTCGACGAGCGCGGTTGGCGGCCTCGTTCGGATCGGTGGCTGGCTGCGGAGGCGTAGCTACGGGCGTTGCGCCCGGCCGTGGCGTGGCCCCGGGCGTCGCTGCGGGCTCGCGGCCGAGCAGCTTGTCGACCGCTGCCGCTGACTCGAACGGGCGGGTCCTGTTGGAGTCCTGAGCTAAGACGGCTAGCTGGGCCTTGACGGCCGGGTCGTCCTGCATCTCGTTGCGGACCGTCTTGAACGTCTCGCTCATCGCCGCCTTCAGCCGATCGCTCCAGGCGTCAGGGTCGGCCTTGCGCTGGGCCTCGGGGACCGCCTGCATCTCGGCCTGGACGCGGGCGTTGGCGGCCTCGCCCACCCGTCGGGCGAACTCCTGTCTAAGGGCCTGCGGCATCGCCACCAGCGTCCACTGGCCCGGCCGCTCGACCTTGTACAACAACTCGCTCGGCGGGCTGGGGGCGCCGACCTTCGCGTCGAGCAGCGTGTTCAGCACGGCGTCGTCGAGGTGCTCCTGGGTCGCGCGGAACGGCAGCCACGCGTAGGCGCCGCTGTACTCGCTCTCGACCGGGCGGCCCAGCGCGTCTCTCGTGATGGCCAGCCCCGAGCGTCGCCCAGTCGGGCTCCCTTGCTGGGTCGCGAGCAGGTCCGGCAGGCCGAACGGCAGCCGCAGCCCGGGCGCCGGGCCCAGGTCCGGCACGCCGTAGGCCAGCCCTTCTCTGATGCCGCCGAACTCGGTGGATCTGGCGTATGGGTCCTGGCTCTGGGCGATCGTGCGGGTCAGCCCAGCCGCTGGCATGAACGACCCGAGGGCGTTCCAGCCCAGCCACGCCCCGATCTCGTTCTGGGCCCCGTGCTGGCGACGGAGCGCCATGCTCGGCGTCTCTGGCCCCTCCGGGACCACCCAATCCCAGGCCGCGTCGGTCAGCTTGACGAGGTCGCTCATGCCAGACAGGAAGGTCACGTCCGAGATCATCCCGAAGAACCGTCGGCGGGCGGTCCGCAGGGTATCGCCATCGCCCCCGTTCCAGAGGTCCTGGATGCCCTGCCAGGAGTCCGGGAATGGACTGCCCGTCAAGGGCCGCTTCTTCTCGGCCGAGACGCCGTACAGGTACGACTCCCCGATCGCGGCAGCCGCGCCCATCATGTAGCCGAGCGGGCCCCAGTTCGAGTAGTTGACCCAGTAGTCCTGGCCCCGCCACGGGATCTTGACCGAGTACGGCCGCCAGCCCGTCGCCTGCATCGTCCGCTTCAGCGAGCGGGCGTCGCCCGACGGGAGCTCCTCGTCGAACCAGACGATCGGATCGTCGGGCGGGCCGCTGGCCGAGAGCGCGCCCTCGAAGGCGAGCCCCAGCAGGTAGAAGAAGCCGGTCGTGCCGATCATGTTCGCCATCAGCCGTCGGTCGAGGTCGGCCACCCCCGGGCCCACCTGGGTGCCCCTCCAGGCGTCCTGGTACGGCCCGCCCAGGATCCCGAAGGCGTTGCGGGTCGGGATCGCCTGCCCGAACGGCAGCGGGATGTTCGGGGTCCCGAGCATCCGCTGGCCGCGATCGGACTGCATCACCTTCTTGTAGGCGGCTGATCGAGCGACGTCGTAGACGGTGCCAGCGAGCCCCAGCGGCGAGAAATCGATGGCCCAGCCACGGATGTGGTAGAGCGTCTTCAAGAACGGCAGGACGAACTGGCCCACGGGGTGGCGCTGGATCGGCTCCAGCTTGCGTCCGAAGGTGCCCATGTCGCCCTGGAAGGTGGTCCGCTCGGCCTCTCGGCGGGCGTTCTTCTGCATCTGGAGGTGGGTCGCGGTCGCCGCCCGGCGCTCCTCTGGGGTGGCGTTGGGTCCCGCGATGTTGCCGGCCATGATCTCGGCAATCCGCTCGTGCCACTCGTCGGAGTCGACCTCGTGGACGCCCTCGCGCCACGCCAGGATCGCGGCCTGTCGGTTCATCTCCATGCCCCAGGCGATCTGCTTGATCCCGACGTCGGCCATCCCCTTGAGTCGGCCGGCGAGCTCCGCGAACAGGACCGCCCCGACCTTGCTGGCCTTCAGCTTGAGCAGCTTCGGGGAGCGCTCGCCCGCGCCCTCCTCGCGGGCGTTCTCGATCCGGCGGGTGAGCCGCCCGGAGATGTTACGCGGGGCACCCGTGGCCTCGGATTCGAGGGTGTCGACACCCGTGAAGAGGATCCGCCCCATCCGCCTGATCGCCAGCGGCAGGTATCTAGCCATCGCGGCGGCCTCGACCTTGGTGATCGCCCAGCGGGCGCGCGGGTCCAGCCCCCCCGTCTCGGGCAAGAAGGGGTCGGCCATCATCTTCCCGAACAGCATGCCCGTGTTCCAGGCGTAGTCGTTCAAGATGCCTCGGGGACCCAAGAGCATGTTGTTGTAGCGGACGTTCGAGAGGATCTCCCACGGGTGGATCGACAGGTCCGGGGCGGCTGCCGCTGCCGCCGCCTCGGAGGGGGTGGTCTCGCCACGGACCTGATCCGCCATCGTCCGTCCGTAGCGTACGAGCTCGCCCTCGGCTGTCGCTCGGCGTCGTCCCGCGATCGGCGTCGGGCGGGTCCGTGCGACCATCCCGCTTGCTCTGGCGATCCCCTCCTCCTCAAGGCGCGCCACGGCGTCGGTGTCGCCGGCGTCCTGGGCTGCCTGTCTCACCTCCAGGAACTCCTCCAGCGTGCCAGAGGCGCCCTGCGTCACGGGTGCCGAGCGCCAGACCTCGTCGAGCATCGCCCACTGGTCTCTTGGCGTGATCGCGAGTCCCCTGATCGCGGAGAACTTGCGGGCCTCGTCGAGCATCTGGGCCACCGACCAGGGGGTAGCCCGCTGGCCCTGGGCCCGATCGGCCGCCCGCTGGAACAGCTTGTACTGCCGCATGATCGCGCCGGCCAGGATCTGCTGCTCTCGCCTGGACAGGCCCTCGGCGTTCGGGCCGGCAGCTATCATCATGATCGCGTCGGCCCACTCGGTCTCGTTGGCGGCCCGGAACTCACGGCGCTGGGCCAGGATCCTGTCGGCAGCCGCCTCGATCTGCGCGGCTGACATCGCCTCGGCGTTCGGGCGGGCCTGGACTTCTCTGATCAGCCGCGCTCGCTCGCCCAGCATCCCGACGTTCGGATCGCCCATCTCGACCAGCGATCCCATCTCCAGGAGTGCCTGCGCCCAGGACGGGAACTGGTCGAGGTTTGGCTCATTGCCGGTCGGTGGCCCGAGGTTCGGGACCCCGGGCACGGGCTCGTCTTCGGGGAACGAGATGGGGGGTGCGGGCGGTCCTGGTGGCGGGGATGTCGGCGGAGCCGATATTTGCGGGGCCGCGCCCCCCACTGGCGGGGCGCCTGAGACAGCCTCGTTGGCGTCGAGCGCAGCCACGATGCGGTCGTACTCCTCGTCGGAGATCGGCACCGTGTCAAAGCCCGGCAGGATCATCTGGACTTGCTCGGGGCCGTCGGTCCTGGGCAACGCGTCCGGGTCGTCGATCTCCTGGACCGCGCCGTCGAGATCGATCGCCTCGGCCAGGGCCGGGTCGGTCGCGTCCTGCGGGTCCTGGCGGTCCCACTGCGCCTCGGGGTCACCCGGGGGCTGGCCCGTCGGCATCTCGCCCGCCATGAACAGCGGCTGGCCCTCTTCGAGCGCCGAGCGCTTCATCTGGGGCGGGATGTCCAGGACGTGGACCGCCTCCGCTGTCCCCGCCCGCTCGGCCTCGGCATCGGCTGCGGCCTGGGCGGCCTCCTGGGTGGGGTACCCGCCGAGCGATGTGCCGTTCGGCAGGGTGTACCGCCAGCCGTCGGGCTGCTCGACGACCTGTCCGAATTGGCCCGTCTCGTGGACCGAGATCTGGCTCCTGGTGGGAGCGACCCCCCACGGCTTGCCGAGGTCGGTCGCGACGGTGACCAGCACCCCGTCGTAGAACTTCGGCAGCGCCTCGGGGTTCTTGATCCGCCTGGGGCCGTAGCGGTCGTTCTGCTGGGCGCCCGTGGTCCAGGCGATCTGGTCGTAGCCGTGTTCTGCGGCCCAGCGGATCATCCGTCGGAACGCCAGGGTCGCCCAGCTTTCGGTCCGCATGAACGGAAACTCGGGCGGCGGGTTGTCCTTGGCGATCTGGCGCTCCAGGTACGTCCGCGCCTCCGCCTCGCTGTCGAACGCCGCGTCGTCGCGGGCCGCCTCGTCGGGCGTCACGGCGTACCACTTCGAGTAGGACCGCATCTGGCGGGCGTGCTCGGGGGTGCCGGGCTCCAGGACGGTCTCGTCCACGTAGCGACCAGACGCATTGTCGAAGCGGCCACCGATCCGGGTTGCCTGGGTGGGGTCGATCCGCGAGGGCGGGCGAAACTCGACGGCGTACCCCTTCGGCAGGCCCGACTTCGGCATGAACCCCTTCTCGCGGCCCTGCTGCTGCCAGTCCGACTGGATCTCCTCGATGAACACCCGCCGCTCACCGTTGGGGCCGATCCGCGTGGTCATGCGGACATGCACCGCGACGTTCTCGACCGGGTTGTAGGACCCGGGCTGCGTGAAGTGGCTGCCGGTGTACCGCTGGCGCTCGACTTCCACGCGCTTGGCGTCGAGCTCTGCACGGGCTCGGTTGGCCGCATCCAGGAGCTCGAGAGACTGTCGGCGCAGGTCGAGGTCGTCGACCCGCTCCTCGTAGGAGTGGTCGGCCGTGAACGCGTGGTAGGCATCGGACGCGCGATCGGCCGCCTGCTCGAAGAGCGCGAGCTCCTCGCGGCCCCGCCACGGCAGGATGAGCAGCACCTCCCGGTACTCCTCGCCGCCGGGCTGGACCAGCGGGGCGGACGGATCCCCGGGCTCCCACTCGAACTGGACGGGCCCGGCCACGCCCTCGGGCAGCGGCTCCTCCAGCCGCAGGCGGGCGTGGTCCCCGATCGCCCGCTCGACGCGTTCCAGGTCATCGACGGGGTCGTTGCCGATCGGCTCGCCGTCGACCGTGGTGACCCAGTAGCCCTGGTCGTCGTTGCCCGTCGCCTCGTAGACGAGCTCGTCGCCAAGCTCGTTCTCCTCGGGGGCCGCCCGGAAGGTGTAGCGGTACTCCGGCTCGGACTCGTCGTCGTACAGGTACTCCGGCTCGACGTAGTTGCCCTCGTCGTCCTCGTACCCCTCCTCGACCTCGTACGGCTCCTGCTCGACGATCTCCTCGGGGCCGTCCTGGTAGACGTGGATCTGCCCGATCTCGCGCCCGCCGAGCACCATCTCCTCGACGACAATGCGCCGCTGGGAGAGGTGGTCCATCAGCGCGGCCCGGTCGATGGGGCCGTCGCCCTGGTCGCGCAGCCACGTCTCGACGCCCGTCCAGGCGAGCTCGTCCGGCTTGGCCCCGGCCTCGCGGAGTCGCCGCATGGTCTCCTGGGCGCCCGTGGTCACCTCGACCATCCGCTCGGACCCCTCACGGGCCGGCTCGATCCAGCTTCCGTCCTCGGCCATGATCCAGCCGCGCTCGGGCGGCGGCTCCTCGCGGTTCGGGTTCTGGGCCGCCCTTCTGACGACCCGCTCCGGGCGGGCCTTGTCTCTTACCAGCCGCCCCGGGTTGCCCTCGATCATCTCGGGCAACGCGCCTGCGACCTGGGTCAGCCTGGAGTAGAACGGCTCGGCCAGCGTGACCGGGACCTCGCCGGCCATGGCGGATGGTCGGCCCTGGCTCGGATCGTCACGGGGGGACAGGCTCGCCCAGGCGGCCTCGGCGTTGTAGAGCGCGTCGAGCCGTCCGATCCGTTCGAGGTGCCCGATCGCCCGATCTCGCTCGAGCTCCGCCGATGCGTAGTCAAGCCCGACCGCCTCCAGGCGGGCGGGATCTTCTGTCGCGAGCCCGACGATCGCGGAGGTGTAGAAGCTGGCGTGGCCGTGCAGGACCTGACGGTCCGCGTCGGTCATCAGCGGGTCCGAGTCCAGCGCCTCCATCAGGGCTTCCTGCAAGGTCGCGGTGCTCTCGGCCGCGACCGCCTGGAGCCGGGGGCTGCCCGACAGGACTCTTTGGTGCAGGTCGTCCGGCATCCCGCTGACGGGTACCCAGCCTGGGATCTCGGCCGCCATGGCCGAGGGGCCAGGACCGAACTGCGGGTGCAGTTCGGTCTGCCCCGTCTCATCAGGGTAGGTCCGCTCCCGCACATCCATCAGTTCGGTCAAGCGCGCGTTGCGGCCGACCCCGCTGTAGCCGATGACCGAGTCGTACCCACGGCGGCGCAAGTCGTGGGAGACGATCCGCTCCTCGACCGCGTTCTCCAACGGAGCACCCAGGCGGTAGGCGTCCACGATCTGCTCGGCGGCTTCTGGGCCGGCATCGTGACGGGTCAAGATATCGCGGGTACGCGCGACTACCTCGTCGCGGCTGAGACGCGGGAAGCCCCCGAGCCGACCCACCGGGCCGCGCATCGCATCGGTGGCCTCCTGGCCATTGAGCGCAGCGTAGGCCGCGATGGCAGCGTCACCCACGCCCGCCCGCGCCACGAACGGCCGACGAAAGACCGACGGCCCGGCGATCCGCTGGTCGCCGCCATAGTCGCCCAGGAAGGTGCCGCGATAGGTGTCGACGTCCCGCGCGTGCGTGCCGGAAGCGAGGTAGAAGACGGCGGACTGGCCAGCCTCGGCGCCAACCTGCTCGGGCTGCTGCCAGCGGATCAGATCGACCGAGAGGCCGTCGGGTGTGATCTGGGCGCCGTCTGTATTCTCTACCGCCTGCAAGAAGCCACGGCGGGTCGGCAGGTCAAGCGGGACGCCAGTGGTGATAGCCGCCTCACGTCCGACCATGGCTGATGGCCCGGCTAGATCTCCCCGACCTGCCGCCCCTGGTCCAGTATCAGGCCGTACTGCCGGTCCACCACGTCCTGGCCCAGCAACGGGACGCACTCGTCCAGGAACTGCACCTCCTCGGAGGTCAGCGAGTCGTCCGTCGCGTACCTCCGCTGCTTGGTCCCAGTCGTCGAAGGTTCGGGCGTGAGGCTGGGCGATCCACTCGGTCTTGGGTCCTCCGACCCTGGCGCGGACGTCATCGGGGCTCTCTCCGTTGTGGAAGCCGTCCCAGGTCATCAGGACCACGTCGGGGCGGCCATTGGCGTAGTCCCAGCCCTCGGGCGCGTACTCGTCGTTGAACGGCACGCGGCCCGTCTCGCGGAACCCGAACTGATGGTAATACTTCGGCAGGAACGGGTCGAAGGCGTCCAGCTTGTCGGCGCCCTGGCTGATCCCCATCAGCATCGCGTCGACCCCGGCCCCCTTCGACTTCCGGCCGTCAGGGCCCGGGACGTTGAACACGTTCTGGAGGTCGTTGTCCTCGTCGAGCGCGAACCCGGCGTAGCCACCCGTGTCGGTCGGCTTGACGAAGAGCCGCTTGCCCCTGAGACTGTCGACGTCCGAGGCCGACAGGTACGCCCCGCGATCGCTCTGGGAGCGGATCCGCAGGAACTCCTCGGGGGTCGGCTGGGACCAGCCCTCGGCCCAGGGAGCTTCCGCGCCCATGGCCGACGGGCCTACTCCTTGGGCTTCGGCTCCGCCTTCTTCGGCAGCACGATCACCACCTGCGGCCCCGACTGGTAGATCTTGTGGCTCGCCGGCGCCGAACCGATGCCCAAGCGCTTGAATCGTTCCTCGATACTCGGCCGCAGGGAGATGCTCTGCCCAGCCACGGTAACCCTCCTGTTCAAGTCCCGCGATCCCCAGGTTGGCGATCGCGTCGACCGTCGAATTATAGATCTCCTCGGGTACCGACGGCGAGTCAATCAGGGCCACGTAGTGGCCGCCGGGATCTGCCACCAGCGGGATGCCGGTCCCCGCGACCAGCGCCGAGATCGCCTCCAGATCGGCCTTCTCGATCGGCTCCTCCCCCGAGGACGAGAAGACGTAGCCGAGCGCGTTGCCTTCTGTCGAGGCAAGCTGGAGCGAGACCGCTGGGGCGCCGGCGCGCTCACCAAGCTCGGCCGCGACGTAGCGGGCGGTGTCGAGGTTGCCGCCCACCAGACGGACCATCAGCCCGTCCCCGATCGGGACCACCTGATGCGGCTGGCCGAGCCAGTCAAGCTGGCCGTTGGCGTAGCCGAGGGCGGCGCGGTCAGGGACCCCCACGATCCCGACCGTCGGCGCCTGTCCCTCGGCCACGTCCAGGAGTGCCGCCCGCTGGGCCCGATCGACCGGGCGGGCTGGCTCCTTGGTCTCGCCTCGGCCTCTGGTCTGGCCTGGGTAGACGATGTCGGTGACGCCGGCCTCGGCCTGCCCTGGCGAGAGCGGAGACGAGGCGATCACGGGCGCAAGCTGCTCCCAGGCGTGCTGGACCCGGGCGTCGGCGTTGATCGCGGCGAGGTCGCCACGGATGAGCTCGGGGCGCAGCAGGCCAGCCTGCTCGGCGTCTCGGAGCGCGTCAGCCAGATCGCCATCCTGGATCTTCTGGCGGATCGCCGTTCCGCCCCGCTCCCAGGCGGTCTTGATCGGGAACCAGATCGCGGCCTGGGCCTCGTGCGGGCTGATGCCCTCCTCGCGCGCGAGCCAGTTGTAGATCGCGTGCGATGCGCGGTACGCCTGATCCGAGGTCGCCATCCAGGATGTCGACCAGTAGTTCATGGCCCGCGCCATCCAGACGTCGACCGTCACGTTCGGGTCGTAGACGCCCATCAGGGCCGAGATCATGTTGCCAGCGTAGGACGGGGTCTTGGCGTTCGTCTGCACCGTCACGGACCCCGTGGTGTAGAGGTCCATGATCTGCTTGCCCTTGCCCTCGGTGTAGGTCCGGAAGCCGACCATCTTCGGGGTGCCGTCCTTCTCGACGTTGGCCACCCCCTCACTGACGCTGGGGATCCGGTACGCCTTCATCCGCGCGTGGAACTCGTCGCGGTGGGCGTCGTCGAGGATCCCCTCGGCCGCCATCTCGCGGGCGATCTTCATCGCGGCGAACGTCGTCGCCATGTTCTCGGTCGGCTCGGTCTGGGCGGAGGTCACCCCGAAGATCACGCGGAACTCGTCGAACGCCTCGGGCCCGACCCGCTCGTAGACCCAGTGGGCAAGCTCGGTGTACCAGCGCGAGGCCGGCCGCCCAAGCTGGAGCGCCACCCGCTGATCTTCCAGGGCTGGCGTTACCCCGTAGTTGCTCTCGACCCAGACGTCCTTGCCCTTCTTGTCCTTCTTGTTGGTGCCGTCCGGGTTCTTCTTGATCTCGACCTTGGTGGCGGTCGGGCTGGGCAGGAACTTCGGCTCAAGCTTGCCGAGCTCGCCCTTCTCGAACTGCGGTCGGTTGGTGCCCTGGGCGCGGGCCGCGTCCATCAGCACCTGCTCCATCCGCCCCTCGATCGTGTTCGGCTCGTAGCCAGCGAACGGGACGGCGTGCTCTCGCAGGTAGGCTGGGATCGAGGGGATCTCGGCCGCCATGGCGGACGGGCCCTCGCGGGCATCGGGATCGTACGGCCCGAGCTCGCGATCCTCGGCCTCGTACGGGTCGCGCATCCAGGATTCCATCATCTGGTTGCGGGTCTCGAAGTCGTCGCGCGACCACTCGGTCTGGGGGATGGGCTCGACCGGGGCTGCCTGGGCCTCGTACATCGGGGCGTAGGTGCGCTCATGGCCCTTGATGCGGGTCCAGAGCCAGTTGTGCAGGACCGCGTTGTAGACGGCCTTCGGGATGTCGGGGGCGAACCCGGAGCGGCGAAGCTGGTTGTAGCCGCTGATGATCCGGGCTAATGTCAGGATCCCCGTCGCGTCGGCCGCGTAGTGCTGGTTCATCAGCCGGGCGATCTGGGCGGCCTCGGTGTCCATCCCTCGGATGTCGCCCTGACCCGTGATCCAGGTGTTCAAGGCCCGCGCATCGAGGGTCGGCATCTCCCCGAAGCCAAGCAGATGCTGGATGAAGCCCGTCTTGCGGGGGCCGATCCCATTGAGGCGCTCGACCGCCGCCGCCATCGCCCGTGGGTTGTCCCCGATCTGGTTGAGATCGGCAGTCAAGGCCACGACGTCCCGCATCGAGATCCTGCCCCGTCTGTTGGGACGGGTCCCCATGACGTTGTTGTTGTTCAGCCGATCGTCCGAGAAGGCCGCGCGAATGGAGGCGGCGTTCTCCCAGCCGGCCTCGTCGAACGTGCCCTGGTCAAGCTGGGCCAGCGTCCGCTGACCCGTCGGGGAGGCGATCCAGGCAGCCGCTGCGTCCTCGGCGCGGATCTGCCGCACCCCGTCACGGTTGGGGGTCAAGAAGTGGTCGGGGATCGCCAGTCCCGTCTTGTCCAGGATGATCTGGGGGTCGATCGCGCCCTGGCCCTGGGACGAGACCGTCATCAGGTACGCCTTGGCGACGTCCGATGGCAGCAGCCGTCCCTCGACCACCTTCTGGCGCTGGGCGACCATGAAGTCGATGACTTGCTGGAGGTCCTGCGGGCGCTCGCCCAGGATCTCCTTGAGCTCCCGCTGCGACAGGAAGCGCGTCAGGACCAGCCGATTGTGCAGATCGGCGCGGTTCTCGATCGGGGTCCTGGGGTCCGGGATGCCGGCCCAGCCCGCGTCGATCGCCTCCTCGGTACCCACCAGCGGGGGGCCTGCGAAGGGCGGCGGCTCGGCAAGCTCGGTCTCGGGGCCGGCCCGGAGGTCGGGCGCGATGAACTGCCGGGGGATGATCACGTTCGACGGGAACGGCTGTGACGACCGCTGGTCGGGCCTGACGATCGGCGGCGGCGGCGGAAGCTCGCCCTGCATCGCGGAGGGCCCGCTGGTGGGTACCCCGGGCTGGAGCGGGACGTCGCCGTAGCTTCTGATCTCTTCGAGGTGGTTCCTCCCCAGGTCCAGGTCGGTGAGTAACGCGCCTGTCCTGAGGGCGTCACGGGGGACCTCGACGACGCCGATGTTCTCGGGGTCGATCAGCCGCAGCGCGTCGAGCTCGGTGTAGATCAGCGGGTTCTTCAGGTCGGTCTGGTACGAGCGCACCTGGAAGTAGGTGCTGAAGATGTCGCGCCCGGCAGCGGTGGGCGAGATGTGCTCGGCATCCCACGTCCAGCCCTCGGTCCGGGCCTGCGCCTGGAGGCGGGTGATCACGGCCTCGCGGTAGCGTTGGTACTCCTCGGGATCGGCCCACTCGGTGCTGTAGTGGGTCCGCCCCCGCGAGTCCTCCCAGGGCACCTGGACCGTGGCTGGCTCGGGGATGCGCGCCACGTCGATCGCCGTACGGAGGTCACGGGCGATCCCGTCGGCAATCGGGCGGCTGATCGTCAGCGAGACGATGTTGTCGCGGTTGTCGCCGCCCAGCCCGCCGACCCCACCCGCCCGCAGCATGCCCGAGCGCTGGACGGCCGGTAGGTTGGTCGTGGCGTGGTACAGCACGTCCGGGACCCGCTCGTCGTCCACGTCGATCGGGACGCCTCGGACGGTGGCGCCGTTGATCTGAGCCCAGGCGCGGACGCCGCCGTTCCAGTCGGACGAGGTGGTCACCCCTTCGCCGGCCTCGGCCGGGACGATGATCCTCGGCTCGACGCCCGGGAAGTCGAGCGGGGCCCGGCTCTCCACCCGATCGAGCACTGCTCGACGACGGGCGATCTGCTGCTCCAGCAGCCGGGCGTTGTTGGCGTCGTAGCCCCAGGAGTCGCCGCTCTGCTCGGCGCGAGCCAGGGACTCGGTGCGGTGACCCTCCATCTTCGCGATCTCGGCCTCGACCGCGTCGCGCATCGGGCGGATGCTCGGGACCATGGCCGACGGGCCCTGGTAGACCGGGCGGCCGTCCTGCACCTCATAGCCCGTGCCCTGGTGGACAAGCTGGCCGTCCTGCACCTGATAGCTCGGAGGCGTCTCCGCTTCCCCACGGTAGAGAAGCTGTCCGTCGTCGACCACGTAGCCCGTGTCGGCTGTATCCTGGGGCCGCTGGAAGCTAGCGATGCTGGGGGCGCCGTCTGGACCGAGCGTCACAAGCCCGTCGTGGCCGTGGATCCGCCCCTCGTGCGCGAGCATCTGCGAGACGATGTGGTTGGCCAAGCTGCCCGAGCCCTGGCCGGTATCCCCTCTCGCTGCCTTGACCAGCAGCGCCGCCTGATCCGGGTCCCCCAGCCCGATCGAGGCCATGATCGTTCTGACGTTCTCGGTCGTCGGGCCGTCCTGCGCGATCGCGTCCTGGATCGCTTCGACTAACCTGGAGCCCGTCCCGGGGTCCTCGCCCAGCAGATCGGCCAGCGCCTGCGCCCGATCGGTGGCCATCGTGCCGCCCTGGTGGATGATCGGGTTGGCCAGGGCGACCTCGCGCCCACCTGGGCCGGGCGTAAGCTCGGTGAAGCTGATGCCGCCATCGGGACGGCGATCGGCCTCGACGCCGCCCGCCGCTGGCGCCGCCATCGGCACCACCAGCCCCCGCTCAGGCTGGAGCTCCAGACCGGCTGCCTGAAGCTGCTGGGCCACCTCCGGCGGGTACTGGACACGGGTCGGGATCGGTCGGGACAGTGCAGCCTCGCGGGCGGCCATGTTCGACGGGCGGACCTCGTCCGAGTCGAACATGCCGATCTGCTCGTAGCCGTCGGCGCTGCGCGTCACAGCGGGTGCTGCGCCCTCGAACTGCGGATGGAGCGCGGTTCGCCCCTCCTCGTCCGGGTAGGTCTGCTCCCTGACGTCCATGATCGAGTCGACCGTGTTGTCGGGGTTCAGCCTGATGTAGCCGTCGTAGCCGGCCCGTCGCAACGCCTCGCCAGCGACCGCCTCGGAGAGGTTCGAGCGGGCAGCTTGCTCGCGGATCAGCCCACTGTCAAGCGCCTGGAAGATCCGCTCGGGGATCGCGCGATCGACCCCGTACTGCTCCATGGCGTCGGTGATGGCCGCCCTGGCCTCGGGCGACGCCGTGTTCAGGAAGCCAGCCTGATTGAGCACCGCGAGCGGACGGGCGGCATCCTGGTCACCCACCGCCTCGGCAATCGTCTGCGCCCCCTCCGGGTGGAACGCCCCCGAGGTGCCGACGAACGGACGGCGCAGGACGGTCGGACCCCTGACGGCCTCGGACCCACCGTAGACCAGCCGATCGCGCTGGTCGTAGTAGCTGTTGTCGCCGCCGATGGTCGTCTCTGGCCCCGAGACGCCGTAGTAGACGTTGCCCGAGAGCGACGGCGCGCCGCCGCTGCCCCGTCGCTGGAACCGCGTCGCATCAACCACCAGTCCATCTGGGGTGACCTGGATACCGGGCGTGCGGGCGAGCGCCTGTTGGACCCGTGGGTCGGACGGCATCTCGACCGGGACGCCACTGGCCATGGCGGCCTCACGCGAGACCAGCGGCGAGGGCGGGCCTAGCTCAGGGACGCCAGTAGCGGGTTCCCCGGCCTGCGCCGCAGGGCGTAGGCCAGGACCTCGGAGCGTGATAGCCCCGACTCCTCGGCCATCCGCAGGTACAGGTCGAGCAGCCGCTGGTCTTGCTCCTCGGCCGCCTTGACTATCAGGCCGACGAACATCAATAGCTCCCCCGAGGGGAGTCCCGCGTCGGGCATCTCGGGCTGCGAGCTCGGCTGCGACATCTCGGCCCCTTCCTCGCCAGTACCAGTGGCGGGCATGATCGCGGTACATCTGGGCGTGCAGGGCCAGCGACCGCTCGACGGCGCCCGACGAGACAAGCTCGCGCATGATCGGCTCAAGCGCCCGCTGCTCCGCAACCAGCGCCTGACGGTAGGCCGTCATCGTCTGGTGGAACCGCTCGCCATGGTAGGCGTTGACGTCGTGGCTCGGCTCGTGGACCGCGACCTCCGCGATCTTGGCCGCCAGGAACCGCCCGCCGACCCTCGGATCGAGGAACTGGGCGAGGCTGTAGCCAGCCTCCTTGGCGTCGTTGATCGCGTCGAAGATGATGGCTCCCGTATCGAACTGGAAGCCGCCCAGCGTGCCGATGCCGGTCTCGCGGTTTCGGGTCCCCTCGACGAAGATGTTGTCGTTCTGGGCGATCATCCCGGCGCCGTAGAGCGAGGTGCCCATCAGGCGGCGCACGATCGTCCTCGGCGTGATGCCCAGGTCCTGTGACCGCTTGTCCATGCGGTCGGTGAGCTCCGAGACCGAGGCCGCGATCACGCGATCGGCCTCGGCCCGCATGATCTGGGAGACCAGCGGCTGCGGCAGGTGGTCGGCGGCTCGCAGGTGCAGGTCGGTGCCGGGGATCGTGCCGACGTCGGACCAGCCGTCGGGCTTGATATACCCCTCGCTGCGCTCGGGCCCCTCCTCCAGGGATGCCTCGCGGGACGGACGGGCCTGGGTCGCGACCGCCGCACCGCTGGCTGCGGCCTCGGCCCGCTTCTGGAGCGACTCGATCGCACCCGAGGCCGTCTCGTTGGAGATCACCCCCTGCTGGTTCAGGTAGGTCAACGCTGCGCCGGCGTTGCGGGCGGCCCGCATCCGATCGGCGGTCGGGTCCTGGAGGTCGATGGTCCGCAGCGGCTCGCCGCGATAGGCGCCGCCCGGGGTGACGACCGCGTTGCCCTCGGCATCCTCGGAGATGTTCAGGGTGAACGCGCGCTGGCGGTTCGGGTTGGTCGGGTCGATGTGGCGGACGGCGTAGGTCCCGAAGTCGGGTGAGGCGACCACCACCTGGACCCCGTCGCGGGCAAGCTGGTCGGCCGGGCTGCCGAAGGCCGCGTCAAGCTGGCGAGCGTTGGCGGTCTCTCTGCGGCCTTCGAGCGCCTGGACGACGGCACCGGAAGCGGTGATCGGGCCGGCCATCGCGCCACCCAGGGCCCCGCCCATCACACCAGCCGTGGCCAGCCGCTCGGCGGCCTCCAGCATGGTCGGCTTCTGGGCCGAGAAGGCGAGGTCGGTCCCGATCCCGACCGCCTCGGTCACGAGCTCCTCGCCGGCCTCGTTGACGATCTCGCCGCCGACCGTCTTGAGCGCGCCGCCCAGGCCGCGCTTGATGAGCTCGTGACCGATCTCCTTGGCGGCCTGGAGGCCGAAGCCGCGCAGGACCATCCTGTCCAGGCCCGGCATGACCGTCTCGGTCAGCGCCTCGGTGGCCGCTGCGACAGCACCCGCGAAGTCGGCCGTCTCCTGGTTGATCAGGCCGGCCGCGACCTCGTCACGGAGCGACTCGCGCATCTGGCCGCCAGATGCCAGCGACCCCGCCACCAGCGCCGCCCGAGAGGCCGCCATCCCGCCACGGACGAGCAGCGGGGCGACCACCCGGGCCCCGCCGCCAGCCGCCATCGCGGCGATCGATCCGCCACCCGTCAGGAACGCCGCGCCGACGGTGGCGGCGACGTTGGGCAGGTTCTCGGCGGCGCCCTCGAAGAAGCCGAGCGGGCTCTGGTACCACTGGTTGCCCGACTGACGCAGCGCCCCCGACTCACGGACGGCGCCCTGGATGCCACGGATCCGTTCTCTAGACTCCTCCTCCAGCCACGTCTGACCCGTGTAGTAGCCGACCGCCTCGGGGATGTTGTAGAGCCCGGTCGCCAGTCCGGCGGTGCCACGGATCGCAGCGTTCGCCAGCGCCTCGTAGGTCGAGATGTTCGGGTCGACCTCGGGGACGGGATCGGCCTGGATCACCCTCGGGGACGGCGGCTCCATCGTGGCTTCTCTGGCCGGCGCCAGGGTCGCCTCGGCGCGGGCCTGCTCCTCGGAGTAGCCGCGATTGCGGTAGTAGTCGTAGATCGCCTGATTGAACCGCTCCGGCTGGGCCGGGCGGATCGTGGGCATGGCGATCTCCTGGTCGGTAAGCTGGGGCAGCGGGCCCTCCTGCATCGCGCCCTGACGCTGAAGCTCCTGGCTACGGACCAGCGCGATGTAGCGGGGGTCGAGCGGGCTCTCGCGATCGAGGATCCGCTGGTTCTCGACCTGCTGGAGAAGCTGGGTGGATCGCGCCTGGGCCGCCTGGGCCGCCTGGACGAGCGGGTCCGACGATGCTGCGGCCTCACGGGTCAGGGCGCCCGTCTGGACGCGGGCCTCGGCGCGGGCGCGGGCGGCTGCCACCTCGTCGGCCGAGGCCGGCTCGTTGTAGCTGGAGACGACCGTGATCGGCTGCTCGCGGGCACCCGTGTCGGCCCCCCTGGCCGCATCGGCCTCCAGCCAGTCGAGGTTCTCGGTGCTCGGCCTCGGGCCCGGGTGGGGAAGCTGGCCGTTCGGATCGTTGAAGTAGGCGTCGCTTTGGGCCTGCCACGTCCGTAGCCGCTCCCGCTCGACGCGGGCAGCCGCGATCCGCTCGTTGTAGCCGGCGTTGATCCGCTCGGCGGCGGCATTCTGACGCCCGATCTCCTGCGCCTGAGCCTCGGAGATCTCGGTCCCGCCGGCTAACCTGTAGACCGTCCGTCCGGCCGGCGGCGGTGGTGTGGCCGCCGCCGGGCGGGCAGCCGCAGCACGGGCGGCCTGCTCCTGGGCCGTCCAGGGATCCGGCGCGCCGAGCGCACCCAGGTGCTCGCGGAAGGCCGGCAGGGTAAGGTCCTGACCACGGGCCTCACGGTCGGCTGCCCACTCGCGGAACTGGGTCCTGGTCGTCTCGGGCAGCGACGCCTCGAACTGCTCTCTTGCGACTCTTGCCTGCTCTCTACGCTGCTCCTGGCCCGTCCAGGGGTTCTCGACGCCGAGCCGATCGATGTGCGCGCGGAAGGCCGGGATGTCGTTGGGGTCCTCGCCCCGTGAACGCCTGAACGCCTCCCACTCGGTGTAGGCGTTCCGGGTGGGCTCTGGAAGCTGGGCCAGGAACCTGTCGCGGCTCTCCCGATCGCTGGCGACGGCCGCGTCGTACTGCTCCCTGGTCGCGGGACGGCCGCCGACCGTGTAGCTGCCGCCCGTGGCTGGTGTCGGGGTACCCGCTGGCGGGCGGCCGGGGGCCGTGCCGCCGACGTCCTGGTACGGCGCCGCTGGAGCGACCCTGGCCGTCTGGGTGGCCTGCTGGGCCGGGACCCCTCGCTGGGGCTGGGCGCCAAGCTGGAGGGCCCGCCCCCAGTCGAAGTTCTCGCCGGGGTCGGTCTTGTTCTGTCGACGACCCTGGTCGAGCTCCTCGTGCCCGACCACATGGCTTCTGTCGATCGGGATGCCGTAGCGCTGGTGCAACTGCCCGAGCAGCCAGCCGAGCGAGGCGTACTGGGCGTCGGTGTACGGCACCCCGCGAGCCGAGTCGGCGGCCGACTGGGCCAACTCGATCCCGAACTTGGTCGCATTATTTTCGCCCGCGTGGTGGGTGATCAGATCCCAGTCGCGGGGCATCGCGATCTGGCCGTCAGGGCCGATGACGGCGTTCGCACTCACCTGATACGGGTTCTTCCCGAACCAGCCCAGCGTCCACTCGTACTCGGCCTGGGGGGTCTCGCCCTGGCCACGGGTCGCGTGGATCACGATCCCGTCGGTGGTCTGGCGGCGGCCCGAGGTGTACGGCGTCGTGAGCTCAACGACGTTCGGCTGCGCCGCCACGGCGGCTGCTGCGCGCGGCTGCTGCTGCTGCGCGCCACCGTACGGGGCGTACGGGTCCCACGGCGCCCCGGGCTGGGCACGGACAGCGGCCTGGGGCCGCCCGGGCGGTGGCCCGAGGTACGGACGGGGGTCGATCGTCTGCCCCATCGGGTCGCCGTCAACGTTCTGGCTGACCTCGTAATGCAGGTGCGGGAAGCCTTGACTCCCGGTCTGACCGATCACCCCAAGGTTGGTCCGCCCGGCCTGGACGACGTCGCCCTCGCGCACGCTGACGGCGTTGTTGTGAAAATATCTGTCATATCTGGCCGAGGGGTCGCCGGTGTCGACGATGATCCCGATCCCGCCGTGGGGGTCGTTGGTGATCTTGACCACCCGTCCATTGCGCATCGCCGTGTACGGGGTGTTCTCGCCGCCGTTGGGCGCCCCGGCTAGCTGGAGGTCGACGCCGCGATGGTTCGGGATCTGGGGGTTGAACGGGTCCGCGTACGGCTGGTCGAAGTCGAACGCGATCTGCCAGACCGAGCCGTCACGGCCGACCTGTTGCTGGGTGTACGGGGTCGCGACGCCGTGATCGTGGCCGTCGCCGTCCCAGTGCCCGGGCGGGATCTGGGCGTTCGCACGGGCCCGGGCCCCCGCTGACGGCTGGGCCACCCGGATGGCGTCGCCGTACGGGTCGCCCGTGGCGAACAGGCGCTGGTAGTTCTCGCCCGTCCGCTCGGGAGAGACCGAGACCTGTCCCGTCCGCTGGGCGTAGGTCGCGAGATCGGCGCCGTGCAGCCCCTGCGCCTGCCCACGCTTGATCGCGGCGCCCAGGTAGTTCGAGGCCGCGAACGAGGTCGCGATCTCGGGGTCGTGGACAAGCTGGTTGGGGTCGCCGGGAATGCCGTTGGCCTGCACCCACTGACGGAAGGCCGGCATCTGCCCGCCTTCGTAGAATTGAAATGGGCCGCGAGACTGGCCGCCGTCACCGAGCGCGCCGAAGAGTCCCGCCTCGGTCTCGGTGACCGCGACGAGGACCCGTGCGCCCTCCTCGTCGAGCCCGTTTTCGAGCGCCACCCGGTAGATCCGGGCCTGCTTGGCCGCCTTCTCGTCCATCGGGCGGCCGTCGGCCCAGGTGTCGATCGTCTCGGGACGGCCCCCCTCGTTGTAGCTCCAGGCGTACGGGTCGGTCGGACGCTGCTCGACGCGGGGGCTGAACGCCTGGGCGTAGGCGTCGTACCAGCTTTCAGGCTCGGCCTCGGGTGCGACGTAGCCAAGGCCGCCGCCGCTGTAGCCACGGGCGTAGGCGTCGTACCAGTCGCCGCCCTCTTCGTAGCTGGGCTCCTGGTAGCTGGGCTCCTGGTAGACCGGCTCTTCGTAGCTGGGCTCTTCGTAGCTGGGCTCTTCGTACTCGTACGACGTGTCCTCACCCGAATCTTCGGGCTGGTCATAGTCGTACTCGTACTCCCACTCTTCGGCGGCCACTTAGACGAATCTCCCCCTCGTCGCGTCCCAGCGCCGTCGGCGGGTCCGCCGCCCCTCCCAGTCGTACTCGGTCGGCACGTAGCCGTAGCGCTCGCGGAACGCCGCGCGCTCGGTCTCGGGCAGCCCGATCATGATCGGCTCATGAACGGGCGGCCCCGGCTCCTCGGGCGGCCCCTCGGGCGGCACCTCGTCGGGCGGGCCCACGGGCGGCGGCTCCTTCCGTCCCAGGTCGTAGGCCGGCAGGCCCGGCGTCCCGGCCCAGCCGCTGAGGTCGAAGGCGTGGCTGGCGGGATCGGCCCGCCCGGCCTCGCGGTAGTAGGCGTGGTCCTGCTCCGGCAGCGACTGGTAGTTGCGGTAGAGCTCGCCCATGCGGGCCCGCTGGGAGGCATCGCCAGGGGTGACGCCGTGATGCTTGAGCCAGACGTAAAAGCCCTCGTCGAGCGGCGTGCCGGCCCCCGTTGGCGTGCCCGGGGTACCCGGCGGCGGGGTGTCCCAGAGCGGGTTGCCCGGGGTGACGGGCGCAGGCTCTGGCGTCGGCGCCGGCTTGGGCTCGCCCGAGGGTGGCTCTGGCGTCGGCATCGACATCGGCGGCGGCTCGTGGACGGGCGGGCCGGGCTCGGACGGCACCTCGACCGGCACCTCGTCTGGCGGTCCCAGGGAGATCACGATCGCCGTCGGCGGGGTGTCGTCGTCGTCTTGGAAGCTCTGATCCTCGTCAGCCACGATGCTCCCCTACTGGTAGGTGCCGCTCTGCGGGTTGAAGGTCGGCCCGAGCGGCGCCTCGGCCGCAGCCCCACCCCCCAGATCCGGCGGCGGGCCCAGGTCCGGCGGCATGCCAAGATCCGGCGGAGCAGCGGCAGCCGCCATCCCGAGGGCACCCTGCGGCGACGCGGGGAGGCCCGAAGGGAGGGGCCCCGCCGTTGCTCCTTCTGGCACCGACGGCTCTGGCCCCATCACGGGGGCGGGCGGCGGCGCCTCGGGGACCGGGCCGGGCAGGTTCATCGGGGGGCCGGCGCCCGGGGCCGGGACGTCCTCGAACGGGATGTCAGCTAAGGAGGTCGGGGCGGCCGTGGCTGGCGGAGCACCAGCCTCACCGCTGACGTTGCCGGGCGCGGCCGGATTGCCCTGCGTCTGGACGTCCTGCTGGCCAACGTTCACGACGCTGTTGGCGATATGCATCACGGGCGCCTGGGCGCCGGGCGCGGTCCCACCAGCCACCCCGACGGTCGGCGGTGGCGGCGGCCCTGGTGGCGGGGCCTGACTCATCAAGGGCGGCAGGTTCGGCAGCGGGGCGCCCGGCGGCGGCATCGGCAGAGGGGGTGGGGGCCCCAGACCCGGGCCACCCGTCGGCAACCCGGGTGGCCCGGGTGGCCCCAGACCGCCGCCCGGGGGTAGGCCAGGAGGCGGCATGAGTCCTGGTGGCGGCGGCCCTGGCGGCAGGAACGAGCCGCCGGCATCGGGCGGCAGGCCACCCGGCGGTGGGCCACCCGGCGGCGGCATCGGGCCGCCAAGGCCGGGCGCGCCACCAGCGAGCGCTGCCAGTGGATCGGGCCCGGCCCCGAGATCCGGCGGCAGTGGCGGGAGTCCCCCGTCGGGCGGTGGCAACGCCATCGGTCGCTCCTCCTCCTCGGGCGGCGGGTCGTCGAGGACCCGCCCGGATCGGGGCCCGCCGCTCGCGTCGATCAGCCAGTTCGGAAGGTTCGAGGCCGGGCTGGTCATCTCAGGCACTCAGGACGTTGCCGGTGTTGGCAAACCGAGTCTGGGCGTACGCCTGCATCACGTCGTCGGGGTTGAGGCCGAGCGCCTCGAAGGCGCCTTCGAGGGTGCCGCGCTGGGTCTTGCTCATCTGCTCGAAGATCTGCGGGGCGACGTTGCCGATCCCGCCCTGGACCATCTGCGCCGCCTGCCCCATGGCGTAGTCCTGGGTGGCCGGGTCGACCGAGCCGATCCCGCCCGGCGTGAAGCTGGAGGCCGCCTGGGCGAGCGACACCGGCTCGGAGATCGGCGCCTGGAAGCTCGATCCGCCCAGCGACCCGGCGTCTTGAAGCTGCGGGGTGGCCGTGCCGCCCGTGCCATCGGGCCAGAGCGGCGCGTCGACCGGGCCGCCGGGGCTCATGCCCGGGACCTTCGTGCGCTGGTTGACCAGCGCCACGCCCCGCAGGAACCGCTCGGTCGCGGCCTGCCGATCCCTGGCCGACTGCTCCCCGAAGCGATACGGCCCGACCTCGACGCGGGCAGGCGTGGTCCCGGCTCGACGCTCGGCGCGCCCGACGGGACCCGATGGACCCCGCGCGCGGCCGGCACCGCCAGTCTGGGCATCCGAGCGGCCGATCCGACGGAGCTCCCTGGTCATCTGCTGGATGGCCGGCTCCTCGAAGACCCGAGGGTCGATGTACGGGATCGACGAGGACGCCGCAGTGGCCGCTGCGGGCGCTCGGCCGGCCATGGCCCCGCCCGCGCCCATCCCGAGGTCGCCAAGCTGACGGTCGACGGCCGAGCCGACGGGCCCGCCGGGGCTCAGCCCGGCCGTCTGCTCCTCCTGGCCCTCGCGCTCGGTGGTGCTGGTGCCTTCTGACGAGCCGGCTGGGGCACCACTCGCGCTGCCCCAGCCCCCGCCCGTGGTGTCGGTCGAGGTGGCTGAGGCGCCGGTACCGGCCGAGGCTCCCTGGGCCCGCGCCTCGGCCGCGCCCGGGACGGCCCCCAGCGCCTGGAACTGCTGGGTGGCGCCGCCCTGCTGGGAGAGATCTCCGCCCGTGGCGTTGATGACGTCGTCGGGGGTCAGCGTGCCCGGGAGGCCGATCGCCGCGCGATCGGCGGCCGAGTTGAAGCCCATCACGCCGCCGCCCTGGAGCCCCATCGCGGCCGGGTTGGCGCCACGCAGGCTTCTGAAGTAGGCACCGGCCCGGAAGACGTCCTTGGGGGACTGCATAAGCTGGGCGGCCAGGGCGGCTCGCTGGGTCGCCTCGCCGGATCTGGCGGCGCGGGCGGCCTCGGTCAACTGGCCCGTGGTGTTGCCGTTCTCGTCGGTCATGTAGCCGGCGAGCTCGGCCTGCTGGCGGCGGCTTTGGGCCTGCTGGAGCAGGTAGGTGCGGGCGAACTCCGCCTCCTGCTGGCCCAGTTGGCCCGCCTGGAGCCGCTCGCGGAGGTCGCGCTCCTGCTGCGACTCGCCGCCCTGGAACTGAAGCTGCTCGCGCTGAAGCTGGAGCCGCGCCGCCCGCTCCTGGGCCGACTCGGCGCCCTGGAAGTTCTGCTGGGTGTTCAGCAGGGCCATCTGCTGGCGGCGCTGGAGCTCGGCCTGCTGGACCTCGTTGCCGAACTGCTCGCGGGCGAGCGTCTGCACGCCGCCGGGGCCAAATCCCATGAGCTCGTACAGCCGCTGCTGGTTCTGCTGGGCGGCCTGCTGCTCGGCCAGGGTCTGCTGGCGTCCGCCGAGGGTCTGCTGCTGGGTCAGGTTGCCCTGGGCATCGACCCCGTAGCCCATCAACTGGGCGTACTCCTGCTGGAGGCGGGTGCCCTGGATGCCCTGCTGGGCCAGGAGCTCGCTTCTCCAGCGCTGGGCGGCGTCGGTCGGGACGCCCCCGCTCTGGCCCATGAGCTCCATCATCCGCATCTGGTTGGTCTGGTCCTGGTTCAGGAACTGGACGCTCTGACCAAGGAGGGCGGCGTTCTGCTGGGCCTGGGCCGCGAGATAGGCGCGGTTGAGCTCATCGGATCCAGCGCCCGCCTGGAGCGGCGAAAGCTGGCGCATCAGGTTCATCAGGTCGGTCAGGTTGTATTGACCTGGAGTCGTCACGCCGCCTCCTCCCCCGACACCCGGGCTGCCCGGCGGGCGGTAGCCACCCCCACCAGCCCCTGGTGGCGTGGTGGGCTCGTCGACTCTGGGCGGCTCGGGCTGGGGCCCGATTGGCGGCTCCGAGAAGCCGCCGCCCGGCTGGTACCAACCCGTCGAGTACATCGCGCCGGCCCTCCGCTAGGGCTCCCAGGCAGGTCTGGTCAGGCGGAGCCTGGACCTGCCTGGGGACCCGCTAGGGGTGACCTTGCACGAGACGAAATCGACAAGCTACCGCCACAAATGCGGGACCGCAGCGATGGTCGTGGCGCGCAGCAGCGGCTGCGATCCTTGACGCAGCGGAAACGGTCAGGTACAGTCGGAATGACCTCACCTGTCTCGCGCTCATGCGTGGCTTGCACGGCTGGATGGGTCTCCGGCCTGAGGGGGTGTGGTAAGGCCCCTGTCGCACGGGTATTCGGGACGCCGACGACGGGGGCTTTGCCTTGTCCGAGCCTGAGATCCCAGCTACGGCATCCCGAGGTTCGGACTGGGCACCCCACCCGGCGGGTACGGCGAGCTATCGGTGTCCCGGGCCTGCGATTCGGGATCACCTCGGCCCTGGCGGGTGCGGGCCAGCACCGTCAGGTCGGGCTCGGGCAGCTTCCCGTACCGACGCAGCCACCTGTCGGTGAGCTCGACCATCTGGTCGGTGAAGTCGACCTGATCGGCCCAGTCGCGCCCGCTCTTGATTAGGGTCTCGCGGAGCGGGAAGCACTCTCTGGTGGTCTGGTCCTCGATCTTGTCGACGTCGGTCCAGCCCTGCCTGACGAGTTGGACGCGGACCGCATCGGCGTACTCGTCGATGTCAGAGAGCGGGATCGGGAACGGCTCCTCGTCGTCCGACCAGGGCGCGATCGGCGTCATCCAGTAGACCAGCAGCAGGTTCTCGTCCGACGCCTTCGAGGCGCCCGGGCTCTGGGAGCGGGCGGCGTTCATCTGGAGCGCCAGCGACCCGACGTAGCTGTTCCAGCCCTGCGCCAGCATCAGCCGACGGTTCGGGTCCATCTGCGACTTCGGCTTGCCCTTGTCCTCGCCTGAGGCCCGCTTGGCCAGATCCGCGACCTGCTGCCTGACCTTCGGGTCGGCCAGCAGCAACTGCATCGCCTCGGCCTGATCGTCGTCGAGGCCGTCAGAGGGCTGCTCACCCGGGCCCGTGGCCGGCTTCTCGGGACCGCCCGACTGCTGCGGGTTCTCGGGCGGAGGACCCGGCGGCGGCCCGCCCGGCGGGGGCCCTGGGGGAGGCCCACCAGCGGGTGGCCCACCGACGGGCCCTCCGGGCTCGGTGCCTGGGACGGGACCTGGACCCGGTGGGCTGGTGGGTGGCTGACCCACGGGCGTGATCAGCCGGTCCACCAGCCCACGGACCACCGACGAGGGGAGCGCTTCTGGCAGCCCGCCGACGCTCATCAGCGTGCCCTCAGGCCGGAGTAGCGCTGGACAGATCGAGCGCGGACGGCGTGCTGGGTCGGCGGCGGCAGGGGTGGCGGATCAGTCGAGGTGAGCGCCACCTCGGCGTCGTGCGCCGCCTGGGCGGCCTTGACGAGGCGGGCGTGGGTGCGGGATCTCCGTGAGAGCCGCTGCGAGGCTTCGACGAGCTCGCGGGCCTGCTCGGGCGTCGGCAGGGCGTTGGTCGCGACAAGCTGCTCCAGGACCACCAGCAGGTCGGCCGGCTCGATCTCCTCGGGGTCCCAGTAGCGCGAGACCAGCGCCATCGTCTCGGCCGGCGGCAGCCCCGAGACGGCCTGCATCCGCTCCAGGAACGCGAGCAGCCCCGGGCGCGGCTTGCCCGCGAAGAAAGTGTCGACGACGCCACGGACGGTGGTGCCGAACTGGGCCGCTTCCTTGGCGGCGTAGCCGAGGATCTCTCTTCGAGCGAGGGCGGACGGTGAGGCGAAGCCGGAGAAGACCATCGGTCACAACCCGCTCGGGACGGCCGGGCCCCGCCGCTTGGAGTGGTAGGCTTTTGCGGCCTTTCGCAACTGCGCCGCGATCACGCCGCCAGCCTGGGAGTCGACCGAACTGGCCTTGCCGAGCTTCGAGCCCTGCATGCCCGGCAGGTTGGGAGCAGCCGCCCCCTTCTGGGGGTACCGCTCCTGGTCCATGGCGCCTTCCTGGCCGGGCGGCAGACCCTGCGTTCTGTCGAGCCCTGGACGGGTGGCCCGCAGGGCCGCCAGGAGCTCCGGCGCGATGGGTGGCCCGGCCGCAGGCCCCATCCCAACGGGTCCTCCGGGACCCATGCCAGGGGGCATCCCTGGCGGCATCCCGGGTGGCATCCCTGGCGGGCCGCCGCCTGGAGGACCGAGGCCACCGGGGTTCGCCGGGCCCCCGATCGGGCCGAGTGGCCCGGTTGGCGCTGCCGCCGCGCGGGCCGCTGCGTGGCTGGCGTCGAGTTGCATGTGCCTCGCCATGAGCTCGGGCGGGACACCTGGGGGCGGGGTGACGCCGGGCGGCAGCATCCCCATCCCGGCCCCCGGGCCGCGCTGGCCAGGGACAGCCCCACCCGGGGGCGCTGGACCGCCGGCACCCGCCGCGATCATGGCGGCGAGACCGTCGAGCCCGGCCCCATTGGGCGGAGACGTCTCCCCCTCGGCCGGACCCAGCAGGCGCTTCGGCGTGAACGGGACCCTGGCCTTGGTCGGCAAGCCGTCGGGGGAGAGGAGCCCCTGCTTGACCAGCTTCTCCTTCTGCTGGTCCTGCTCGTCGCTTCTGAGGCCCTTGGCGAACTCCAGCACGTCCTCGCGACCCTCCGGGGTGCGGGCGGTCTGGTCGTTGAAAATCTTGACGAGGGTCACGTCGGGGGCCGGGTCGTTCCAGGCTTCCTCGCGGTACTGGTCCCACGGGACCAGCCCCTGGAGGTGCTGTTGTGCAAGCTGCTGACGCTTGAGCTCGTCGGCGTCGTCGTTCTCGAAGTAGCAATGGACCTGCTGGTTGGTCTTGAGCCAGGAGGGCTTGAGCTCGATGATGTCGGTGGTGGTCTCCCCGACCCGGGTGGTCACCTGGGAGATCGGGGTGTTCGCATAGACCGGCACGCAGCGGCCGGTTTTCTCTGCGATCCAGACCGCGTACTCCAGCATCCGCTCCGCAATGAACTTGATGGCGAGGCGGGCCGACTCCAGGACCTGGGAGAGCGCGACCTCCATGTACTCCTTCGAGAGGGCGCGGTCGTGGCCCGATGCGGAGCCGCCGCCGCCGAAGACCGCGTCCGACGGCGACATCGCAGCGGACGCCTGGAGCAGAAGCTGGAGAAGCTGCTGCGCACCCGCACCGGGATCGGGCGCAGCGGCAATCTGGGGTCGCCCAGGGACGACCACGTTCTCCATCGGACCCAACGAGAAACGGAACAGGTCGCCGTTCTTGGCGAACAGGCTCCCGTACCGCTCCAGGATCTGGGGGTCCAACTGGATGAACGAACCTGCGAATGCGTTTCGCCAGGTGTAAATATGCATCGCGGTGGCGATGCCTTCGGCGGCGTTGATCGAGGACAAGACGGGCCAGAGGAACGGGATCGCCTTACGGGTGACGTCGTCGATCGGGAGGTGCAAGCCCCAGAACCAGCGGATCGGCAGGGTCGAGCAGCCGTACTCCTTCTGGAGGTCGATCACGGCATCCACGATCCGCGACGAGCTCGCGGTGTCGTCGTCCGACTCGGCAGCCCCCGGCATGAAGTCCGACTGGGTCGGCGGCTCGGTCGCGCCGATCTGGGGCCGCTCGAACCCGGTCCAGGTGTACCCATCTACGAAGTAGGCGACGTACGGACGCATCCGTTCGTCGGTATGCCAGAGCTCGTAGACGACGATCGGGCCGCCCTCGTCGGCCGTGGACGGGATCAGCATATCCTGGTCGTTGCCCCAGACGAGGTCTTTTCCGATCGCCTCGATGGCGTCGTACTCGCGCATCACCAGGATCGCTTCGATACGCTCATTGTCATCCATCAGTGGGATGCAATGTCGCGCACTAATGATCTCGACCTCGAATGGCAGGCGCTTGGCCAGCCATTCGCGCTGCTCCTCCTGGTACGCCTTCCGTGAGGCCGATCGGTCCTCCGTGAACTTGATCGGCTCGCCGTCCTTGTCCTTCCTGGGGACCGACCAGTAGGGGTGGTCTCGGGTCCGTCCCTTGGCGTCGCGGTGGAAGCGCCGCTTCGGGACCGGCACGCCGTCACGGTCGACGTGGATGTACCGCTTGGCCCCGCCACGGTTCATCCGCTTGGCCTCGGAGGTCCAGCCCTGCTCGATCTCGTCGATCTCGTCGTCCGAGAACAGGACGTCCTCTTCCGGCTTGTAGCGGCGGCGCCGACGGGACGAGAGCTCCTCGTACTCCTCCTCGTCGATGATGTCGAGCCAGGAGGGGCTGACCCGCCAGTGGGCGTCAGATGACAGGCACTTGACGACCACGGCGCCTTCGAGGAAGCACCGCCCGACGAGCTCCCGGTAGTTGACCAGGGGCGCCCCGTCGATGTCGGCTTCGAGGCAGGCGTTGGTCCAGGTGTCGACGTCGGTCGCGATCCCCGCCTGGGACATCGCAAGGCCGACCGCGTACCGCTTCGTCTTCGGCCGCTTGTTGCCGATCAGGTTGACGATCTTGAGCGGGGTCGTGATCTTCTGCGGGAAGATCACGACCATATGCTCTCTTCCCTCGACCCCCTCCAGGAACTCATCCGGCAGGATGAATCTGGTGCCCCCTAAGAGGTGGTGGAGAGTGTCGTCGAGCCGCTCCCAGTAGTTGGCCTGCCACGCGGGAGCGTTGCCTTCCCAGATGTCGTAGATCTGCTGCTGGGTGACCCGCCCTTTTCTGATCCTGGTGGTGCGGTACGGTTGCAGCGGGTTGGAGCCCGGGCCCGCCACCGGGGTGATGGTCTGCATAGGGGCCGTGGGCTCCGTCCGCGCCCCTCCCCAGAGGCTGGAAACCTCGCCCGATCAGCCCGTTATGACAACTGGTCTTCGCCTGGATCTCAGGCTCTACTCTTCATAGAACTGAATCTGTAGGCACTCTACCGAAGTTGTGCCGCACGATCCACACTGGATCGGTACGTCTAAGGGTTCAAGATCCGGCGGCACGCACGGCCGCCCGTCGGGGTAGACCGCGCCCTCGGAGTCGAGCACGCGCTCGGTCTGGAGCCGCTCCCAGGCGGCTCGGCTGATCGTGAACGCCCAGCAGAGACCGTCCCGGTCGGTCGGGGCGTAGCCCGGCAACAGGTGGTAGACCCGCACCCGAGCTCGGCCGTTCCGGCGCTTACCGGGGCGGACTTGCAGGCGCAGTGCGTCGCGGTACGGATCGGGACCCTCGGGCTCTGGCGCGAGCTCACGGATCGCCCGCAACGGACGGCGCCTGATCCCGGGCGAGTCGTCGAACAGGCCGGGTGGACGGTCCCCCAGCCGGGTACCCACCGCTGGGTAGCCCTCGGCCAGGGCCTGCTTGCGCTCCCGATACGCTCGTCGGGGGTCGGCCACGATCCGCTCGCCGCCCAGGTCAGCCACGGGCCGCTCCCGGAGCCTTGAGGTCTCTGACGCTCGTGCCGCCGCAGTGCGGGCACGGGTAGCGGGCCTGCTGTCCCGAGAACTCGACGTCGATCAGCCCGCTGGCCCGTTCCAGGGCCCGCCCGCAGTGGTCGCAGATCGTGACGGGCTCGGCGTACCCCTTCAGCAGCATCATCGCGCCGGCCACGGCCTTGCTCTTCTTCCAGGCCGGCAGGGAGACTTGATCGCCCATCAGCCCACCTCCCGCAGCTTCGGGCCGTAGCTCGGACGCGGGCTCGGCACCCGAGCCTCCAGCACCGCCTGCTGGTCCTCTCTCGCCTGCTCGGTCGCAGCGAGCGCCCGTAGGAAGGCGATGATGTGGTTCGACATGAACGCGTACGGTTGCAGGTACGGCTCGTTGCTGTACGCCGCCATCCGATCGGCGGTCGCGGCATACGACAGCCCGGTGTGGCGCATCACGGGCGCCAGCCGCAGGCAGGCATCCAGGAGTGACAGCGGCTGCGGCTGCGGCTCCGCCGGAGGTGCTGCGGCATCGTCGAGGGGTGTTACGTCGAGCACGATCGTCTCTTCCCATCCAGCATCAGATGTCATGCCAGCATCAGATGTCATGCTCAGCGCTGCCAGTACGGGCGGCCGACTCCGGCCGGCACGGCCCGGGCGCCGCCAGCGAGGCCCCCGACAAGGCCGGCCCCACCCGAGGCGGCGGCTCCGTAGGGCGCCTTGACTGGCCGTCCAAGCCACTCGCGGATGTCGTCGGTTCTCAACGCTAACCAGCAGATCGCCATCGCGGTGGTGTCCACCAAGTCGTCATTCCTGCCCTTCGGGAACTCCTTGTGCTGGGTGATGAACCTGTCCACCCAGTCGGCACCTTCCGGCAGGTAGCACAAGCCGCCGGCGACGTACGGGACGACCGACAGCGCCCGCGCTTCCTTGCTCATCCCGTCCGGGCGGTACTCCATGACGGGCAAGCTGGGCAGGGTCTCGTCGTCGCCGCCTCGACGTAAGTCCTGGGTCAAGGCGATCCCGTTGGCCTTCTGCTCGACCATGAAGGGCACCCGCCAGCGGGCGTGGAGGTCTCGCAGGCGGGCGCGGAGCTCGGGCGTCTCAAGCTCAAGCTCGGCTGCGGCCAGCACGTACAGGCGCCCGCCAAGCTCGCCCCACACGGCCACCCCGGTCGGGTCGCCACCCTCGGTCCCGTAGGCCGAGTCGACGAAGATCATGCTGGGCCGCAGGCCCTGGTGCCACATGACGCCGAAGTTGTAGCGGCGCCAGTACGACTCTTTGAATTGGCCACCCTCAGCCGGAGTCGGGACCTGCTGATACTGGGCGGCATAGGCAATCGGGCCGAGGTTCCGCCGCTGCTTGCGGACGAACTCGTGGTCCCACTGCTCGGGCACCAGGAGCTCGCCCGTGGTGGATCGGGGATCGGAAAACCCGAGCCCGTTGGTCCTGGGGATCAGCATCGCCCTGGCCGGCACGATGTCGAGCGCTTCTGAAGGGGCGTCCTCGAAGTCGGCCAGGACCAGGGCCCGTCGCTTGCCCTGGGTGTCGAGCTCCTCGTTGTCGTCGAGTGGCCTGGAGTCTTCTTCCTGGTCTTCTTCTGACTCCCCGTCGGTGGGCTCCCAGGGGATATCATCGTCCTGGTCCGGGTCGGACGGAGAAGCTGGGCCTACCCGTAGATCCTCGGCCCGGACATACAGTCTCGGGTCGTACTCCATGGGTAAGACCAACATCTCGTACGACTCGCCGCCAGCGAGCATCTCGGCCCAGACGTGGCCAACGAGATCGGCATGATGCGTGCGCTGAGCGGTGATGACTTTGGCGGCCTGCATCGAGTTGACGCGGGAGCTCATCGTCCGCAGCCACCAGACGATCACTTCCTTGCGCTCGCTGTCGCTTTCCACCTTCCGGGCGTCGTGCGGGTCGTCCACGATCAGCCGATCGCCGCCCTCACCCGTCGCGCGCGACCTGACCGAGGTGGCGAGCCGACGGCCGTTCTGGTCGTTCTCAAACAGGCGCTTGGCGTCGGTGATGCTGGAGATCTGGTACCGATCGCCCCAGCGATCCTGGTACCACTTCGACTTGATCACCCGCCGGGCGTAGTCGTTGTCGCGGATCGTCAGGTTGAGGTCGTAGCTGGAGAACAGGTAGCGCAGCCAGGGGTTGCGGATCCACTCCCAGCACGGCCAGCAGACCGAGACGATGCTGCTTTTCAAACACCTGGGCGGGAGGTCCACGATCAGGTTGGTGATCTCGCCGGCGCTGATGGCCGTCAGGTGGTCGACGACGGCGTCGTGCGACCAGGACCAGCGGATCTCGCCCGGGACGAACAAGGGCAGCGCCGCTCGACAGAACAGCCCGAGGTCGTCCTCCATCGCCCAGGTGTCGGTGCTCTCGGGGGTGACCTCAAGCTCGCCACACAGGGCGTCGAGCCCTTGCTGGAACGCCGACATCGGCTCCGGATCGACCCAGGTCAGGTCGAGCGGGTTGACGCTCGGAGCGAGCAGGGCGCCCGTCCGGAACGACGTCCGTGGACGGCCACGGCCGGGAGCTAAGGGCAGTCGTGCGGCGACCATCAGGGACCCCGCCAAAACCGGGTACCCTGCGGGTGGTTTTGGTGGGTACCCATCAGTTGCCCTTCTCGGGGACCGACGCCAGCCGTCGGAACTCGCCGTCGATCGCCTGGAGCGTGCGGGGGTCGTTGACCAGCCGTCGGACAGCGGCCCCCAGGGCGCGCATGCCGAGCACGTACTGCTCGACGGTGATCAACTGCTGCCGATCGGCTAAGAGGCGGTTCTCTTGCGCGACCAGGGCTGACTTCTCGCGGATGAGCTCGCGGATCTCCTTCATCGCCTGCCGCTGCGAGGCCCGGGAGGTGATCGCCTCCTTGAGCTTCGCGAGCTCCCCGTTCATCCTCGTCCAGTCCCACGACTGCCACTCGGCCGAGATCTTCTCGACCGACCCGAGGATCTGATCGAGGTCCGGGCGGGCCTCGGCCTCCTTGAGCTCGGCCATGATGTCCTTGATGGCGCCCTGTAGCAGGGCGATGTCATCGCGGACCGACAGGAGCTCCGGATCGGCCAGGGCCGACTCGTACCGCAGCAGCACCCGTGTCGGGAGGTCTCTGGAGTACCGCCCGCTGATGGTCTGGGGGGCGGCGATCCCACGGGCCGCCTTGCCCTTGTGGCGGCGGCAGCGGCCGTTCGCCATGACGGCCGGGTCCTGGCACCGCGTGCCGTCGGCCTTCAGGCCGCCGCAGACCTTGCGGCCGTTCTTCCCGACCGTCGCCTCCGCCGGCACCCTCGTCTGCGGCTTCGGCACTACCGTGCCCTCCCACCACGGGACCCTGCGCTGCGCGCCTCCCGTGGCACCTCAGATCTCCCGCCGGTAGAAGCGGGCCCAGCGCTCGACGTTGTGCTGGAAAAGCGGCCACTCCTCGATCAGGGTGGTGTGGTAGCGCTCGTCGGAGTCCTGGTGGACGAAGCGCCCGCCGTAGACCCGCTCCAGCTTGCCGGTGATCCAGAGGTGGATGTGGTCGCGGACGGTCATGCTGTCCGCGCCCGGCTCGTCGATGTCGACGTTGTAGTGGCAGACCCGGACGTTGCCGTACCAGCGGGTGTCGACCTTCGAGGTGAACGCCTTCTGGAAGAGCCGCCCCTTGAAGTAGATGATCTTCTGGGTGTGGGCGACCTCCGGCACGATGACCCGTCGCTTCAGCCTGGGCGGCAGCCAGAGCGGCTGGGGCGGCGGCGCCACAGCAAAAGACGGCTCGATTCTGAGGCCCGGCGGGTACGGCTGGGCTGTCACGGCACGATCTCCGTCGAGGGGACCATCTCGTGGATCGGGATGTAGGAGATCCGCCTGGGCTCGTGGGGTGGGAGCGCGTCGTAGGCGGCCAGGACCCCGATGCGGGACATCCGTCCGTCGGCTAAGAGGACGTCCACGGCCGCACGTTGCAGGAGCAGGCCGTCCACGGTCGTCTCGTAGGTGCGGGAGGCGTCGAACTTGACGCGGGTGACGGTGCCAGTGAACCCGGTGCCCGGCAGCGGGTGCTCCGTCGGTGGGTGCTCCGTGCAGACCCGTGGCACATGCGGCTTGTGACGGACGGTCTTGGGCGGGGGTACCCGTTGAAGTCCGAGCTTCGCTCGAAAAGACTTCAACGGGATCCCCGGCCCGACCTCGACGTAACTTGGGGCGAGCAGCCGATGGACCCACTCCAGGAGGTGGCGGATCACGTCACCTCCTGTGGGTCACGGACGATCGCCTCGGCGGCCGAGGAGACGTCTCCGGCCGCGCCCCAGACGGGCTGGGTGACGTAGCGGGCCTGATCGTCGTGGCCGAGCTCGGAGGGGACGAGCAGCACGCGATCGGCGTAGCTGCGGGCGTGACGGAAGGACGGGTGGGCCATCACGAACGCGATCGGCTCGGGGTCGTCGGGGTCGAGCACGACGATCGGCAGGGCGGCGATCGCCTCGGCGTCCGAGCCGTCGGAGAGCGCCTGGGCCTGCTGGGCATGCAGGTACCGCCAGATCTCGGCGGTCTCTAGATTGAGGGCCCAGATCTCGAACCGCATCGTCGAGAGCAGGCCCTGCTGCTGCTCGGCGGTCGCGATCGCCATCAGCCGGGCGGTCTCGACGGCCACCTTCAGGTCGAGCGGGCGGGCCAGGACGTCGCCCTCGTGGACCTGCTTGAGGGGCCGCCGCTCCTGCTCGGTCCCGTCCGGCAGCCGCACCGTGAAGTAGCAGCCGACCAGACTCAGCGCGGTGTGGTGGCGGCAGTGGGGCTGGTGGACGACGTGGCAGCAGCTAAGCAGGCCCTGGGGGACCAGCACGTCCGCGTCGCCCACGGCGAACGCCAGGATCGGCTCCCCGAGCTTCTGCTCAAGCTCGGCCCAGGTCGGCGGATCGAGGACCTCGCGCGGATCGTCGAAGACGGATGGCATCAGCCAACCTCCGCGCAGCCAGGGGCACTGCGCGCCACACCCGGCGCTGCGCGCAGCGGCCAGGGCTGCGATTAGTGGCTGGTGCCGGATCCCCAGGCGCCACGGGTGCGCGAGACGCGGCCCTTGAGCTGTCTCATGCCGTTGGCGGTCGCCTTCTTGCCCGAGACCCGCATGCTCATCGACCCGCCGAACGGGCGGGTGTAGGCGGTCATGAAGCCCCGTCCCGAGTAGCTGGTCTCCCCGAACGGGCGACCGCCTCGGGGCGTGCCTCCGCTCATGCGTCGCATGGCTCTTCTCCCGGGTCCCCGTTGGTGGGGAGCCCGTGAGGCGTCATGCCACGTTCACGAACGACAAGCTACCGCCATGTTTTTCAAGCAGACGTGCGGGTGACGTCGCGGTTGACCAGCAGCCGCCCGTACTCGATCGTGTGGACCACGGAGGCGTCGCCGGGGCGGGTAAGCTGGACGTCGAACGTGAAGCTGCCGTCGATCTCCAGCCCCAGGGTCTCGGTGGACGGGATCGTCACCCGGTAGCGACCGTTGGTCGGCGGGTCCGCGATCGCGATCGAGCCGTCCTCGGACGAGGCGTTGATGGTCGGCGGGTCGGCGTCGGCGTCGGTGAGGTCGAGCTTGGCCGTGAACCGCAGCGTCGCGCCCGTCAGGTCGATCGGCAGGCCGTTGCGGGCCTGGGCCACCCAGACCGGCAGCTTGACGGTGTCGCCTCGGTAGATCTCACCCAGGTCGCGGGGGATGGGCGGCTTGACGGGCAGCGGGCCCGGCGAGAGCGCCGAGACGTACGTCGAGGTGCCCCGCGAGCGGACCCGTCCGGCGGTCGGGGACGACAGGTCCGGGGTCCGCATCGAGACGACGATCGAGGCGCTGCGCACCCCGAGCGCGGCCATGGCTCGGCCGCGCTTGACGACCGCCGAGGTGGCCCATGAGCGGGCCTGCCCGACGAGGCTGGTCAGGCCGACCTTGAGCGTCTGCGCACGGGCTCTGACGTCCGCCAGGGTTCGTGACGGCTGCTCGGTCTCCTTCCGCCCGACGGACAGGACCCGGACCGCCGCCCGCGCGAGGGCCGGGCCGCCACGGTGGGCAAGCCCACGGAGCCGTGCGCGGACCCGCATGCTGGCCGACGGCAGCGAGGCCAGCGTCAGGGTGATGACCGTCGAGACGGCCGGGCTAAACGTGCCCTCCGAGACGGTGGTGCTGGTCGACGGGACGGTCAGCGGGTTGCCGAGCGGGCGGTACTGGTGCAGCAGCATCGCGCCCGGGCCGGCCGTGCCTCCCGACGGGACGTCGGGGTCGGTCGAGTCGACCGTATAGGATCCCGACCAGACGTCGGTGCCGTAGCCCTGGACGGCCAGGGCCGGCTGGGTCCAGCCGACCAGGGTGGTGGCCGTGAGCGGGTTCGAGGCGTAGGCGACCAGGGCGAGGGCGAGCTCGGCCAGTCTGGTCGAGGTGACGGCCGGGACGTCGATCGTCGCGGACGCCGCGTTGGTGGTGATGGTGACCCGATCGAACGGCGTGTCGTCGGGCGGGCAGCCTCGGATGGCGTAGATCCGGGCGCCACGGACCGTCGTGACGGCGTTCGAGGCAAGCACCAGCGACGGCGGCGTCTCCGACGGTGTGGCCCGCTTCCACCAGAGCTCGGTCCGCTGGCCCGAGGTGTTGTCCTGGGCGGCAAGCTGGGTCCAGCCGGACGGGGGGCTCAGGGGGCCGTTGGCGGTGTGGGTGAACAGGAGCAGCAGGATGTCGCGGCGCGCCCAGCCCAGCGGCAGGGACGGCGTGAAGGCGAGCCCGGGGGTGGTCTCGAACGCGGCGGTGCCCGCGCCGACCAGGACGGGCGAGGAGGCCATGGCCTAGACGTCGAGTCCGCCGGGCGCGAACCGCCCGATCGGGCCCGTCAGGAACCAGTCGATCGTGCGCCCAGGGGCGCCCTTGACGTAGACCCGGAAGTTCCCGGCCTGGGGGACCCCGTTCATGATCCAGGAGGCCGCAGCGGTGTCGTTGATCTGGGACAGCACGGTGATGTTCGAGGGCGGGGCGATCACGTTGGCCCCCAGCAGGCGCTTCCAGACCAGGATGCCGGTCATCGTCTTCATGGCGCCGTTCCCTCGGTCCATGGCCGACATCGTGAGCTCGGCGCGGTAGATGGATCTGGGCTGGGCCGGTAGCACGAACACGTCGTGCTCCAGGTCGTCGGTGGTCGTCAGGACGGCATCGACGGTGGTGGCCAGGGCGTAGTCGAACGGCTTCGGGGGCGGGACGTGGGCCTCGACCACGGGCAGGACGATCACCTGCTCTTCGGGCGTGAAGTCGCGCGCCACCCCCTGAGGGTCGTCCGTCCGCAGTTCACCCCCAGGGGTGAGGTCCGCGTTGGCCAAGAACCGCAGGGCCGTGATGGGCAGCCCGGCCTGCTGAATCTCAGGGAGCAGGGTCTCGATATCGACGTTCTTGTCGATGTACATGTCACCCCGGCTTCTTCAGTTCGATGGCGAGGATGGTGGCGACGGTGGTCGCGGCGTTGGAGTTGAAGACGCCGGAGCCGGCGACCATCATGCTGACGGTGTGCGTCCCAGCGTTGGGGTTGAAGTAGTTGAAGATGGCGATGTTCTGGCGAGTCGGGGTGAGGTAGGCAGAGGCGTTGGAGTTGGCGACGGTGGCCCCGGTAAGCTGGAAGTACAGGTTGGCCGAGCCGGAGGCGGTCGGCTCGCCGCAGAACATCACCAGCAGGGACGAGCCGGCGCTGACGGTGATCGAGCACGGCGTGCCGGTGCAGGTCTGGAAGCCGCCCGACAGCGTCAGGGTGTTGCCGTCGAGCGCGCCGGCCGCGATCTTCGTCGCCGCCCCGGCGGCCATCTTGGCCCAGGTGACGTTCCCGTCCGCGATCTTCTGGGCGATGATCAAGGCATCCGCGATCTGGGCGTAGCGGTTGATCGCGCCGTCGGCAACCTTGGCGGCGGTGACCCCGCTGTCCATGATCTCGGCGGACGTGATCGACAGGGGGACGAGGCGGTTGCCGTGGATGCCGGCCGCCCCCAGCCCGACCTGGGTGCTGTTGAGGGTCCCGGCGACAAGGTCGGCGCCGACGACCTGACGGTAGCCGAGCACGCCCGAGGCATCGACCCCGAACACCCGGCTGGCAGGCCCCTTGGCGAGTCTGGCCGGCGCCCCCCCCGATCCGCCGACGATGATGTCGTCGGCCGTCGTCATCGGGTTGGCCATCGTCCCGGGCGCGACCATCACGGCCCAGTGGACGCCGCCGTCGGTCGAGGGGTCGTGGCCCGTCGAGGCCAGGATGCAGATGTAGGTGGTCCCGCTCCGGGTGACGACGTCGTTGACGGCGTACGCCGTCGCACCCGCCCAGGCGCCCCGCCAGAGGATCGAGCCCCCGACCGAGGCTAAGAGGACCCAGAAGGTCGGGGAGGAGGAGGGCGGCTGGTTGGTGCCGGTCTGGATCGCGACGTACGAGGATCCGTTGTAATTGACGACGTCGTTGGCGCCGTAGGCGATCGCGCTGCTCCAGGCGCCCCTCGGGGTCCAGGCCGCGCCCCCCATTTTGTGCTCGACCACCTGGGCGCGGAACCACTCCAGGTTCGGCAAGGTCACGGCGCGGCAGTAGACATTCTGGCCCGTGGCGTTCGGATAGACCTGGAGCGCCAGGGTGTGAGATCCCGCCGCAAGCGACCCGGGCCAGACCGTCGAGCCGCCCGTCGCGGGGTTCGAGTACGGCGAGTCGGTGGGGCCGTGATAATGGCCGCCGAGCGGGAGCGGCGTCGTGCCATCGAGCAGCAGTCGCCCCATGACCTGCGTGCCCGTGCCGCCACCGACCAACATCGAAAGCTGGATGCTGACCGAGACCAGCGACGAGGCCGAGTCGACGGTGAATGACGGCAGGGTGACGAGTGTGTTCCAGGTGCCCGTCGTCAGCGCCAGCCCGCTGATCTCCGAGGGCAGGGCGTAGCCGAGGGCGAGGCGGGGCCCGCCGGCCGTGCCGACGGGGGTCGTCAGCTTCGATGGGTCGATGGTGGCCGGGGCGATGTCGCCGCCGACGACCAGCCCCCAGTCAGAAAGGCCCGTCCCGGTTCGACGTAAGACGCCGGCCGATGCGCCGGGCCCGCTCCCGGCGCCGTAGCCGAGCTTCTGGGCCAGCGCCTTGATGTTGGTGATGAAGCGGTTGGTGACGGCCGGGTGGCCGGCCCCGCCGTGCATCGTGCCCAGGCTCTCGCCCGTCAAGGCGGCCGGCGGGAGGTTCGGGTCGCCAGATGGGAAGTCGATCGCCATCATCTAGTCCAGGTTGATCGTGACCGAGGTCACGGTGTGCGATCCCTGGGCCGCGAACTGCTCGGGCACGATCTTCTGGAGCTCGCCGGCCCCGATCGTCGAGAGGTCGATCGGGGCTCCTCCGAGGGTGGCCGCGAGCTTCATGGTGTCGGGCGAGGACGCGACCACGTAGTAGACGGTGCCCTCGACGAGCGGGGTTGGGAGCGGGTCGCCGGGAACGGCCCAGACCACCACAGCCTCGTCGTCGATCAGCCCGTGGGCGACACATTGCAGGACGTCGGTGGTGGTGTTGGGGACCACGAACGCCTGGACCAGCCCGCCGCCGTTGGGGGTCATGCCGAGGAAGGTGCCGCCAGTCACGGCCGTCCAGAAGCCGATGAAGCGGACGAACCGCCCGCCGGGGATGTCGAAGAGGACCTCGGCCGAGGTGGCCTTGGCGCCGACGGCGGCCGGGCCCCAGACCAGCGCCTTACGGGCGTAGGGCGGGGCGCCGCCCGAGAGCTCGGAAGATCCCGACGCGGAGTAGGCGTCGTGGAGCGAGCCGAACTTGGCGCCCGCAGCATTCGTCTCGTCGAGCGTCTCCAGCATCTGGTTCTTGGCGGCCTCGGACATGCGCATCGGCGGGCTCCCTGTGGCGGCTGTCAGGCGCTAGGCCACGGTGCGGGTGACGTCTCTGAGGACCTTCATGATCCCGCGCCTGACGGTGACGGTCCTGAGCTCGGCGGTCGTGACCTGGACGTCGAAGAGGTACATGGTGTCGTCGTCGAGGGCCCAGGTCGAGGCCGGGTCGATCCAGACGCGGTAGGCCCCGGCCGTGGCGACCTCGATCACCGCACCCCCGTTGCCGGTGGTCCGACGGATGGCCGAGGGGGACTCATCGGGCTCGTCGAGGTCGATCTTGGCGGTGAACCAGACGCTCCCGCCCGTCAGGTCGATCACGCCGCCCATGTTCTCGGCGTCGTAGTAGTCCAGGGCGTACCAGATCGGCAGCAGGACGGTATCGCCTCGGTAGATCTGGCCGATGTCGGTCTCGGGCAACGGCACGAAGATCGGCGGGGACGGGGCCGGATCGAGCGTCTCGTGGTCGTGATCCGGCGGGTAGAGGACGGAGATCGGGGCCGGGAGGGCCATCAGCGGGTCTCCTGCGAACGCGGGTGGGGCACGCGGCGGTAGCCGACGCGGTACCCCTTATTGAAGACGAAGCGCTCGACGAGACCGTCGCTCTCCAGGGCGTCGAGCGCCGATCGGACGAGCTCCCGCCTGACCGAGAGCGTCCGCGAGATCGCCTCGACCACGGCGTGGCCGTCCGGGCCCCGTGGGACCAGCTTCAGGACCCTGGCCTGGAGCCCGGTGACGCCCTCGCTCTTCGACAGGGTGCGGGCGGCCCGTCGAATCTGGCCCGTGTTGATGCGGACCAGGGCGACCTCTCTGGGGTGGCGCAGATCGAGGGCCTGCACGCGGCCCTCGGGGGAGATCCTGGCGACGATGAGCTCCCTGGCGCACCAGAGGCACTTGAGGTCGCCGTCGTCGTGCATGGCCGGGCCCGAGCAGGCCGGGCAGGGCCTCGGGAGCAGGAACGGCTGGTCGGGGACCAGGAAGCGGCCGATGAACAGCCGCCCTTCCTTGCGGACGTGGGGCGGGGGCGGGGCTTGGTCGACGAGTGCTGGCGCCAACATCTAACGGCGTCCCTTCGGCCGCCGCCTGGAGCGGACATGCTTCGGGAGCTTCTTGCCCTTCGGCGTCTCACGCTGCCAGCGGCGGGCCATCCGTGGGTGGGTAGCCCACATCCAGCGGCGCTGCGATTCCGACTTAAATGGCACGGCCTGCGGCTACTTCTTGGGACACGGTCCGCTGTGGTACTTTCCACAGCTTTTGCACTTCTTGACGGCGACGGTGGCGTCCATCCAGGGCCTCCAGGGGCGATCGGGACAGAAAGAGCCACGGGTCTCCGCCCATACTAGCGCAGCAGCCGGTGCTGCGCTAGTATCAAGTGCCCAATCCAGGTAGCTACGGGAGGTCGAAGGTGACCACGCTGCACCTCGTCACGCTGGCGTTCTTCGTCCTGGCCGCCGCCTGCTTCCTGCTGGTGACGTTCGGCGTCGAGGCAGCCGGCACGGTCGGGCTCACCCCGCTCGGGCTGCTGTTCTTCGTCGTGGCGGCGGCGCTGCACCACCACCACCTGCACCCCAGAGGGGTCTAGCCCAGGATGCGGGGCCTGATCCGTCTGGGAGCCCGTCGGCGGGCAGCCTGGGCTTCACCCTGGGCCCGGATCCGCTGCTCATGGGCCAGCAGGGCTTGCTGACGGACCCAGCCGAGGCCGGCAGCTAAGGCATCGACCTCGGATTCTTTCCAGTCGGCGGTGTCCCAGCCGAAAAGCTCCTTGAGCTTGGCGCGGACGGTCGCCTTGGAGGCGCCCTGGTTGCCGGTGACCCGCAGCTTGGCGTCTCTGGCCTCGATCGTGTCGGTACGGGCGGGGCCGTAGCCGTAGGCGGCAGCGAGGACCAGGGTGCCGTCGATCCAGCCTAACGCCCGTCCCAACCCGAGGCCGGCCCGGAACTCCTGGCCTCTAGAGGTCGACTGGCGCTCACCGTCGCGGGTGTAGAACTGGTGGGCGTGGCCCGTGACCTCCAGGACCACAAGCCGTGGGGAGAACTGCTCCAGGTGCGCCAACAGCTTGCCCGAGAAGGCGTCGAACCGACGGGCGTTCCAGGAGACGTCTCCCTCGCCCGTCTTCCGATCGGGCGTGGCGATCTCCTCCGCGTGCCAGGGGATGCTCGGGTCGAGCGGGTCACCGTGAAACAGGCCCGTGGCGGTCAGGGACAGGTCGAGCGCCGTCAGAGACGTCATCCGAGACGGAGCTCGTAGTAGATCTCGGCCGACGACGGGATCGGGTGGATCGAGGCTGCGAACGCGTACGCCAGCCGCGTCACGCGGTGGATGTCGTCGACCGAGGTCGGCCGCCCATGCTCACCCAGCGCCTCGAAGCGGACGAACTGGGCCTGCCAGACCGGGCGGAGGGCGACGGCCCGTCGCCGTGTGGTCCTGGTGCCCGTCACGGGCGCCGGGCCCTGCCAGTAGACGATCACCCCCTGCATCCCGTTCTGGGCCAGGGGCTCGGGGCCGCCGGGCTCGTCGGAGAGCGGCATCAGCGTCACCACGGTGTCACTCGCTGCGCGCCGCATCGGGTGCTGCGGATGGACTCGCAGTCGGCATCCGCTCGGCGGTCTCCGCGAAGCCCAGCGTGAAGTGGACCCGGGCGAGCCGCTGGGTGCCGGGGACCTGGACGTCCATGCCCAGCGGGCCCGTCGCCTGGACCCCGGCCGAGGTCGCGACACGGACCGAGTCCAGCGCGTCGGGCAGGGCGAAGAGCAGCGTCGAGATCGGGAGGAGGTCGTGCTCGACCTCGATCGACAGGGTCAGCTTCACGGGCCCTCCTGGGGAGCGACGAGCTCAAGCTGAGGCCGCATGGTCGGCTGCTGGTGGTCGTCCTCATGATGGGCGCCACGGAGCCGATCGGTCAAGGCCGCCCAGATGAAGAGCGGCGAGAACCAGTACCAGTGCCACCAGGAGTCCACCTCGGCCTGCCGTTCGAGGTGGGCCAGGATCGCGACCTGGACGCCCTCGCGACGATCGCCGTGGGCGACCAGGAGCTCGGCCAGTTGGACCTGACGGGCCAGCAACGGGACGGCCTCGGTCAGCCGAGCAAGCTGGTCGGCCGACTGCTTGAGCTCGGTCACGAACAGCCGAAGCTCGCCCACGTCGGCACGCAGCGCCAGGACGTCGCTGTCGACGACGGGCCCGTTGGCGATCGCGGCCAACGACGCGGTGGCGTCGGTCAGGGCCGAGGCAGCCTCGGTCAGGAGCGTGACGGCGGCCAGGGTGTCGGACCCCGTGGCGGCCAGGGTCGGGGCGGTCAGGGTCTCGAAGTCGGGCTCGGGCGGCGACTCGATGCCGGCCGTGGCGGCCTCGATCGGGTAGCGGCGGGCGAGCTCGCGGCCGATCTCCTCGTGGGAGCGGATGACGGGGTGCTTGCCCCAGACCTTGCAGACGTAGTGGATCTCGCGCAGGCGGTCCATGTCGTAGATCGGCTTGAGGGTCTGGCTGTCGATGGTCCAGATGACGTACGGTCGGAACTTCTTGATCCACGACCGCAGCGTCGACTCCGGGACCTTCAGGAGCCGCCCCGCCTCGCTCTGGGACTTGTAGGAGCTCGTCAACGTGGGCATCGGTGGGGACCTCCGTGGGCTTGCCCCCGCCAGCGCGCCCGCAACGGGCGCTGCGAGGGACGGAGACGGACGGTCAATGACCGCCTGCGGCGCAGCACCGCCCAACCTACCAGATCAGGGCGCCTCCCGAGGCCCCGGCTGGGCGACCGTAGCGCGCCTGTGACGCAGCGTCGATTGCTGCGCACCGTGCGCGCGCGCTAGCTAGAATATACGACGGCCACCTCCCAAAACACGCATAAGGGGTCCTGGATCGGGCAGATCTTGCGGAGATTTTCACAGTACGGTGTGAAATCGACTCGGGAGCGTGCGGTTTGCGATAGGACAGGCGTGACGAGGGGCTAGCGATCGCCGCTGAAGCTGGCCTGGGGGTCGAGGGTCTGCCCGTAGAGCAGCCACGTCCCGATCCGCCCGTCTTGCGCGCAGCAGCGGGCACGGCGACCGTCGGCCCCGAGGTGGGCCCGCCTCGGGAGGCCCGTCGGCGGGACCCCCAGGCGGTCGAGCAGCGCCAGGACGGCCGAGGACGCCTGATCCGCGCAGGGGATGGCCGCGTCGCGGTGCCACTCGTCGTGCTCGGTGTTGTGGCATGGACGGAGCGTCAAGGCGTCGTAGACGAGGTCCTCCAGGCGGTCGATCTCGGCCAGCAGACCCGGCAAGGACCGTACCAGGACCTGGAGGTCGGGCTCCTCGACGTACTTCCCGGGCTCAGGCTGACTTCTGAGGGCCAGCGCCAGCAGGGCGTCGCGATCGAGCGGGTCGCGGGGGTCTGGGAGCCCGTCGGCGGGCAGCCGGAGGCTTGCGGGGCGGGTCGCGCCCTGGCCGAGCGGGTCGCGGAGGTCGGGCGAAGCACGGACGTCCATGGGGACGCCGGGCTCGCTGGCCGACACCAGGGCGAGCGACATCTGTCGCGAGCGGGCCTCGGAAAGCGCTCCGCTCGCGACGGCCTGGGCCAGGGCCGCCTGGACCTGGGTGACGGCGTCGGCTGGGCCCATCGGCTCGTTGTTGACGCCGCCGGCGACGATCATGGCGACGGCCTGCTCCTCGCTGATCAGCCCGACCTCGATAGCCTGCTTGAGGAGCCGCCCCAGGTCCTGACGGACGGCCTCGGCGGCGGCGTCGGCCCGCTGGCCGTTGGACCCGAGCAGGCGGGCCGTGGCGAGCCGCTGCTGGCGGGCCTGGACGCTCCGAAGCTGGCTGGTATACCCGTCGACCGAGGGACCCGGGCCCTGCGGGAACTGCGGGAGGAACGGAACGGCCCGCTGGTCCTGCTGGGCCTCCCAGAAGTCACGCTGCTGCTGAGCGGCCAAGCGGGCGGCCATCTCCTTCTCGATGGCCGCCCGCTTGGCCTCCTCGAAGACCGTCTGCATGTCCCGCTTGGCCTCCTCGAAGACCGTCTGCATGTCCCGCGCGCCAAGCAGCCGCTGGGCCTTGTCGACCCAGGACTCGTCGTCGAACGGGTTCTGCTTGTTCGGCATTAGTCCGGGTACTCCGGCAGGCTGATCTGGAGCGGCACGTCGTCGAAGAGCGGCAGCGCCTTGGCCTCCTTAGCCTTGGCCTCGGCCCCGATGCAGGGACCGCACTTGCCGCCTGGACGGGCGTTGTAGCGAATGGTACAGGCGACGCAGTACGAGTCGGGGTGGGTCTCGTAGCGGGTCTGGTTCCAGTCCTGGAAGGCGATGTACTCGTCGGAGAGACCCTCCTGGGGCCCCCAGCGGAGGGGCGGGAAGGCGGTCGGGTGGACGCCGTCATGGTCGACGTGCTCGAACACCCGCCCTCGGTACTCTGGCGGCTGACGGAGCTCGTTGCCGGCCTCGATCCAGGCCCGCTTCTTCTCGTCCTCGATCGCACGCTTCAGCTTCCGATCGCGCTCGACCTGCTCCCGCATCTCGGCGGTCGGGCCCTGCGGGCCGCGAACGCTGGGGCCCCTCTCCCCAGGTCGCCATCTGGAGGGGACCTCGGAGAACGGCTGGTCGGGCGGGTCGAGGTGGTCGACGAAGCTGATCGGTTTCGACGGGGAGTCCATGGGCGGGTCCTCAGGAAGCACCAGCCAGACGACCGAGCATGCGGCGGGCCTCAGCGCGAACTCTGGGGTCGGAGGTCCAACGCGCGATCAGGTTGAACGAGCGGGCGATCTCGGTCCGCTCCTCGGAGTCGAGCATACGGATCGCGATGGTCGGGCGGTGGGCAGGTGTCAGGCTGGTCGGCTGACGCTCCCCGACGGTCGCGGCCCAGGCGATGATGGCGTCGCGGAGGTGGAGGTCGAGCAGGACCGGCTCGGGCGGCGGCGGGTCAGCAGCCCAGAGGCGTGACTCAGGGTACTCCAGGTAGCGCAGGCGGGCCCCCATCGCCTCGATCAGCCAGTAGTCGCCGTACTCCCACTCGGCCTCGTCGCTGATGACCACGTAGGTGAAGCGACCCAGGGCCAGAGCTACGCCGATCTCGACCAGGGTGCCGAAGCAATCCGGGGTGTTGAGGTAGGCGAAGACGAGGTCAGCCCGAGCGATGCCCTGGCGGCACTCCGAGGCGACGGCCACGCGGGTGTCGTCGGTCATGACCCCATGGCTGCCGTCCCAGGTCGAGCCATGGAAGGTACCGAGGCTGCTGTTGTCATCGTCATCCTCAGCGAGATCGACGCGGTACGGGCCCACGTACTCGTGGTGGCCAAGGATCCAGGTGTTGGCGGCGCGGGGCCAGGGCGGGATGTCGTGGGCCCAGGTGTCGTTGTCTTGCAGCGAGACCTCGATCTCCCAATGCGGACGCTGGCGCTGGGTCTGGTAGTCGTAGGTGCTACCGACGAGCTTGTCGCGCCACGCGCCGTGCTGACGGTCGATCTTGCCGCTCAGGAAGATCTTCATCGAGCCTCCTATGGTGGTGTGATCTCGGTGATCGAGAGCACGGCGACGCGGGGGATGACCGTGGCGTCGGCCACGGATCCACTGGCGGTCTGGCTGCTGACGATGGCGATCCGATCAGGCGCATCGAGCATCTGCCAGCCGACGGTGCGGCAGGTCAGGTCGCGCTGCTTGACGTCGGACAGCATGTCGTCGTAGGGGGTCCAGGTACTCGTCCCGTTGGAGTCGATCCACTCGACCGAGACGAGCTTCATGGCAGGTGGCCAGGACACGAAACCTCCCGTGGGGCTCGGATGGCTCGGGCGGGGTGGACGAAGGTTGTCGACGTGGTTGGGACGGAACTGCGCTTGGGAGGGGAGGTGTGAGATGGGCGGTCGGTCGGTGCGAACCGGGGGGGAGGGGCGCGCCACGGGCTGGGTTGGTATGTCGGACGCGGCATGGGCTGAGGCAGCACGGACGCGGGCAGGCGCAGCGAGACATGGCGAGTCGGCGTGGCGTGGGGTGGGAGAGATTGGATAGGGCCGTCGGGCTGGCTTGGCTCGGCTGGCGGCGCCACGGCAGGGCCAATGAGGCGGCTTGGCTCGTCTTGGGATGTCAGGCGGGGGCGGGCAAAGGCCGGTAGGGGAGGCGCCGGGAGGGGGGAGGAGCGGTATGGGAAGTCGGGGAGGACGGTGACGGCGCTGCACGAGTCGGCTCGTCGGGGCGGCGCGTCCTGGTGGGGGTCCAGCGGGTCGGGAGGGTCGGTGGGTGGTAGCGACGTGACCTGACTCGGTGGGTCGCGGCCTGTGACGGTTCGTCGGTACGAGCAGATCAGGCGGGGTACAGCGCGGTGGGTCACCGGGGATCGACGAGGGTGAGCTAGGCACGGTCGGTCGTGCGTCGTCATGTGGCTGGGCGAGGATCGGCGCGGGGTGGATGGTCGGGCGGTCGAGGGCGGAGGTGATGCGGCAAGGGTCGTCGGATCGGTGTGGCTCGGGGAGGTACGGGCTGGCTCGGCCAGGGACAGGCTGCGACGGCTCAGATCGGCTCGACGCGGCAGGTCGCCCATCAGTGGGTAGGCTGGGCGGATCGGGCGAGGGCTGCGACGTGGAGGCGTGGCTCGTCGGCATGGCCAAGGCTAGGCACGTGGTGACACGGCGTGGGCATGGCGAGGCGCGTCGTCTGACAGGGGCGGGGGCGATCCGCAACGAGTCGATGTGGGGCGGCGGGTCAGCGAGGTCGGGCTTGGTCTGGTATGTCGATGTGGGGGGAAGGGGGCTGGTGGGGCCAGGATGGTCGGGGCGGCTGGGCCAGCATCGACATGGCCAGGGTCGTCGGACGGGAACAGCATGGCGAGGCGCGGAGGAGGTCGGAAGGTCGGCCCGTCGGGGGCTGTTGGGAGTTGGCCGGGAACGGTCTGTCGGGCAGGCAAGGAATGGCATGTCGAGGCCCGGGAAGGGTGGTCGACACGGCTCAGCCGGGCATGGTGCGAGGGGGATTGACAGGTCGGACGGGACTGGGGTGCTCAGGTGGGGAATGTCGTGGAGGGCGGGCACGGGGTCGCGTGGCCGGGATAGGCTCGTCATCGGGGAAGGTCCAGGGAGGTGGAGCACGGGGTGACGCGGTACTGGGATGTCGGACGGGAAGGGTCTGGACTGAGCCGTACTGGGCCAGCATGGTCCGAACGGTCGGCAGGGCGAGGAAGGAGGGGGACCGATTCGGCTCGGCCTGGATCGTCGATACGGCGAGACACGGGTGGTCGGCCTGGATCGGTACGGTTCGATGTGACCAGGATCTGGACTGGTCTGTCGGACCGATGCGAGAGGGCCAGGGGCGATTCGGCAGGGTTCGTCGGCCGGGCAGGCAAGATGAGGCTGGGGTCGACCTGCGGCGGGACGGCTGGTCATCGGCTGTCCTGGGCCACGGCGAGGTTGGCAAGCGCCTCGGCCACACTCCCGATGGCACTGGCAACCTCCCCGATCTGACGGGCGACCTCATCAACGGACTCCGACAGGAGCTCGGTGGCGCGGGCCTGACGGTCGATCACGTCCACGATGTAGGCCATCTCGCCGTTGGAGTCCCCGACGTTGGACGAGGCGAGACGCTCGGCTATGCGGTTGACGGCCGCGACTAGCTCGGCCAGGAGGTCGTCATCCACGGTCGGCTCCTGTCGGGAACGGCGGAGAATCCGGGCCAAGATGGCCAAAAATTTTCCGATCTGGCTGGAAAAGCTCCCTGGCGCGGTGGAAAATCGGGACACAACAGAGCAGACAGACCGCTCCCATCTATGCGACACCAGTACGCGATATGGTGTTGGGTACCCCCCTTAGGCACTGCCCCCCTCCCCCTGGTGCTCTCTGGGTCCCCCCAGGTGGGTGCCGAGCGCGTCCAGGTGCTGGTGCGCCAGTGCGTACAGGCGGTACAGCGTGTCGCGTCGGCGCAGTGGGTTCGGGCGGAGCAGGTACTCACCCAGGCGAGCAAGGCAACCCAGCGTTGCGAGCAGGTGGGCCTGACTCGCACTACCACCACACACACCGACACCACCACTACCACTCGTACAACTATCACTCGCACCAGTGACAGGGGTAGGCAGGGCAGCTATGCCATCCGTGCGACGCTCCATCTCTTCGACTAGCTGGTGGTAGTGGGTGGCCATGCGCAGGGCCCGCTTCAGGTAGCCCTGCGTTTCCAGGTGTGCGACACGCTCACGCTTGAGCTCCTGCTCCAGGCCCATGACCTCCATCATCATTGCTGTTCCCCTCCTCTCCTGTCGCACCAGCGCAGCTATGGCCCGTGCATTCGGGTATCAGGCGGGCTCGTGTGTCGCGTCAACGCGCGGGGTCGGGCGCCGATGCAGGCCCATGCGGCGCGCAAGCAGGCTGATATCGGGGCCTCGGAGGTCCCGTGCGTGGGTACCCGGGGGCAGCGCTCTGGACCAGCCCGACTCGAAGGCCGACAGGCGGTCGAGCAACTCGGGCTCAGCGACTGGGATGACCAGCCACTCGGTACGATCCAGGCTCGGGTTGGACCAGTCCATGCTCAAGCCTGTCTGCTGACCCACGATCGTGGCCACCCGCCGCCGTGCTGCCTGCTGGAGCTCGGAGATGAACGCCTCCCAGTCGGTCTGGAGCACGGGCTCATAGAAGTGGACCGTCCCAGAGACAAGCTCGCTCAACCCTGGTGAGCCCAGCCAGTAGCAGAACGCCAGCCCGCCATACAGGTGGACCACCGTGCCATCAGGGAGCCCATACTCCCTTCCTGTCGGATCGACGTACTCGACCACCCCTCCCGCCTCCCTTCTTGGCTTCCCCCAGCCCGTATGACTTCCTGCGGCGCCAGCACCCGCGACACATCCCTCGTCGTCGGCCCTGTCCCGTCCCAGGTGATCGACCGCACCCGGGGCAGCCGATCAGCACACCAGCCCCCACCACGTCTCATCCCCCAGCGTCGCCTGCATCGCCGCGCGATCCCAGATCGAGACCATCCGTTCCTCCACCTGGATCCCGCACGCCTGATGCTCCACCCGCAGATGCTCCGGGCCCTCCGTCATCCAGTACGGCTCGTCGCACCCGCATCCCACCCGCTGGCCGTGTCCCAGCACCCCCAGGTGCTCCAGTGCCGCCGGGTCTGGGTAGACCCGCTTGCACCGCTCGGCCCGTGCGGCTGTCCCCTGGTGGCAGCCGTTCCCGCAGGTCCGTCGCCAGCGCAGCCGCGTACACCCGTGTGGGCACCGCACCGTCACCAGATACGGCGTGCGCAGGTCGCTCGGGTCAGACGGTCCCTCGATCGCGATCGTCAGCCGCCCGTCCATGGGACCTCCTCGCTACGACCGCCAGTCGGCGCGTCGCGGATGCCACCTGCAGTGGGTCAATGTCGAACCCCAGGCACGTTCGTCCGAGCTCGTACGCCACCACCGCTGTCGTCCCAGATCCCAGGAACGGGTCCAGGACCACGTCCTCGCGGAACGAGAACAGCTTCAGCAGCCGCCTGGGCAGCGACGCCGGGTACGCTGCCTCGAAGCCCTCCCATGGCCGCCCCTCGCCGGGTAGCGCCCAGTCCCCGTTGCACCAGGAGACCCACTCCTCGTGCCCGATGTCGTTCGTCCTTGCTGGGCGCTTCCACTCCCCCTTGTGTGCCACCAGCACCGTCTCGCACGGCGCGATCACGTTCACGGCGCCCGCTGAGTCCACGCTGCCCCTGGCCGTCGACCTGCCCAGGTGCCCGTCCGCCCACCTGATCGTGCTGCGATAGTGGAAGCCCGCCTCGACCGCTGCTGCCACCAGTTGCGCATAGACGGGCCGATGGCCGCCCGTCGTCGTGTCGATCGGCACATTGACCAGCAGTCGTCCCTGCGGAGCGAGCACCCGATACGCCTCCGCGAGAAACGCCAGCATCAGCCGCACCCAGGCCGTCGACTCGTCTGCGACCCGATACTTCGCCACCGTCGCGCTGTCGAGGCCGTACGGCGGGCTCGTCACCAGGACGTCCACGCTGTCTGGGGCCAGCGGCAGGGCTGTTGCGTCGCCCACCTCGATCCGGATGCCGTCCAGGAGAAGCTGGGGGGCTGGGAGGGCTGCTGCCCGCTCGCGCTCCAGCCGTCGTGACTCCGACCTGACCAGCACCCGCATGTCCGCAACCGTGGTGTGGTGCTCGGCAGCAAAGTCCAGCAGCGCGTCCTGGATCGGGGCCGGCAGCCCTGTCACCGCCATGTGCTGGTAGAACCCGACCGTCGGGCGGCGCCTGGATGGTGGGATCGCGCGGGCCACCCTGGCCATCCTGTCGATCGACTCGAAGCTGTACCGCTCGGGGTCGAACAGTGCGCTCGCGTCCTCCCCGTAGGCGTCCTCCCCGAAGGCCAGCGCGTCACCCAGCCACCATTGCACCCCTCTCGCGGCTTCCAGCAGCCGCGTCGTGGCCTCTTGCCACGCCTCAAACGGGGTCGACGGGTCGAAGACCAGCGCCAGCCTGGAGGCGTCGAGCTCGAACCAGCGCTGGCGTGCGGGCGCCTGCGGTGCGACCAGCACCATGTCCAGCACGTCACTCATCGGGAGACGTCTCCCAGGCGATCCGATCGGACAGGATCGGCACCCAGTGCTCCTCTTCCCCGACCATCAGGATGAGCTCGCCGTAGTTGCCGCGCAGTCCGGCGATGACCGCCGTCCGTCCGTCCAGGTAGACGAGGCGGCCCAGCCAGTCGCCCTCGTCCTGCAGCTTGATCGGCAGCGCCAGCAGCCGTGGCAGCGTGGCTGCCGCCTGCACCAGGGCCGGCTGCGGGTCGATCGAGACCAGCATCCCGCCGTACACCACCACCCCGTCAAGCGCGATCGACCAGCCCGTGATGACCCCCACGAACTCCGACCCGGGCTCGGGCGTGCTCATCAGGCGGTTGCTCTGGCGTAGCTGGACCGACACGACGACCGGGGCCCCGATGAACCGCACCAGCCGCTCCGGGATCGCCGCCGTGTCCTCGGTGCCGTCCACCCCCGGGATCACCACCGACAGGCCGCCGTCGGGGCCGCCCACGAGCTCGTACCGCTGCCCACCCACCAGCGCGTAGCCTGGAGACGTCTCCGCAGCCGGGGCCGCTGCGCGCAGTAGCTCCTGCTGCGGTGCGCTGGACATGCTGGGCCTCCTGCCTGGAGCATACCCGCTGGCTGCCGGGCAACCCAGTCGTGGGTAGCCGGCAGCCGTGTGACTCAGTCGAAGCTCGTGAGCTCCTGCGACGTGCCCCGCAGGCTCGGGGTCGCCAGAACCGCCACGATCGCGGCATCCGGCATCGACAGCCGATCGGTCAGCCGCGATCCGTACCGCTCCAGCAGGCCGGGTGCGCCCGCGATGCCCTCGCGGCGTAGATTGGTCGTCACGATCGTCGGCAGCGTGGCTGACAGGCGTCCGTCGAGGATCCGGAACAGGAAGGCCCGCCAGCGCTCCGCCTGGGCGTCTGTCGCCATCGGCTCGGTCCCCAGGTCGTCCAGGATCCCCAGGTCGGCACGCAGCCACGCCTCGGCCAGATCCGCCTCGGTCGGCGTGTCGACCCGTGTTGCCTGCCCGGGGTACGGCGCCGTGCGGACGCCGGCCTCAAGCGCGGGGGCCGATCGGTACAGCACGGAGCGCTGACGGTTGACCCAGGTGTGGCCCAGGATCGCTGCCAGCGCCGACTTGCCGGTCCCCAGGTTGCCGGCCAGCACCAGCAGGCACCGACGGTCGCCTCGGGCCGTCAGGTCCTCCCAGGTGCCGATCAGGGCCAGGGCCCGATCGGCCACCGTCAGCCGTCCTCTCGCCATCCTGACCGCCTCGCGCCAGCCCTCGGTGGTCAGGCCGTCGTACCGCCTCGGGATCTCGGCAGCACCAGCTAGCGCCTCGACGCGCGCCCCGATCGCGCGGGCGATGGCGCCCTCGGCGGCAATCGCGACACGCTCCCCGAACGCGGCGCCGTCGGGGCAGGGGCACTTGTCGTGCCAGGACAGGATCGGCTGGCCCTGCTCGTCCTGGGCGACCATGTAGGTGTCGCCGTACGGGCGGATGCCGATCGCCGGCCGCATCCCGTTCGGCTGACGGCCGCCCTGGCCCAGGCAGAAGCAGTCCGCGTACTCGGGGCCCAGGGCGCGGCGAGTCTCGGTCTCTAGGTCTCGCCGCTGCGCCCACTTCAACTGCTGAATCGCCTGCGAGGCCAGCCATTCGTAGCGCCGCCTGACCTCGGGCAGCGTGCCCTCTGGCAGCGCTCTGACGGCCGCCGTGCGCTCATCGGCTACCTTCCGCGCCTCCTCGGTCGGGGGGCAGCTTACCATCTCGTCGATCGTTGGCAGACGGTCGGTCTGGTCGGGCACGCCCCATCGCAGGGCCAAGCCGGCCAGCATCTCGTCGCCGTGCTGCATGCCCTCCTGGGTCTCGTCGGGACGGGTCTCTTCGTGACGCATCGTCACTACGCCTCCTCGGGGGTGGTGTGATACCGGGCTACCGCCTAGCGGGTAGCCAGCGGATCCTGGGGGAACGCGCCGTACAGGGCGTTCGACGCGTGCGGTCGGGGCGGGCAGACCTCGCGCTGACCCTGGTACCTGGACTGCATCTCGGGGTGGCCGTAGGGGTGGCTTGACGGCTGGTCTAAGAGCGCCACGGTGAGTTGGCCGATCGGCTGGCCGACCTCGTAGATCACGCTGACGGGTGCATGGTTGATCGGCTCCAGGACCAGGACCCCGATGAACCCGGGGTCGACCCAGCCGGCGCCGTGGATCGACTGGCCGGCCCGTGCGATCGTCGACTTGCCCTCGACCCTGGCGATAAGCTGGGCGCCCAGGCCGATCCAGCAGTCGACGGCCACCAGGACCGCCTCGCCGGGCTCGACCACGAAGCGGTCGCCGTGGGCCAGCCCTCGGGTGATCTCGAAGTCTCGCTCGGAGATGTCTCGGAGCGCTCTGGGCGCCAAGCTGACCAGCATCTGGCCGCGCTGGCGCCATCTGGCCATCGAGCTCCCGATGTGGAGCTCCAGCGAGGCCGAGCGCAGCCGACCTCGGTCGTACGGCTCGACCGTCAGCCGCCGCTCCGCCGGGAGCTCCCGATCCTCGATCGCCGCTAACAACCCATCGTATGACAAGAACGTCATGATGCTCCAACCTGTCCTAGTGGTCTCCGTAGCCCCAGGCCTCGACGTCCATGAGTGGCTCGGTGGGGCCGCCGTTCGATCCTCGGGTGACGGTGCGTGGTCTGCCGACGATCGAGGCGGTGCGCTTGGCCTTCTCGGCGGCTCGGCCCTGGCTGTTGAGCCACGCCTGCTTCCAGGAGCGCTGCTTGATCTTGTCGTTGATCGCCCAGGCCACGAACTCTTCGTGGTTCGCCTCGACCTCTGAGCGCGTGAAGCCGTGCTTGGCCATCGTGTCCGTGATCATCTGCTCGCTGGGTGCGAAGTCCTCGGGAAGCAGGTGCGGCGCGGTTTTCCCGCGCACGCTAGCAGGGGGCGTAGCCCCCTTCCCAGTCTCTTGTTCCGGATCTCTTGTTCTGCATGCCGGAGCCGGCATGTCCTCACATGCCGGCTCCGGCATGTCGATACGCTCCTCACATGCCGGTACCGGCATGTCGGTCGGTGGGGCACATGCCGGCACCGGCATGTCGGGCACCACCACCAGCGGCGTCCTGGGCGGGTAGATCAGGCGGTACTGCCGGCCCTGGAGGATCGCGTTGCCGACCCGATAGCTGTACCGCTCGATCGCGATGTACCCGGCCGCCTCCAACGCCTTCAGGCCGTGGCTGACCCGTGACTGGGTGCTCCTGGGCTGTCCTGGCTCCTCAGGGCCCCTGAGCGTCTCCTGAGAGGGTCGAGCGACCCCGGTGCCCTGGTTGTAGTAGTTCGCCAGATCGATCAGCAGCAGCACCTCGGCCGGCTTCAGCCGACGGTCTCGGCGGGCTGCTTGCAGCATCGCCAGCCGATCGAGCGGCGAGAGCGGCTGGGCCGTGGCGCCGGCGCGAGCACCGGCCGGAGAACTGCCCGAGATTGCCCCTATTTCCAACGAGGCCGGACTCGTGCTACCATCAGGAGGACGCGACTCTTGACTAGCGGTCCAGACGGACATGTGAGTCTCCATAGACCTCCTGCGAGAGCGTGGAAACTGACGCAGGGGTCGACGTACGGACGGTCGAGGGTGCGATCTCGGTGGGCCGATCGGGCGCTGATCGTGGGGGGTGGTGCCCCCGCACATATCAGGGCCCGCGCTGGCCGCATCGTTACCGCTGGAGGTTGATGGCTAGCTCGGTATCGCTCCTTTCACACGAGACCCCGCCCACCATGGGCGGGGTCTTCGTTCTCTGGACTAGCGGTCAAGACTGGATCCGGCCACCTTCCTGATCATCGTGGCGGCCTGCTCCATGGCGCTGATCGCCCCATCAGCCCGTCGCCGCAGGCCATCCACGTCGAGGTCGAGTCTGGCGGCGCGCTGGGTCTCGATCGCGGCCTCGGCCCGGACTACCCGTGCGTAGGCTGCCTGGGCCGAGCTCACGGCCCACTGGTACTCCTCGTCTTGGGCCACCGTGGCGTGTCTGAGGTCGGTGGGCACGTCGGCGTGCGCCAGCAATAGCCGACCGTGGGTCTCGCAGATGGCCGCTCGGGCGGCCACGTAGGCGATGCGCGCCTCGGCCCGCTCCGCGTAGAGCTCCGGCCAGTTGGCGCCGCCGTTCGACGGGATGGACCCGGGATCCGAGGGGTGCATCCTGCGCTCCAATATCTGCGGTCTCGCTGCGCTCGTTGCTGCGCGGTGGAGAATGCCGGCCATCATAACGCCGGGCCCAGGCCCGCGCCTAGTGCTCACTGCCCAAGGGCAGGCGTAGCTGGCGTCCGCCGGCTCGCCGCCGAGGTGGCGGCGGGCGCGCAGCGGCGAGGCCGAGGGCGCGGACGTCGCCGGCCCCGTACAGCTTTCGGCAGCCCTGACAGGCGTAGCTGCCGGGTCGGACCAGCACCAGCCGTCCACCGCAGGCCCGCCCGTCACTCCGTCGTGACGGACACGGGGGGATGCTCGGGCCGGGCTGTCGCATGTCACGCCGCTCCCAGCCGTTCGAGCTCCGAGCGCGGGATCCGCCAGTGGGACTGCCACGTCGAGCTCGACTTGAAGCCGCGCATCCGTCCGTTCTTGAGCCACCACCTGACCGTCTCTTCCTTGACCCGCAGCAGGGCTGCGACCTCGGCCACGGTCAGCATCTGGGGCTCGTCTGCTGCCTGCTCGGCAGGGGTCGACACCGCCATCTCAACCTCCTGGGCCCGCGTCTCCGGGCGGGCCCCCGCTCATTCATAGCACATGCACCGAGATGCCCGGCGCTGACTGTCGATGCCTCCCGGCTCCAGTTTCGCAAAGTGTGCCCAAAATGGCAACTATGGGCACGTGCGATGTACCACTATGTATGGTGCTGTACCAGGAAGAACAGCGATAATTCCCCTGGTGGCCCGCGAGCGGGTCGCCCGCCAGCGCGCCCCTCGCGCGGGCGTCACCCTCAGGAGGCGTCTAGTCCAGGCCACTCGAACCGCTCCAGGCGATCGTCATAGGGAGCCCGTCGCATCAGGCGGGTACACGGGACTGGGGGTCAATGACGGCCCGCCCGAGCGGATGAGAGAGCCGCGACTGCTGACCTGATCGGGGGCTTTCTTCCTCGTGTCCGGGACTTCCGGCACGAGCACCCCAACCCTGCCGCTGTCGGCGCCCCTCCGTCTGGCAGGACCCCAACTGGAGACGATCCGCCCCACCAACGACCCAGCCCCTACCTCAGAGCTTCTGACGTAGATCCAGCAGCCGACCAGGAGTCAATCCTGGTCGGCTGTTGCATTCTGCGCCCGAACGCAGAACCACCCCCCAAGGAGACCCACCGTGACCCAGGCACTCGCGCTCATCACCAGCACCCGCCCTGTCGTCGAGCCGCTGACCAAGGAGCAGGTAAAGGCCCTGAAGGCCGCGAACGACTCCATCGTGCTCTTCCACAACGAGGAAGACCTCTGGACCGGCGCCATCGTCGCCAACATCAAGTCCACCCTGCACGGTGAGGACGTGCGCGTGCGGATCGAGATCCCGGTCAACTCCTCGATCACCAACTACGAAGAGGGTCGCGCGTCCTCGAACCCGCTACCCGACGAGGAGCTCGCCCAGCTTCGACTGCGCGCCTGCTACTCGATCCACTGGCCGTCCGAGCCGAACGGCGTCTGGGCCACCATCGCCCGCCAGCTTCGCCCGGGTGACCAGTTCCACCTCCGCTGGGTGCGTGGCAACTACAACCAGATCACCCGCGAGAGCGGTCTGGCCGTTGACGAACTGTCACTGCTCCACCTGCGGGCCAGCCCTGGCAGCACCAGCCGCACGATCGGCACCTACGTGATCGGCCACTCGGTCGGCCGCAAGAACTGCGCTCGGATGATCCGCTCCGAGCGCGAGTCCCGCACCTACTGAGTCCGACCCGGCCTCTAGCCCACCAGTCAGCGCTGGTGGGCCTGAGAGCGGGCCCGACCGCTAGATCACCCCTGAGGAGACCCCCCGTGGACAGCCTTCGACCGCTCTACATCCGCTCCGTCTGGCAGGACGTCGAGTGCGGCGCTTGCGGCGCCCACGTCACGATCAACACCGAGCACCCGACCGAGCCCGACCCGTACGCCCACGAGGACGACTGCCCCCGCGCCGAGATGGCCGACCCCCGCTAAGGAGAGACCCATGACCCACTACCACGCTGGCCGCGACGGCGAGGAGCTCGTCTCTGGCACCGACCGCGAGTACGCGCTGCGCCGCCTCCAGCACGAGCGCGACCGCCTGCTCCGCATCAAGTGCGACAACCACGGCAGCATCCACCAGCGCGGCCACGAGCACGGCGCCTACGTCGTCAGCCTGACCCCGCGCCACACCGTCACCTACGACCTCAAGCCCCGCACCTGCCATAGCGCCAGCGCGCCGATCGCGCTCTGGTTCCGAGGCCCGTGCAACCGCGACGACATCACCCTCTAGGAGAGACCCATGAACGCCAACGAGATCGCCATCATCGCCGGCTTTCGCGATGGCCGCCGCCAGGAGGCCCGTACGGTCCGTCGGCTGGCCGAGCGGATCGCGCGTCAGGCGCGCAAGCTGGAGAGCGAGATCGCCTCCAACGCCACCGAGCGCGCCCGCCTGTCTGAGATGGCCGCCAACGCCCATCTCATCACCGCCCGCCTCCAGTCGCTCAAGAACCGCGAGGACGCCGCCCTGGCTCAGCCGAGCCTGATCTAACCCACCAGGAGGATTGACTGATGGTCTGCAAGCGTTGCGGGGGCGACGGCCCATTCCGCCCCCAGCGGCGCACCTGTATGAAATGTGAGTCAGCGCTCCAGGTCGAGCGCGTGCGAGCCAACCCCGAGGCCCACAACGCGCACCTGCGTCGAGCCAGGGCTGCCGATCCCGAACGGGTGCGAGCCACCACGAACCGCAACGTCGCCCGCTACCGCGAGCGGCACCGCGAACGGCTGGCCGAGGAGGCGCGCGAACGGAAGCGAGACCCAGCGATCAAGGCTCGCTTCCGCCTGATGTGGAACGCCGGCAACGCGGTTCGCGCCGCTATCAAGCGGGGCGCGCTGGTCAAGCCCGACACCTGCCAGGAGTGCGGCGGCCCTGGCCCTATTGAAGCCGCCCACCACGACTACAGCCGACCGCTTGAGGTCCGCTGGCTCTGCCGCTTCTGCCATCGACGGTGGGACGCGGCGGAAGCGAAGACAGGAAAGTAGGTACCTAGATGGTGTGTTCGATGCTCGCCGTGGTTTCCGCTCGGCTCGACGCCAAGTACGGCGTCGAGCTCCTCAAGTCCGAGGCCGGCCTCAAGGCGCTGGCCCAGGCGCTCGCCCAGGTGATGGGCGGCGTCCCCGTCATCCAGCGCAACGGCGAGACCGCCTACCTGACCAGCCGCACCGCCACCGTCCGCATCTGGGCAGACGGCATCCAGGTGCAGGCATCTCGGCTGGACCTGACCCCCGCCCAGATCGCCGCCCTCTCGGCCAAGGCCACCGAGCTCGCCCAGGCGCTGGCCATCCCGCTCGTCCAGGAGCGGCTGGTCGCCGCCATCAAGGCCCAGTACGGCCAGCTTGCCATCCAGTCGGACGCCCGCCAGGGCGCGGCCCGCGTCACCAAGATCCGCATCCCCCTCTAAGGAGCCACCCATGAGCGCCGAGACGATCGAGATCATCCTGATCCAGGGCCCGGACGGCTCGCTGTCGGCGGGCATCCCCTCGGGCACCACCTTCGAGAAAGCGGGCCCAGCCCTGAAGCGCTTCTTTCGGGTCATCGGCACCGAGCTCCCGATCGTCGGGCTGTCCGAGCCCGAGAAGCACCTCGACGACAAGTCCCATCAGGTCGCCCACCGTCTGGGCGCCAGCCACCACTAGAAACCCCTCAGCCTGACCCGGCCGCTAGGCACCCACTGGCTACCTGCCAGCGGGTGCTCTGCGAGCGGGCCCGACTGCTCGCTAGACTCACCCCTATAGGAGACCCCTCTGATGGCTGAAGAGCTCGACGTCCTGTCCACCCCCGTCACCCCGTCCTGGTGGACGGAGCTCCAGAACACCTACCGAGCGGGCACCGCCAACGTCTTCGTGCTGCACGGCGCCGTCGCTGACTACGTCGAGCACCCCTCGACCAACCTGACGCTGCGCGAGTACCTCGAACAGCGCCTGCTGCGGCTGCACGCGGTCGCCACCTTCGCCCCCGATCAGGGGGTCACGTTCCCGGGCACCGAGCTCGTGGCCAAGGAGTCCCGAGCCTGGGTCGAGCGGGTGCTCGGCATCGAGCAGCAGGACGAGTCGGCGGCCGATGCCTTCAACCCCCTCGCAGCGCTGGCCGCTGCCGGTGCTGCGGTCGGTGCCGGCAACCAGGGCAAGCTGCCCGACGACGCCCCCTCGGCCATCGACAAGCTGATCGAGTGGGCCCGTGGCGCCACCATCGAAGAGCCCGGCGTCCCCCAGCGGGTCGTTGGCCGTGGCGAGGCCCGCCGCGCCGTCGGCGCCCGCGCCGCCATCATCGTCGAGCGCGCCGACTTGATTGTCCCACCCGAGGACAAGGCCCGCCTCGGCCCGACCGACCGCCGCCTGCTCGCCATCCTCGACCGCGCCGGCCGCTCGATCGAGATCAACCGCAACAAGGCCCTGGTCATCATCCTGGCCCCCTCGCTGGAGGACATCCACCCGGACCTCCGCACCTCGACCTCGGGCATCCGCACGATCGAGGTCGGCGTCCCCGATGTCGACCAGCGACTGGCGTTCATCGCGCGGACCCTGCCCGACCGTCGGGCCGAGCTCGACGGCCTGACCGAGATGGAGCTCGCCAACGAAACAGCCGGCCTGGGCAGGCGGCACATCGAAGATATCGCCATGCGGGCAGCGGCCAACGGCGGGCGGCTGACCCGCGAGATGGTCAAGGAGCGCAAAGCCGACCTGATCGCCTCGGAGTACGCCGAGGTCCTGGAGATCCTCGAACCCGACGTCACCTTCGAGATGGTCGGCGGCCACGATCGGGCCAAGCAGTTTCTCCAGGAGCGGGTGCTGAACACCCTGCGCGACCCCGACCTCCACGACGTCTGCCCGATGGGGCTGATGTTCGCGGGCCCGGCCGGTACCGGCAAGACCTGGGTGGCTCGCGCGATCGCCCACGAAACGGGCCTCAACTGCGTCGAGCTCCAGGCCGACAAGATCAAGGGTCAGTACGTCGGGGAGTCGGAGAAGAAGCTCCGCAAGGCGCTGACCGGGATCGAGGCGCTGGCGCCGTGTGTCGTCTTTATTGACGAGCTCGACCAGAAGGTCAAGCGCGTCGTGGGCGGCGGCGGTGGTGGTGGCGACTCGGTCGAGGGCAACACGTTCGGGGAGCTCCTGAAGTTCTTCTCGAACGACAAGCACCGTGGCAAGATCCTGCTGATCGCGGCCACCAACAGGCCCGACCAGATCGATGCGGCGTTCAAGCGCCCGGGTCGCATCGACTACACGATCCCCTTGCTGCCGCCGGACTCGGCCTCGGAGCGCGCAGCCGCCGTGGCTGCGCTCTGTCGGCGCAAGCGGGTGCCGATGCCGTCGGACGCGGAGCTCCTCGCGATCGGGGAGGCGACCGACCTCTGGACGCCGGCCGAGCTCGAAGCGCTGGTCGGTGAGGCCGGCTACCGGGTCCGCCTCAGGCTGATGCCCGAGACGGACGGCGACGATCGCTCGGTCTCAGCCAGAGCCTTCGAGGCCGGCCTCGACGACATGGTGCGGTCGACGGCTGACGTCGAGCTCCACACCGACCTCGCGGTCCGCGCCTGCAACTTCCGCAGCTTGGTCCCGGAGCGGTACCGCGACCGCGTGGGCAAGCAGCAGGCCCGCGCCAAGACCGCCGCCCGTCCCCAGGTCGGCGCCGCTCGGACCGCCATCACCGACACCGATGCCTTCGACGCGTACGACGACGAGGAGGTGTAACGTGCGGGCGATCTGGAGCGGTTCGGTGCGTTCGGCCAATCGGGTCGAGCGCAGCACCGGCCTGCCGACCGAGTATCGACTGGTGGTCTACGACGACGGCTCAGCAACGTGCAGTTGCCCGGCGTTTTTCTTCCAGACCACCCGCAACCCCGAGCGCTCACCCGAGGAGCGGATGCGGTTCCGCTGCAAGCACCTGAGCGCCGCGTTCGCCAGTAACACGTTCAGCGTCCCGACCGAGCCGACCCAGCCTGTCGTGGACAGCCCAGCCACGGGTACTCCGGCACCGCTCCCGACGGTGCCGGAGGCCCGCCCCTTGTTCGACGACGACGACGACGAGCTCTTCGAGCCGCAGGTGCGGCGCTAGGCTCTCACCCACCACCCCCAGGAGACCCACCATGGAAGACCAGACCCAGACCATCACCCGCACCGAGGACCCGACCAGGAAGAACGGCGTGGACTCGCTCAACCGTGAGCTCTCCGAGGCGCTCGGCGTCGAGGTCTACGCCCGTGACGCGCGCTGGCTCAAGTACGCCGAGAAGGGCGTGGTCGTCGACCTCTCGATCTCCCGCGAGCGCTTCAAGCTGCAGCTTGATCTGGAGATGCTCGGGATCGAGCCGGCCGACCCCGAGGAGGCCAAGCGGCTGCGGCAGTTCCTGGCCCCTGGCCACCGCTACCTGCTGCCGCTGCGGATCCACGAGGAGTTCGAGAAGCTGGACTCCCGCGCCCGCTACCGCCTGGAGAAATGGTCGTACGCCACCTTCTGGGGCGCCTGGGTCCCGCTGCCGGCGTTTGCCGAGTGGCTGTCCGCGCACCGCGAGGTCGAGGGTCAGTTTGCGCTCCTCCTGGACAAGGTCGAGGAGCAGTACGACGACCTCAAGAAGGAGACCCTGACCGCGTTCCTGGGCTTTCTCCAGGGCACCCACGATCGGCTGAAGGTGCTCGGCACGGGCGCCCGGCTCGACAACTTCGCGGACAAGGACGCCTGGGTCCAGGGCAAGCTGGACATGATCGCGGCCGAGATCCCGACGGTCCAGACGATCCGCACCAAGCTGAAGATCAAGTTCTACTGCACCTCGCTGCCCGACCTCGCACGGGTCGAGCGCGACCGAGTGGCCGCTGGCGACATCCGCCTGACCGAGGCCGAACGGATCATGCTCGACGAGGTCGAGCGGACCGCCTCGGAGAAGGCTGGCAAGGGCGTCTCGCAGTTCGTCGAGGAGGTCCGCGTCCAGCTTCAGACCCAGGTCTTCGACGCCGTCTCGGCCGCCCTCAAGGTCGCCCAGGACAACGACGGCAAGCTGGATCGGAACAGCAGCACCGCCCTCTCCAAGTTCCTGAAGCAGGCCAAGCTGCTCGACTTCTGGGACGAGGGCAACGGCTCCTTGCAGGCGCGCCTGGCGTCCCTCCAGGGCATCCTGGACCAGCCGTCACAGAAGCGCTCGGCCGAGGAGCTCAAGGGCGTGCTGACCACGCTCGGGGCCGAGGCGCGGCTCAGCCTGATGGAGATGGACAAGAAGGTCGGCAAGCGCGGATCTGCCGTGATGCAGGACGTCGGGCTCGGCGGCGACGTCGAGGAGCTCCAGAGCCTGCTGCGTCGCGAGTCGGCTGCTGTCCCGTCGGACCTGTTCGACGACGACGACGACAGCCAGGGGCTGGATACCGGCGTCCGTCAGGCCGCCGACGTCAGCCTGGGCGATGAGGACGACGACAGCCTGGAGGCCGCCGGGTCTCGACAGGCCGTCGGGATCCCAACTCGGACGCAGTCCGAGATTGGGATCCCCGTCGGCGTCTAGCCACCCACGGGGTACCTGTCAGCAGGTACCCCGTGCTCGGGAGGTGTCGTGGCCATGATCACGATCGTCTATCACGTCCGTCCGCGATCCAGTCACCCGGCCCAGGCGACCTACCCGACGCAGGTGATGCCCCGTCATCACGATCGGGTGCTGCGCCAGTGGGCCGACCATGTCAGGCGGGAGTTCGGGGCGTCGACCACCAGGGAGACCGCCTGGAGACGTCTCCCCGACGGCAGCTACGAGGTCTGGAAGCGCCAGAAGCCGGGCGGGCTGCACCTCGCCACCCTCACCCTCACCCCCTAAAGGAAGAGACCCATGCGCCAGCGCATCACCCTCCAGATCGTCGTCGAGATGGACGGCTCGGAGTGGCTGACCGAGCCCGAGCCTGTCCACCAGGACCAGATCAGGCGCCGAGGCGAGCTCAGGACGTTCGTCCACGCCGAGCTCCCCAAGTTCCGCCCCTCGACCGAGGTGCTCGACGTCCACGTCGCCTATGCCGAGCGGGGCCCCGAGACCCTGTCGTGCGGCTGCTACGTCGAGGGCACCTCGTACCACGTCTCCTGCGACGAGGGGCAGAAGCTGCACGCCGCTGTCAACGCCGCCGACGAGCCGTACTACGCCGCCCTCCGTGGCGATGGCCCGTTCGTGACCGACCCTGAACTGGAGGAGCTCCGCCTGTCGACCGGGCTCGCCTACGGCCACCTTGAGGCCCACTTCCAGAGCTAGCACCCCCGAGGGAGGAGACCCATGGACGCCGAGACTGTCAACTGGCCGCCCGAGCGGTGGCAGGCCGTCCTGGACCGCGTCAACGCCTACTCTGGCGGCGAGACCTACGAGCTCTCGGTGCCGTTCCGTTTCGCGGAGGCGATGACCCGCTGCGGATCGACGGTCTGTCACAAGCGGATCGTGAAGGGCGACGAGGTCATCATGGTCTTGATGACGGACCACCCCGACGAGCCGGCCACCCTGCACATCGCCTGCGCCAGGGAGCACGGCTTCCCGATCAACGCCCCGACCGCGCCCAGGCCGGCGGTGGGGGGTCCGATGCCCTGGCGCGAGGCCCTCGACGGCAAGCTGGCGATCCTCGGCGCCCTGGCGACCACTGGCGCCCGTCGTTCGTTGCTGGCCTACTTCATGGACAACCCCGCCGTCGCAGCCCTGCCGACCCAGGCCGAGCGGATCCGAGCGGCCCAGGTCCACGTCGAGTCCACGGTCCGCCAGACCGCGCACATGGTGCGGCGGCTGGAGTCGTTCTACGTCAGCCCCGAGATCCGCCGCGCCCTGATGGTGACCACGGTGGACGCGGAGGGGCAGGCGCTGGCGCTGGGCTCGCCCATCAGCGGCCTGGAGGCGTTCGCGTTCGACACCGAGCGCATCCCGACGCCGGATGGTGGCCTGCTCTGGCTGCCGCCCGACCCGTCCGCGCCCCGCAAGCCGAACGGCCGCCAGCGGTTCGACGAGAACGTGCGGGCGATCGTGTTCACGCCGGCCCAGGTCGGTGCCCCGCTCTCGGACGGCAGCTATCGCGTCGACCATCCCGAGCAGCAGCTTGCGGTCATCTCGTTCGTGGATGCCGAGGCGGCCGGCTGGGACTGGGCCGAGGGTGCGCGGCTGGTGCCGTTCATCCAGCCGCCCGTCCCGTACGGCGCGACGGTCATCGAGATGCTGGCCGACGTCCAGCAGCGCTACCCCGACGACGTGACCGATCGCGCCTACCACGGCTACCCGTTCCTGCTGATGGGCGCCCTGTTCGGGTGGATGCAGGGGCGCATCCTCAAGCAGGGGCGGGTCGAGCCGGGCGAGCTCGACCGTGCCACCCGCCGCCGTGCCGAGCGGGCCGACGTCGCGCCTGTCGTGCGGGTCGTCGAGTGGCGCAAAGCCGAGTACGCCGCCAAGCACGGCGGGTCCCGCGCCGTCGACTGGACCTGTCAGTGGCCAGTCACGGGCCACATGCGGACCCTGGCCAACGGCCGACGGATCCCGATCCGCCCCTACGTGAAGGGTCCGAAAGGCAAGCCGTTTCGGGTGCCCCAGGACCGCGTCAACGTGGTCGACCGCTGAGCCTGACATCTCAGGCTGACCCGGCCTCTAGGCACTCACGGGCTAGGGTTCCCTGACCGACGCAGTCGGTCCAGGGTGCCCTACCTGCTCGTGGGTGCTCTGAGAGCGGGCCCGCCCGCGAATACACCCCCGAGGAGACCCCGATGAGCCCTGTCGCTGAGTACCCCGGCACCCAGTACCACCCACGCCCTGGCTACTTCCGTGGCGTCCTGCGCGTGAAGTCGCCCCGCTCCCGCGTCGTCTGGCGCTGCGACCACCGCCACGAGCTCAAGGCCCAGGCACTCGACTGCGCCACCCGCGTGGCTGCCGTGCGGATCACCCACTCGGCGGCTGCTGCCACCAGTGCGCTGATCGCCGCCTACCAGGGGAGGAGGTAACCATGGCCCTCTGGATCGGCATCTCCCGCACCACCATGCCCGAGCTCTTCGCGACCGACACGTCGGGCACGCTTTCCCACGGCGAGGCCGCTGCTGCCGCCGAGCGCTACAACCAGATCGCGCTTCAGCGCGTCCGCTTGGCGTTCCCCCAGGCCGAGGTCGAGCTCGTCGATGGCAACGGCCTCAACGGCTTCAAGGTGCTCGCTGATGACGGCGGCGACGACGAGGACGCGACCCAGAGCGTCCGCGTCATCCTGGACGCCATCTGGGAGGCTGGCGACTTCTGGGACATCAACTGACCACCCCCATCACCCCCACCGAGCATCACATCTGATGCAGGAGAGAGACCCATGGTACGAGCCTACGACGGCGACTACGACGACGAGCCGGAGTATCACGAGCCGCGCTCGCTGATGATCATCACCGCCTGGACCCAGGACGAGGGGCGGATCGAGGCCCACTGCTGGACTAACGACAACGGCGATACCGGCTACCCCGGCGAGACGGCCGACTGGACGCTGCGCTTCCGCACCCTCGATGCCTTCAAGAAGCACGCCGGGCTGACCCGCCAGGGCAGCAGCATGGACACGCTGGTCAAGCTGGACGGCGTCGAGATGCGGACCGAGCAGGACTACCTGAACGCGGCTGCCCCGATCGAGACGATCGAGCCGACCGACGACTGGGTGCCGCCCGGCTGGGACCGCGAGGCCAACGACTGGAAGTCATTGGTGGATCCCGATGCGTGACTACCCGTACCTGCGCGCCTTCCAGCGGCTTTACATGGGCTGCGACGAGAACCGCGCCGAGGATCGGGCCTACGTCGAGCGCCGTCTCGACGAGGCCCGCCGCCTGGGTGCCCCCGAGCGGGCCGTCTACTACGCCCATGAGGACGGCTGGGTCCTGGTCGACGATCTGCCAGACCCGGCCGCGAGAGCCCGCGTGATCGAGATTGCGGAGGAGCCGCGATGATCGGCTGTAAGCAGTGCGAGTGGCGTTGCGCGGAGTGGGTCCGCAACGCGCAGGGACAGCAGCGCTCGGGCTACAGCCTGCTGATGGCCCACTACGAGCGCGAGCACGGCACCCAGCCCCGCCACAAGCTGGGCTATCGGGGCTGGGAGCAGAACCCGACCTACGCTGCCAAGGTCGACGATCGCTGCTTCAACTGCAACGGCAAGGGCTGCGAGGGCTGCGAGCCCTCGGGCGTCGTCGAGCGCTGGAACTTCAACACCCTGGAGAAGATCGATGCCTGAGACCGAGACCAGGACGGCCTACGAGGCGGCCGTCGGCTGGGGGCAGCGCATCCACGCCGTGCTGTTCGCGACGCTCCCGTCGCGAGCCGAGCGGCTCGACAACGTCTACAAGACCGCCTGCGGACACCTCGTCAAGGGGAGCGGCGTCTACTCGACGCCGTTCCTGTCCAACCGCCCGGCCATGAAGCAGTGCGCACGCTGCCTGCGGCGCGTGCAGGAGAGGACCCATGCGCAGTAACGGCCAGATCGCCAGGATCATCCTGGAGGTCACGATCTACCAGGACCGAGTGGAGGGGGTGGCCAAGGCCACCAAGTGGACCAGCGACCACGGCGGCAAGGTCATCAAGACGACGCCGTACGCCAGCCACTACGGCCCCGACCCCGTCAACCCGATCTTCGACAAGAGCCTGCGGCAGGCGATCGTGGAGGCCACCGAGCCGCAGATCGACTTCTCGATGGAGGGGCTCGGGCTGCCCGAGGTTGCGCGGCCGTCAGACGAGTAGGTGCCAATGGAGAGGTGCTCTGCCATTGAGCTACCGCGCCCTTCCGGACCCGGGTGGGACTCGAACCCACAACCACCACCGTACAAAGGTAACCCACCAGCTTCCGGCCCGACGGCCGCCGCTGATTCTACCCCCGAGAGGAGACCCGTATGCGAGCGAAGAACCCCCGCCCGAACGACAAGTGCTCGACGCACGAGCACCCGGAGCCGACTGCCGAGGAGCAGGCGCGGATGGCCCTGGCGTTCTCGAACGCCATCAACGCCATCAACGAGGCGTACGCCCTGGCCAACCGCACGCCGTCCTACCACGATCTGACCGACGACCTGGGCGCGATGATCGCCCAGCTTACCCAGACCGTCCGCACCCTCTAAGGAGAGACCCGTGGAGCTCCACGACAACGGCATCTACCGCTTCCGCGACCAGGAGTACCGCCTCACGATCGAGGCGTCCGAGTCGTCGGGATCCGTCATCGGCAGCCTCCAGCGGCTGCCGATCACCCAGGAGGACGATGAGCCCGAGCTCTTCCTGCTGGACGACTCGTCGCTGGTCGACCTCGGCCGCCACATCGTTGGCAACGCTGACGATCTGGAGGCGGTCGGGCCGCCGCCGATCACCCAGGACGAGCTCTTCCGGGTGATGGACGCGCTGGCCTTCCAGGAGATCGACCATCACGGGCCCGAGGCCGAGGCGGTCCACGCGATCAACGCCGAGCTCGGGCCACTCATCAAGCCCCTGATCCACGCCCTGCACACCACCCGCGCGCTCGGGCCCGGCATGCAGTGGACGATCCCGATCGGCCTGTCGTGTGGCTTTCGGGGCCAGCTAATCGTGCGGGTCTCCGACCTCGGCCCCGACCACCGCGCCGCCCAGGAGTCAAGGCTCCAGGCGTAGCTTCAAGCTGAGCACTCCTGGGGTACCCACTCGGGGGTATTCCGGGGGTACCTCTTTTCTACCTCCCCTGAAGGAGACCCTCATGTCCCGACCGTTCCAGATCCAGGCCGCTGGCTGCGGCGCCCGCGTCTACGTCTTTCTGACCCAGCCGGGCCCCAACCTTGAGACTGCCGTGCCGTGCGGCAGCAGCTACCAGACCCGCGACGCCAGCGGGCGAGCCGTCTGTGGCACCTGTGTGCCGCAGGTCAACGCGCTGAACGCGCTGCTGGTGAACTACACCGTCGTTGGCTTGCAGCACGGCACCAAGAAGCTGCTCGGCCAGCAGCCCGCCCATGCGTCGGCCCATGCGTGTGACGAGGATTGCCCCGCTGAGGACCGCATCGCGGACTTCGAGCGCGACCGCGACCTGAAGCGCGACGAGGCCCTCTGGGTGCGTGGGCTGCTCGAAGACGTCGTCGAGAAGGCGCCCCACACCGAGGACTGCAAGATCAACCTGAGCGCCGAGGTGTACCACGCCTGCACCTGCTGGAAAGCCGGGCTGGTGGGCGAGCTCCAGCTTACCACCCCGCCACCCCCTGAGAGTCAGGTCGCGCTCTTCAAGCAGCAGCGCGACCTCGCCCACGATCGGGCGAGCTACTACCTGGAGATGCTGCGGGCGGTCGAGGAGTACGCGCCCCACGCCACGCAGTGCGCCACCCTCCTGGACGACAACCCCGATACCGCCTGCTCGTGCTGGAAGGCCCAGGTCATCACTGAGCTCTTCGGCTGAGGAGGACGGCGATGCCCACGAACCAGCACCCCAGGCGCGTCGAGGTTCGCCAGCCCGACGGCACCATCCACCAGTACGCACCCGAGTCCGGCGGCATCTGTGACTTCTGCTCGATGCAGCTTGTCGTCTGGTGCTACCCGGCCACCTCGTTCTTCCTGGAGCCCCAGAAGTGGGGCTCGATCGGCAACTGGGCGGCCTGTACCGCCTGCTCCGACCTGATCGAGGCCGGCGACCTGACGGGGCTCACCCGTCGGTGCAGCGACCTTCAGACCATCCCCGTCGAGCGGGCGCTCGGACGGCGCGTCACCCGAGCGGAGAGCGAGCAGCACGCAGCCACCCTCGCCACGCTGCACGCCCAGTTCATGGTCAACCGTTGCGGTGATCGTCACCCGATCCACCCGATGCCGCCCGAGGGCATCGTCGGCCCCCACGACGGTCCTGGGACAGGTGCCGTGGCATGCTGAGCCCAGGAGGCCCACCCATGGAAGAGATCGACCGCGACGAGATCTACCACCCCGACGACGACGACGAGCTCACCATCAGCCGCGAGCAGATCAGCCTCGGCGGGAGCGACGCGTTCGACGTGCGGGCGTTCATGGATGACGTGGAGCAGACCGTCATCCGCCAGATCGTGAGGCGACGAGACCGATGATCCAGAGCGCTATCCAGCGCGGCGACTGCGCGTGGTGCCGGCAGCCGATCCCGGCCCCCCAGTCGTTCGCCTCGGTCTACATCAAGGTCGGCCCCGACCAGATCGAGGAGCGCGGCCCGTTCCATCAGGTGCCCTGCCTGGATCGGTTCCAGGCCGCCCGAGGCCGGATCACCCAGGAGCACCGCCCAGCCTGACCCAGCCCCGGCTGCCCGTTCGCGGGTAGCCGGGTACACTCACCCCAAGGAGACCCACCGATGCCCGCCCCGAATATCCTGCCGCCCGAGCTCGCGGCGTTCTTCAGCCAGCACGAGTTCGCCCTGGTCTCGACCGACACCGACCAGGGCGCGGTGCTGGCTGCCAAGATGCCCAAGGACGACATCGAGCGCTGCCGTGGACCCGTCCCGTTCCTGATCCGCTACGAGCTCCACCAGACCATCCACGGCCCCGTGGTCCGCATGCTGATGGTCGCCCAGACGCCGCCCGAGCACCTCTACCTTGAGACGTTTTGCAACGTGGGCGATACCCAGCAGCTTACCGAGTGGCGCGACCTGATGTCCCGCCCGCTCTTGCGGGTGCTGTTCTACGACGAGACGCTCCAGTGTCGCCTGTCGAAGGGGATCCGCGCGCCATGGGACCCGGCCACCCGAGACATCCTGACCCAGGCGCTGCGGATCCTGGTGCGGACCGCCCCGGCGCTCGACGACTTCGACCGCGCCAAGGCCCAGGTGATGGCCGAGAACCCAATCTAGGGAGCAGCTATGCACAAGGTGTTGCCGACGGTCAGCGTCGAAGTCCTGGACCTGAACGACCAGGACGACGTTCGCTATTGCCAGTATTGTCGCCAGTGGAAGGGCACCGAGAAGCGCGCCTGCTTCTGGGTCTTCGACGGCGAGGACGCCCTCGCCGTCTGCGGCGGGACCCACCTCGCCCTCGCCATCCGAACCAACGCGACGGTCAAGTAGCCCGCCGACCGTCCCGTAACTCGTCGAACGGGACCCAACAGGGATATTGAATACGAGACGAGGTTGTGACACACCGTCCATACCGAGAGGCCCGGCGCCGATCGGCGCCGTGGAGGGTGTGTCAGATACGAGCGTTAGTGAGACAGGAGGAGTACGCGTTGAGCGGACGGTGCGATACCTGCGGCGAGGTCGGCTACGTCTGGTGCGGCGACTGTCTCGGGCCGCACCCGGAGGACGCCATCGCCACACGGGAGAAGCTGCGCAGCGAGCGGGCGCTCCTCCGCGCAGCGATCACGGAGGCGCTCTACGACTACGATCACGGCGACGAGTTGGGCGCCATCGACCGCCTGCGCGCCATCGTCGCCAAGTGGCCGTCGTATTGTGACGACCGTCCCGTAAACCGGCGTTTGTGACACAGAGAGGAAGTCATGAAAGTCATCGTTAGCTTCGAGTTCACCGATGAGGAGAGGCAGCGTATCACCACGTACATGCGAGAGAGAGCCGACCGTAAGGGTCTCCCAAAGCTCGCTACACGGGAGATGCTGCGAGACTGGATCGGGGAGGCCATCGACTGCCACTGGATCAACGTCGAGGACGTGGAGTCCAGCATTGAGGAGCGTAGGCGGGAGGCTGTCTGACGAGCCCGACATATTGTGCGCTTAGGTCAGCCCGTCTCTGAAAACGGGCGTTTCTGGGACACACGGAGGGGGCATGCTTGAGTGGTGGATTGAGCCCGTCTGGCTACCGAGGTGGGTCGCACTGGTGTTCGCCGTGACGGTGCTACTCTCATGCCGGATGCTGGCCCAGGCTTCACTGCGGCAGATCGCCCGTGACATCAAGCGGCGCGAGGCCGAACGAGAGTGACGAACCTAATGTGACTAAGAGCCACCCGCTTCGAGGAGGACCGACCGATGGCAAGGTACACAACGGCCGAGATGCGTAACGGACGCTGGCTCGTCTACGACGAGTATCAGGAACCGATCATCACAACCGATACCGAGGAGGATGC